AGATTAACATTAGCACAGATGATCGGAGAGATACTTGCTACCGAAAACTTCAAAGATGGGAAGAAGAAAGGTAAGTCAAGACCTGGACGTGTAAAAAAGTCTGGTGCTAGTTGTAATGGTTCTGTAACCGACCTTCGTAGAAAGGCTAAAAATGCATCAGGTGAAAAAGCAAAGATGTATCATTGGTGTGCGAATATGAAAGGTGGTAAAAAATGATATTAACAAATTCAAAACTACATAGTGAACCTAACTTCCTTGATGCCATTGAGGACATGGAAGTACTACAAGACATTCACAGTGTAGATTTATTTGATCAAAATGGTTATCATTTAACTAAAGCCGAACAGGCTTTCTTAGTCCGTAACGGATATGCCCCTATCGAAAGAAGACATGAAGATTGTTTAAGATATGATTGGATAACATGGGATAAAAAAGACGGAGCACATATTAATCACTCAGACTTATTTGAAAGAAAAGGATTCTCAGACCAAGCATTAGAGCAATTACAGATACATGCAGAAGAGTATAATCCAATGTTGTATAAGTTAATTAAAATGAAACCTAAATGGGGAATTGACATATCAATTGATTATGTATCTCCAGATGCTGTATTTGAAGTTTTCCATTATGAATGGGATGCTTTTAACTATGAGGCAGTAATAGAAAAAAAATTAGAAATCGAGCAGTTCGTCCTTAATCAAGACTGGGATGAGATTGCTATAAAACTATGGAAGATAAAAGACCAATGGATTAACTTAGATTTTTTTAATCAAACTGAATGGCGCACTAACTACTTTGGATTATCTCCTGAGAAGTTCAAGAACGTTATTTGGGAGAGTTAGTCTATTTATACTTATATACCTATATATAATAACCGCTCATTATGACTTACAATGAAATTAAACGTCGTCTAATAAAGTGTGAAAAGACACTTGCCCTTTTTCAACAAAAGGATCTAAGTAACTCAACACCAGAAGAAAGACAACAGGCTCAAAAAAATATTATCTCAGTTAATGAATCTATATCTAAATATAAGAAGATTCTTAAAGAAGGTAGTAAAACTTACATTCTCACACCTAAATCAGGACAAACCTCTGCAGCATCATTATCTGATGATGAAGTAGATGCTTTAAAAGATGCAGATGATATCAAAGGTATTAAATCTGCTGATGGAGAGGAAATAAAAGAGAGGTTAAAGAAGAACGCCGGAGTAGAATTTTCAGTAGAAGAAACAAAGTCAATTGCAAAGCAAGTAGGTAAAGCAGTAGCTATGTCTCTTAAAGCAATAGGAGATGCTGTAAGAACTATGAGAGCTACACATATCGAAGAAAATTCTTTTGATGTTGAAGTAGATTATAAGAACGGTAAAGATGATGCTTTTTCATTTCATATTGTTGACGATACCTTACACTTAGCAGACTTTAGCTTTGATAAAGAATTAGTTGATGTAGGAGTTAAACCTTCAGGAGAAGCTATTATAAATGTAGACGTATTATCTAATGAACTTCAAAAACATTTTAAATCATTTAGTGAAAACTTTCAATATAAAGATAGAAAATTAAGTCACGAAGAAGAAGATAGATTAGATTTAATTGCACATAAAGAATTTGGTAATGACTTCAGTAAATTATCTGACGAAGATAAAGATAAGGTATTTGCTAAAAGAAGTAAAGTAGGAGTTAAAGAAGACGATAACCAAGGGTATACTAAACATAAACTATTAGCTTATCTAGGTCAAGCAGACGATGCTATGATTAGAACTCATGATGATAAGTACTTAATTATATATAATCCAAAGAACGGTAATGACGATAATGCTGCAATGTGGCATGACGAGACTGTATTTGGTGTAGATAATGATGGAGAAGAACATGAAGTAAGATACGATCAAATAGATCGCTTACAGTTAGAAAAACATGATCCAGACCAGGAACAGAAAGATGATGAAGAAGATCACGGAGTAGGATATGATGACGAAGGTCGTCCACTAGGTGAAGGTGAAGGAGATGATCACCACTACTTAAAAGTTCCTAGCGCCGATTATAAAAAAGCACAAGCTATACTAGATCAAAACATTGACCCTACTTACGTTAAAATGGAGGTAGTAGATAACGATGGAGCTGGTAATGTAATATTCTACTTTATATTCAGACATGAAGATGGCTTTGACGATATGTACGGAGATGCAGAAGCAGATTCAGAATTTTATCAAGAGCCAGAAGAAGATGGAGGAGCATTTGTATATGATGCAGCAATGGATTTACGAGCTAATGATATTACTGTAGTAGATTCTTCAGCAGATATGGATGAAGCAACAGACCTTAACGACCCTGTCTTAATGAGAATGAGAGTCGCTAAAAAGAGAAATGCTGATCTTAAGAAAGTAGATCAAATGCACGCTAGAGATAGGAAAGATCAAAGAATAAACGGTAAGAAGAGACTCTTAATCAAACAGCTTAAAGATAAAAGAGCTGAGATAGAAAGAGAGATGGAGAACGATCCAGAAATCGAAACAACAGGAGGACCAGTAGCTGATAGATATGGTGATATGTTAAATAAGATTGACAACGCTATTGAAAAAGCATCAGGTAGAATTAAGCCTATGGACTACGATACAGCAGTAGGTAAGGTAAGTGAAGATGAAGAAGAGGATGCTAGAAATGATGCTGACTACGAAGCTGGTTGGGCAGATGATCCTAGAAAAGATGAAGTATTAGACAACGGTACATTAGTTACCTTTGGATACGATTTAGATATGATACAACAAGTAGTTGATCACTTAAAAAATAACTATAAAGAAGATCAAGATTATGTACTTCATGTTGGAAGAGGAGATGATTTACCTAATGCTGTTACTTTTCCTAGAGGAGAATTCACAGACGATCACGACTTAAACGATATGTTAAACGCAGCACAAGACGACCAAGATAAGTATGATGCTTATACCGATGAATCACATCAACACCCTTCAAAAGGACATAGAGGAGGAGCTAAAAAAATACAAAAAGCATACGATTTAGTAATTACTATGATGAAAGATCTTGCCAAGAAATATAAAGCAGGAGATAAATCAGTTGTTGATCAACTTAAAACTCTTACTATTACTAAAAAGAAATTAGAAAAGCAATTAGATAATGCTGTCTCAGGTACTAATATGGGACAAGATCTAGATGAAAAGAACATAAACGAATATGCTTCTAGAGATTTAGATGAAATATTTGGAGCATTAGGATATAGACAAGGGTTTGACGAATTTATAGAAGATAATCCTGGATGTGTAGAGGTAATAATGGAATGGATTGGAAGCGTTTCTGAATTTAGACAAAAGCTATCTAGTGAGTACTCGAAAGAAGAACAAGAAAACTTAGGATTCTATTACGGCGATGATGATGACGATGAGTATAACGAATCTACTAATGAAAGTCTTAACCCAGAAGTATCTAAAAAAGTAGCTCAATTCATCAAAGCAATGGCTAAGAGATACGACTATGAAGAGCAAGATGCTGTTTATGCTATTATGGCAGCTTTGAAACAAAGAGATTTTGACGGAGTAAATGAAGAGGAATACAAAGGAAAACATCAAGGTACTAACTATAAATGGCCAATGTCAAAGGCTACTAAAGATAGAAAAGAAGCTGATAAAAAAGAAACATTAAAAGAATTTACAGACAATTCATTTAAAGGCTCAGAAGTAATCGACGATGCCAACAAAAGATCGCCTGATATGTTCGGTAAACAATTATTTGCAGATCTATTACCTAAAGGGGTAGCTAGTGAAAACGATGCATTTGAAGCTTTAAAGAAACATGATAAGAGTGGTATCAAAGCTAGAATGGGTCGATATGCACCAATGTTTGTTCACATGCAATATCATGTATTAGAGCATGAAGGTGATAAATATAGAATGCATCAAAAACAATACTACAATAGTAACTTTAAAGATAAAGATCCAGACTTTAATCCTGGCGTATCTGCAATTACCTTAATGAAAGTAGATGAAAATGATGAGGGTAAAAATTTAGGTACTATTCTAGTTAAAACAGATCAGTATGTACAAGATCTAAGAAACTTACCTGGTTTAGGTAAGAGACATATGGAAGAAGCTACTAGAAAAGACCTAGGAATGGTCACATCAGTATCTAAACGTAGAGCAGGAGCTGAATTAAAACAGAAATTAGCAGGTAAACGTTCTGATGGAATGGGTAAGTATGATGGTAATATTTACGGATTAGATAATGACGGCAAAAGAGTTGAATTGAAAAGTTTAAACGATTTAAATAAATTTAAGAAGTTTGAATTAGATGCCGATATAAACGAAGTAAATGAAGCTTCTAAAGAGAGAATGATTAAGCAAATTAAAAGAGCTCTCAAAGACGGTCTTTCTATATATAAACTTCCAATGGATGCTCAGAAATATTATACTCACCATAAAGATGAGTTTAAAAAAGAAGCTAAAAATGAAGCTAAAGGAGGTCAAATTATGCCTGGAGATTATGTTAAAAATCAACACGGTAATATTTACCAAAGAGTAGATGGAAAAGTTGGAAAACATGATGCTTATGTTAGAGTTACTAACGGTAAAGTAGGTAAAAAGAAAACTGGCTTACATGACTCTTTTAAATTAACTTTAGTTAATAAAAGTGAATTAGAGGAAGCAGGACCTGGATTTGCTCATGACTGTGCAGCACACGTTGTACATGAAGTATATGGAGCAGGTATATGTTTAGACGAACAACATACTTTAGTTAAAGAAGGTAATAAGCATGTAGTAACTCACTATGATGTATTCTTTAAAAAAGGAAATAGGTTAGTAGAAGATGTTCCTGCTGAGCACTTAAAAGTGATCACTATGAATGAACATTGGCATAAAGGCTACAAAAAGAAAAAGAAGTAAGATATGCATAAATTAGAAAAACTCATACTCGAGGCTTACTCTGACGTCATTAATGAAATGTCCCAACAGGCTATCCAATCTAAAGGTGGTACTGTACAGTGGGAAGATATTTCTGATTCACAGAGAAAAAGTATTGTTAAAAGATACGGTGAACCTAATTACGGTGGTGAGCATGATTTTTTCAACCAAGCTATGGATACATACTTTAAAGCTACAGAAAAGAACACTACAACAGGAAGCATAGGGCATAAAATACTTACTTTACCCTCTTTCTCTGCACTTTATAAGAATTACGCAGGTATCATACAAGACATTAAAAAACTAATGGGCTCTGACGATGTTAGACAAGATCAAGCAGCAAGAGAGTTATTTGAACTTATTAAAACTAACTTCAGAAAAATACAAAGATACCTTAGAACAGAAAGACCAGAACAATATAGTTTACTTAAACTTCAGAGAATGAGTGAACTAATGACTACTAAGTTAGAAGAATATAAAACATCTCGGACTTTAAATGAATCTCTTATCGATTCTCTAAACGAAGAAGAACCAACACCAGAAGAAGAACCAGATACAGAAGCTCCAGAAGAGACTGTATTAGAAGACGCTACTGATGAAATCCTGGGAAAGTTCCCAACATTGAAAAAAGCTATTATTAAGTTACAAACCGGACAGTTTAAGGAGTTCGTAGAAAGCATCGACTGGATCTCTCCACGTCCATCGTCTTTCAGGGTGAACATTAAAAACGGACAATCCTATATCCTTAAATGGACAGGAACTGGGTTTGAAGCACAAATATTAGGTAAACGCTATTATATTGAAAAGATAGATGAATACCAACAAGCTTTAGATAAGTTGGCTAGACTTTACAAAGAAGGTCCTATGAGCGGGGCTGGAGAAGGAGAGCCCGCTGATACTGATTCCGGAGGCGGAGGAGGTGGAGGCGGTGACTTCCCGGGTGGAGAAGGTGGAGCTGAAGGCGGTGAAGAAGGCGGCGCAGACGTTGATTCACTAGCAGGAGATGATGCCGGAGGAGAAGAAGGCGGCGGAGCTGACTTAGGAGGTGAAACAATAGACTTCGAAGACGGAGAAGAACCAGAAGCATAATATGAATCTTATAGATAGAGTTATACTAGAATGGTCCTATAAGACCAAAAAAGGATATCCTGACATTAATAATGAAAAGGATATGGCTCTATTTGAATCTATGTTTGGTTTTAATCTAAATGAAACACCCCTTACTCCTAAAGAGTTAAGTAAGCAAAACTCTAAAACAAAAGAAGAAAGGATAGATATACTAATCTACAAAATTAAAAATAAAGAACCTTTAGAATTAGATAAAGGCGGAACCTTTTTAGTTAACGATCCAGCAGGATCTAAAGTAGCAGAATTAGAAGCTTGGGATATAGGCAAAGGGCCAGTTACCTTAGAAGATAAAGAAGGAAATAAAATAACTACTTCTAAACTTAAAAAATCTGATGATTTTGGAGGAGGTAAAGGTTCTGGAGGAGGTGCTGCACAGACAGCTATTCAAGAAACAGCTCAATGCTTAGTTAATGCTTTAGCACAGAAGATAGGTAGTGAAATCTCAGTAGCAGATTTAACAGAAGAAAAACTTAATTCTGTAGTAAGTGATATTGACTCTAATACTCCAGTTGCTGATATAATTCAATTTATTATTAATTCACCAGGATGGGCTTTAACGTTTATCAATACTGCTAAGAAACTTAACTCTTTTGCAGGAACTGGTTTTGAATACCATAGAGGCTCATCATTTGTAGAGTCTATATACACAGCTTGGAAAAAAGTAAGAAAAGATAACGGATGGAGAATATCAGACGATAAATGGAATCCTGCAGATATATGGATTGTATCTCCTTCAATTAAAAACGTTACTTTACGAAATGGAGACATAGCTGAATTAAATAACCACCTATTGGAGCTATTTAGCGAAAAGAAACTTATAGGTGTGTCGTTAAAGAAGTTAGGACCAGATAGTAAAATGAGTGTACTAAATAAAGAAGCATCTGCTGAGAAAGATGGATACGCTTCTTCTATAGTTTCTCCTACATCTAAGGATGCTTACATAAGTTTTGACTCTGGCGTAAAAATGCAGCTAAGAACATTTACTACAGACGGTACAAGCTTCCAAGGAGAGATAAAAGGTAAGACTGCTAACCAAGGAAAGATCGGAGGAGGAGTAATAAGCTTATTAATTCAGAAAGCAGGACTAGATCCACTACCTACTCAGAAAAATGCATTAGCAGATTCGATTAATTTATCAGATGAGTTTGTAAACAACTTTATTGATATTGCAAAAAAATACGGAGGGTTTAATATATCCTCTGAAGAACTAAAAGAAAAGAGTACAGACTGGATATCATCAAAATATCAAGCTCTTTCGTTTATAAAGATTATTGAAACAGGAGATAAAGCATCAGTGTCCAATGCATTAACAGACATAGTTAATTATGCAGGATCAAAAAGTTCTATTTCATCTGTTTACATTAAAGTAAGTTAGTTATGGCACAAGATATTAAAAAGATAATAGCACAAGAGTATATTAAGTGTGCTAAAGATCCGGCCTATTTCATGAAGAAGTATTGCTATATACAGCATCCTACTCGTGGCCGTATCTTATTTAACTTATATCCATTTCAAGGTAAAGTACTACACTTATTTAAAGATCATCAATACCTTATTACTCTTAAGTCTAGACAGCTTGGTATTTCTACTTTAGCTGCTGCTTATAGTTTATGGCTGATGTTATTTCATAAAGATAAGAACGTACTAGCATTAGCAACTACACAAGCAACTGCCCGTAACTTAGTTACAAAGACAATGTTTATGTATGATCAGCTACCTAAATGGTTAAAGCTACCTGCATTAGAGAAAAACAAATTATCACTAAGACTTAAGAATGGATCTAAAATTACAGCGAAATCATCTAATGCTGATGCAGCAAGATCCGAAGCGGTATCGCTCTTACTTATTGATGAGGCCGCCTTTATTGATAACATTGACGAAACGTTTGCAGCTGCTCAACAAACACTAGCTACTGGTGGACAGTGTATGGCTTTATCAACTCCTAACGGTATTGGTAACTGGTTCCATCAAACGTGGGAAAAAGCAGAAAGCGGTGAAAATAGTTTTTTACCTATAAGATTACCATGGACAGTACATCCTGAAAGAAATGAAGCATGGAGAGAGCAACAGAATGCTGACCTTGGACCTAAGATGGCAGGACAGGAATGTGATTGTGACTTCTTAGCTTCTGGGGATACAGTATTTGAACCGGATGATATGTCATTTTATGAACAAACCTATCAAAAGGATCCTCTAGAAAGAAGAGGAGTAGACGGTAACTTCTGGGTATGGGAAGGAGTAGACTACACTAAATCATATATGGTTGTAGCAGATGTTGCTCGAGGAGATGGAAGAGATTATTCTGCATTTCACATATTTGACATAGAAACAGCCACTCAAGTAGGAGAGTACAAAGGTAAGATAGCTCCAAGAGATTTTGGTAATATGCTAGTAGGTATAGCCTCAGAATATAATGAAGCACTTCTAGTAGTAGAAAACGCTAATATTGGTTGGTCTACCATAGAACAGATTATAGCACGTGAATATCGTAACTTGTTCTATAGTGCTACTAATAATATGGAGACAGTAGAGACTTATATGCATAAGTTTGAAAGAGATAAATTAGTACCAGGCTTTACAATGTCGGCTAGAACTAGACCATTAGTGATAGCTAAGATGATAGAGTATATTAGGGATCATTCAGCAACTATACAATCTAAGAGACTTATGTCTGAAATGAGAGTATTTGTATGGAAGAACGGAAAAGCACAAGCACAGGATAGATATAATGATGACCTTATTATTTCATGCGCTACGGCACTATATGTAAGGGATACTGCACTTAGATTAAGACAACAAGGAATAGACTTAGCAAGAGCTCAACTCTCTTCTTTTACTAATCTTAATGCTAAAAACAAAGCAGTCATTAAATCAGTTGGATCCCAACAAAATAATCCTTATATTGTAGATAATGGTCGTACAACAGAAGATATCAGTTGGATATTAAAATAGACTATTTATATAAAAATATATTTTAGATGGCAGATACATCATTGTTCGGAAGACTCCAGAGACTATTCTCTAACGACGTAGTTATAAGAAACGTCGGTGGAACACAGTTAAAGGTAGCGGACACACAATCAATACAAACTACAGGTAAAGTTAAGACTAATTCATTAATGGATAGGTTTACTCGTCTGTATACGTATAACAAAGCTAACATCTTTAATCCTAACTTAAACTACCAAACACTTAGGATTCAGTTATACTCTGACTATGAAGCAATGGACACTGATCCTATCATAGCATCAGCACTTGACGTTATAGCAGATGAAGCATCAGTAAAGAATGATCAAAACGAAGTTTTAGCAATTAAATCTTCAGATGAAAATATTCAAAGAGTTCTATATAACTTATTCTATGACGTATTAAATATAGAATTTAACTTATGGTCCTGGACTAGACAGATGTGTAAGTACGGAGACTTTTTCTTGAAGTTAGAGATAGCAGAGAAGTTTGGAGTATATAACGTACTACCTTACACTGTTTATCATATTGCTCGTTTAGAAGGTCATGATGAAGAGAATCCTAATAAAGTAGAATTCGAATTAGATCCTGACGGAATTGCAGCATCTACAGATACTAACTACTTACCTAATAGTAAGCAGTCAAGTAGAATAAAAATAGATAATTACGAAATGGCTCACTTCAGATTAATTTCTGATGTACACTACTTACCTTACGGTAGATCTTATTTAGAGCCAGCAAGAAAGATATTTAAACAAACTACCTTAATGGAAGATGCGATGTTAATTCATCGTATAATGAGAGCACCTGAGAAGAGAATGTTCTATATTAATGTAGGTTCAATACCTCCTAATGAAGTAGAGCAGTTTATGCAAACTACTATTAACAGTATGAAGAAGACTCCTTATGTTGATCCTAATACAGGACAATATAACTTGAAGTTTAACATGCAGAATATGATGGAAGATTTTTATCTACCAGTCAGAGGAGGAGATACTTCAACAAGAATAGAGACAACTAAAGGCTTAGAGTATGATGGAACAGGAGACGTTCAATACTTACAGGCTAAGTTATTTGCTGCATTAAAGATACCTAAAGCTTACTTTGGTTACGAAGGTGACTTAAGTGGTAAAGCTACTTTAGCAGCAGAAGATATACGATTTGCAAGAACAGTAGAAAGAATCCAAAAGATAATGGAGTCTGAATTAACTAAAATTGCATTAGTACATTTATACACACAAGGTTTTCAAGGAGAGAGTTTAACTAATTTTGAAATTAAACTAACTACACCGTCAATTATCTTTGAACAAGAAAAAGTAGCACTACTTAAAGAGAAAGTAGATTTAGCTGCTCAAATGCAAGACTCTAAACTATTCTCATCAGATTACATCTATGAAAACATATTCGATCTATCAGAAGATTCTTATATGGAAATGAGAGACTTAATGATTGAAGATGAGAAACGTAAATTTAGAAGAGCACAAATCGAAGGTGAAGGTAACGATCCAGCTAGCTCTGGTATGACTTACGGTACACCACATGACTTAGCATCTATGTACGGTAGAAGATCTACTTCTACTCCTAAAGGTGGAAGTCCTGGAGATGTACCAAAAGGCTACGATGAAACTCCTGAATGGGGAGAGCCTGGACCAGAAGGTGGTAGACCAACAGAAAAAGCATCAGTATATGGAACAAACGATGCCTTAGGAGGAAGAGATCCTCTAGGACAGCATGGTATGAAGGGTGGATTCCCCAGCGATGCAGATAACGTAAATGAAACGAAAGCCAAATCAATATTAAATCGTCAACTTAGTGACTTAAAACAGATTGTCTTTAAGAAAGACAGTAATAAAGACACTTCTAGTCTACTAAGTGAAGAGAACATTAAAGATTTAGGTAAGTAGTGCATATTTATAATAGTAAACGTGTATAATGAAAATAAAGCATTCCAAGTATAAAAATACTGGGCTAATATTCGAATTATTAGTCAAGCAGATTGCCGCTGATACTCTTAGTAATAGGAATTCACCGGCTGTAAGCATTATACGAGAGTATTTCGCGAATAAATCTACATTAGCTAAAGAGTATAAGATGTATAGTCTTGTAATCAAAGCAAATGGCGTAGCACAAAGAAAGGCAGAAGCTATTCTTTCTACAGTAACTGAAGTATCTAGAAAACTAGATCAAAAGCTACTTAAATCACAAAAATATAAACTTATCTCTGAGATTAAGAAACATTATAATCTAGAGGAGTTTTTTAGCATATCGGTAAGAGACTATAAAGCTCTTGCTGCACTATATTGTCTACTTGAAGCACAGAATAATGCTGAAATGGTAGATCCACAATATTTAGTAGATAATAAGTTAACAATCCTAGAGCACTTAACTGCAACAAAGCAAAACGAGGACAGCGTAAAGGATACCTTAATAGAAGAGTATTCGAAGTACGATAAGGACTTGAGGTTGTTGACTTTTAAAATATTATTAGAGAAGTTTAACGATAACTACAAGGACTTACTTCCAGAACAAAAATTTATACTCAAAGAATTTATTACCTCAGTTAACTCAAAAGCACGTTTACGCAACATTGTTAATGAAGAACTTGGTAAGATATCAATTCAAGTAGGAAAATTTGCTAGTAAGGTAAAAGATAAGGTAGTTAAGATTAAATTAGAAGAAGTTTCTAAAGCAATTGTTCCGTTAAAGAAGACTGATGCGATAAGTGATAGTCACTTAGTTAACTTAATGCAGTATTACGACCTAGTAAATGAACTTAAGACTCTATAATGAAGAGATCAGAAGTAGTATCACTAGTTAGAGAAGTAATGCAAGAGTTAGACGAAGCAAACGTTACTGGCGGTTCAGCTACATTTACTCCTGGACAAGGAATGAATTATGCTACTCCTTTCGCTTTTGGGAATGCAAAAAGAGCAAAAAAGACATTAAAGAAACAAGGATACAAAGAAGTATAAACATGACAGCAACTGAAAAATATAACTCCGTACTAGAAGGCTCAATGGCTAAAGGGGAGTTCCTTCGTCAAATGAAGCAAGCGTTCCCTAACTATTTAACAGTATCTAATGGATTTGAAGATTCAGTACAGATTCTAAAGAATAGAGGAATGATATCAGAAAATAAATTAAAAGATATCAGACATATCAAATCACCTGAAGATAATTTCTCATTAACTAGTATTGATAGAGGAGTTAACTATGAATTGAATAAAGCTGGTATTGATTCTTCTGGAGTTGTCACAAAAGAACAATACATCAAAGCTAGACAGCAAACTATCCTTAACTTACAAAAAGATCAAGCATTCTACTACAACCTTATGGCTGGAGAATCAGCAGGAGTAGATAAGCATGATAAAATGAAAGAAACTAAAAGAGGAGCTAAAGACGCAGATACTTTTAATGCTATGAAGAAAGCTACTCTTAAAGAGAATGCTGAACCTTCTGCATTAAGAGAGCAGACAGTTGACTTAATTGCTTTATTGAAAAAAGAAAGACAAGCAGACAACGAAGTAATAAAAGACTTTATTAAGACTCACTTTAACGACATTAGAGGAGCAAGTCCAGAAGAGATAGTAGACGAATTTGATGAGTTTGTATCAGTTAACTATGAAAGTCCATCTGATTACATAGAAGAAGATGAAGAAGAGTACTTAGACAAGAAAGATGCTGCAATTAAAGCGGCAATGGGCAAAGAACATGATGTAGAAGAAATGGATGCAGCTCAAATGGATGCTATAAAGAATTATACTCCAGGAAGCATGGACGAACGTCCTCATGAATATAAGCCTGGTGATATGTTCTCTACTGACTTCGATTATGAAGGTATGCTTAAAGCAGGACTTAAAGTAAGAGTTAATACTCCAGTTGAAACTATGCAAGCTATCTACGATTCATTCGAAGATGTAAACTATCATAGAGAAAACACTCACTTAGGTGATGTAATAGATGCTATAAAAGCAGGAGATAGAGCAGAAGCAACAGATGCATTAAAAAAATATAGAAAAGAGATAAAAGAAACTCTAGCAGGTATATTCGAAGGAGCTTTTCCAATGAGAGAAAGAGATGAGAATTATGTACCTAGAGGCGGCGAAGTAGTAAGTGAAAGAGTAGGTGGTTTACAAGAATTTGTTGCTCTTATAGAAGATAGAGCTGAAAATAACGACACTACAGGAAGAGAAGAAGCCGAAGAGGTAATGTACGCTATAGGAGATCATTACAACATTGGTGTTGATATTATGAGAGGTCCTTGGGATGACGAAGATGAGTTAGACAGACATGATGTAGGTGTACCAAAGATTGACGAAAAGAAAGGAAAAGATCATGACGGAGATGGAGACGTAGACGGAGATGATTATAAAGCTGCTAAAGACAAGGCTATTAAAAAAGCCATGAAAGAAAATGTTAGAGCTATCATTAGTAAGGTCTTAAAAGAAGATAAAGCTATTAATGAAGCAGCTACTAACCAACTAGCTAAGTTTGCAGAAGATTATGCAGGCTTTGAAGGTATGAAAGGAGCAATACTAGACTTACAAAATATAGTAACAGACATTGAAGCTTATTACGATAAGACTAGAGAGAAAATACAAAAAGTATACGATACTTTAGGTGAGATAAGAAACGAAGAAGGTTTAAAAGTAGGAGGCTTCTTAGCACCAGCTATTGAAACAGCATTTAGTAAAGACCTTAGACCTGTAACTAAGACAGGTTTCTTAAAAGGACTAGATACTCCTAAAGTTAGAACTATTTCTAGTGCAGAAATTGATGCAGCTAAAAGGGCGCAAGGTTTAGATGAATTCGAAACAGCACCTGCACCAAAAAGTAATGTTTTCGCTCCATTAAGAGAGTCTTCTTACGGGAAGAACAAAAAGAAAAAATAATATGGCACAACTATTAGTAGACGTAACACCATTCAGACCGGTACTTAAGGAATCAAAAACTAAGCCGGGAGTATATGAGGTAGAAGGAGTAATGCAAAGAGCAGTTGCAAAGAATCAAAATGGACGTACATATAGTAAAGACATTTTACTAAGAGAATCAGAAAGATATATCAAAGAGTTTGTTAAGCAAGGAAATGCTTACGGAGAACTTGATCACCCTGAGTCTCCTGTTGTCTCTCTTAAGAACGCCTCTCATATAGTAAAAGAGTTATGGTGGAAAGGAGACGACCTTATGGGACGTGTAGAACTACTTAATACACCTTCTGGTAATATCGTAAAAGAAATTGCTAGAGCAGGTCATACAATCGGTATTTCATCTAGAGGTACAGGTTCAGTACAACAAACAAACGAAGGTACTTTAGAAGTACAAGACGATTTTGAATTAGTATGTTGGGATTTTGTATCTAATCCATCTACACATGGAGCATTTATGAATCCAGTATCTTTATCTGAAGGTAAAATAAAGGTATCTAAATATGCTAATTTAGACCTTATTATAAACGACATATTAAGAGCATAATGAAGATAGCAGATCTTATACTAGAAAGTGCAGAATCCCAAATGGCAGCCGATCTTGCAAAAGCAATGGAAGCTGAATTCGGTAAAGAAGGAGAACAGGATGTTAACGAAGTAATTACAACAGTAGGTGTATTATCTTGGGCATTAGCAACTAACACAGTATTAGACGTTTTAGGTAAGTATGCTGCGACGGCTCTTAGAAAGATGAATTTAGATAAAGCAGCTGATAAAGCTGATGCAGTTCATAAATGGGCCCACAACAACGAAGTTAACATAGTAAATGCTCTTTCAGGGTTTATTAAGCCTTTCATTAGAGATGAGAAGAAAAGACAATTAGTTGCTAAAGGTTTATTTATAGCCATATTAGCCGGTCTAGGAGTTAAAGCTGGTATCGGTGCTATGAATGCTCTTAAAGGTGGAGGACTTGCTTCCGCTTCTGTATCTGCTGTAAAAGCAGCACTTAAAGGTAGAGATATAGCAGTAATTGGAGGTGAGATTGCAGGAGCAGTCGGATCCGCTGCATCATCAATATAAAAGTTTCCCTATTTACTAAGTTTTCCGGAATAAGTATATATTTATATACGAATATGCCATCTCTTATATGGCATCAACACAAACTTATATTTTCTATTACGATTTATAATAATCGTAGAAACCACACATTATTTTTAAAAAATGGCAAACAAAGATTTATTCAAGCAAGCTATTGCTGAAGCTAAGTCTGTAAGAGAAGCCGCTATTGCAAACGCCAAGGAAGCTTTAGAAGAGTCATTGACTCCTCATTTAAAAGATATGTTAGCTGCAAAACTTCAAGAGATGGAAGACAAAGACGTCGACGAAGTAGCAGTAACAGAATCAGACGATGAAGATGTTAATGAAGCTCCTGCTAAAGACGACAAAGACGAAGCAGTGGAGGAAGAATTTACAGCTGTAGAAGAAGCAGAAGACGAAGAAGACGAATTAGAAGCAGACGGTGAAGGAGAAGAAGCTCCTGAGGAAGCTGAAGACGAATTAGAAGAGCCAGCAGAAGACGAAGATCTAAAAGATCTATCAGTAGAAGATTTCAAAGACCTTATTAGAGACATCATTAGCCAAGAAATGGGCGCTGGTGAAGCTGAGATGGAACCTGAAATGGGAGCTGACGATATGGACGCTGGAGCAATTGAAGAACCAGGCGAGGGAGATCCTTTAGCTGGAGAAGAAGGCGAAGAAGAGATTGACTTAGATGAGTTAATTAGAGAACTAGAAGCTGTATCAGAAGGCGAAAGCGAAGACGATATGGAAGAAGGTAAGAAAGATGACAAAGAAATGGATGAAGCAAAAGATGACAAAGAAGTAGACGAAGTTAAAGACGGACCTACTAAAAATGAAATCGATGCAGAATCTGATTCTAAAGAATCTAACGTTAACGATACCATCAAAGAAGACTTAACTGAAGCTTTATCAACTATTGAAACTTTAAGAAGTGAATTAAACGAAGTTAATTTACTAAACTCTAAGTTACTTTATGTTAACAAAATCTTCAAAGCAAACAACTTATCAGAATCACAGAAAGTAAACATTATTGCTGCTTTCGATAAAGCTGAAACAGTTAAAGAAGTAAAATTAGTTTTTGAAACAGTTAGCGAAAATGTTGTTACTAAAAAAGAAACAACTAGCATTAAAGAGCATAAAGGATCTGCATCTAAAGCTACTGGAATTACAGCAAGTAAACCAGGAGTAATTGGAAACGTATCTGAATCTGTTCTTAGAATGCAGAAGTTAGCTGGTATTATAAAATAAATAAAATTAAAATCCTAAAAAATTAATCATGGAATTAAATCAATTATTAGAAAGCTCTAACACTTTCAAAAGCGTACAAGCAGATGCTGCTCGTTTAGCTGAGAAATGGAGCGCTTCTGGATTGTTAGAAGGTATCTCTGATGAAAAGCACGCTGGTAACATGGCTGTTATTCTTGAGAACCAAGCTAAACAAATCGTAGCAGAAGCAAACGCAACTCAAGCAGGAGGCTCAGGCTTTACTGCAGGCCAAGGAGAAAACTGGGCTGGTGTTGCTTTACCACTTGTGAGAAAAGTATTCGCTCAAATCGTAGCGCAAGACTTCGTAAGTGTACAACCAATGAACTTGCCTTCTGGGCTAGTATTCTACTTAGACTTTAAGTACGGTACTGGAGTAAACGGAAGAGCAGATGGCGAAAACATGTACGGTAACGTAACTGATGGAGCTAACAAAATGGGAGAAGATGTAGACGTTTCTGGAGGTCTTTATGGCGCTGGACAATTCGGATACACTATCAACCAAGTAACTGGAACTGAAGCTGCTGCAACAGTACAAGCTGCCTTATTGAAAGATGTAGGCTTTGACGCTGGATTAACATTAGCAGATTACGAAGCGGTATTAATACCTCTTTCTTCTATCCCAGCTTACGACGCAGAAGGAATTAGAGCATTTGAATTAAGTGCAGAATCTGGTTCAGCTGTAATCCACAAGCAATTTACTAAAATTTCTGGGTCTAACCTAGTATTAGTACAATCTGCTGCAGGAGGTGTAAACAACTCTGACAACGTACAAGTAATCTACCACAAACAACCAACTGATAACACAAGAGGTGACTTTGAGGCTGATTCAACTGTAGCTGTTGATACTTCAATTAGTATTCCAGAGATCGATGTTAAATTGCAATCTGAGGCAATTGTTGCTAAGACAAGAAAGCTAAAGGCGCAATGGACACCAGAATTTGCACAAGACCTTAACGCATATCACTCAATCGATGCAGAAGCAGAATTGACTTCACTATTAAGTGAATACATTTCTATGGAAATCGATTTAGAGATTTTAGATATGTTGATTAAAGGTGCTGTAACTACTGAAAGATGGTCTGTTGAAAACAACAAGAACTTCCAAGGTGGTGCATGGACTGCTGCTACTTCTGATTTCTACAATACTCAAGGACAATGGTTCCAAACTTTAGGAACTAAAATCCAAAAAGTATCTAACAAGATTCACCAGAAAACATTAAGAGGTGGTGCTAACTTCCTAGTATGTTCTCCTTCAGTTGCTACAATCCTAGAATCAATTCCTGGATATGCTGCACAAACTGACGGAAACCAAGATAAGTTTGCAATGGGAGTACAAAGAATCGGAAGCTTAGCTTCAAGATTCCAAGTATACAAAAACCCTTACATGACTGAAAACACAATCCTTATGGGATATAGAGGTTCTCAGTTCTTGGAAGCAGGTGCTGTATATGCTCCTTATGTACCATTAATGATGACTCCTCTAGTATACGATCCAGAAACCTTCACTCCAAGAAAAGGTTTAATGACTCGTTACGCTAAGAAGATGATCAGACCTGAATTCTACGGAAAAATCTTTATCTCTGACTTAGATCAGATCTAGGATAACCCCTTAGAGTAATATTAAGAGAGGCCTTCGGGCCTCTTTTTTTATGTCCTATTTATAAGTAATAAAGATTCTATCTTAATTTATAAAAGACATATGGCAAGTAAACCTCACACCGACGAAGTTTTCGTCGAAAAAAGAAGACCAAAACGCCCGATTAAATTTAACGTTCAACTAAATGATGAACAAAAAGAAGCAAAAAAGTTAATACTAGACAATCCAGTAACAGTACTAAAAGGAATGGCAGGTAGCGGTAAAACGCTAGTAGCAACACAAGTAGCTTTAGATCTACTATTTACCAAACGTATAGATAAGATTATTATAACAAGACCAACTGTAGCTAAAGAAGATATAGGTTTCTTACCAGGAGATCTTCAGGCTAAAATGGACCCTTGGTTAGCCCCTATCTATCATAACTTATTCATGTTATATAATGAAGAGAAGGTAAAGAAGGAAATGGAAGCAGGTAATATAGAAATAGTACCTTTTGCATTTATGAGAGGTAGAACATTTTTAAACTCTTTTGTAATAGTTGATGAAGCACAAAACGTAACTCATCCTCAAATGGAAACAGTTATAGGCAGATTAGGTAAAAATTCTAAGATGTGTATATGTGGAGATATGGCTCAAATTGACTTAAGAGATAAAAGAGAGACTGGATTTTCTTTCCTTTCTAGACTTGAAGAACAAGTAAAAGGTTTCGTTACTCACTCATTAGCACAGAATCATAGGCATGATATTGTCGCACCTCTATTAGAAGTATATAAGACCTTCAGAGACTAACCACTATTTATAAGTAAAACTAAGCAATGGCAAATGTAACTATATGGAATGGCTCAGCTACATTCAACTCAGGAGATACTCCTTTTGGGTTTTATGATACTGATACCTCCTTTCAAACCGATGCTGTAAAAGTAGCTAAATTTGTAGGTACCCGACTTGGGTATCCACTTATGGATGTTGAATTGCAACAAGAACAAATGTTTGCTTGCTTTGAAGAAGCAGTAACTACTTACGGAAATGAAGTCTTTCAATATAAGATAAGAGAAAATTACTTAAGTCTTGAAGGAGGCTCAACAGGTAGTTTAGTAAATAATCAATTAGTAGATCCTTCTATTAGTAGAATAGTAGAAATATCTAAACACTACGGTACTGAAGCAGGTGTTGGAGGTAACGTAACTAAATACAGTGGCTCAATCACAGTAAATAAGAATCAACAGACATATAACTTAAATGAATGGGCTGATGATCAAGGAATAACCGGAGGTATAGAAGTAAGAAAAGTATTCTATCAAGCACCTCCTGCAATACTAAGGTATTTTGACCCTTATGCTGGAACCGGAACAGGAGTACAGTCCTTAATGACTGCTTTTGATTTTGGTAGCTTTAGTCCTGGTGTTAATTTTTTAATGATGCCTACTTCATATGATATATTAAAAACTCAAGCAATTGAATTTAATGATCAGATAAGAAAATCTACTTATACTTTTGAATTAGTAAATAACCAATTAAAATTATTTCCTATTCCAGCTGGAGAAGGGAAGATGTGGTTTGAGTATTATAAAGTAGACGACAAACAAAAACTCAACTATAAAAATAATCCAGGACTGATAACAAGCATATCAGAAGTACCTTACGAAAATCCTCAATACAGACAGATTAATAGTGTAGGACGTCAATGGATCTTTAATTATAGTTTAGCTCTCGCTAAAGAAGTATTAGGGTATGTAAGAGGAAAGTATCAGACGGTACCAGTACCTGGTTCAGAAGCTACTTTAAATCAAGCAGATCTATTAACTGATGCAAGAGCAGAAAAAATAGCTCTACTAACACAGCTTAGAGAGACTTTAACCTCAACAGGAAGATCAGCTCAATTAGAAGCACAAGCTAAAGAGTCAGAAGATGTAGAAAATATCTTAAAATCTGTACCAATGACTATATACGTAGGATAATGAAACTTACAGACATCATATTAGAAATAGAATACAGAACTTACGAAGCTATGGTTCAAATAACCTTTAGTGACGATGGGCCTACTGGATATGATGATGCTATAAGAGCTTTACCTGGAGTAACAACTTGTACTATTGCATCAGAAAACTCAGATGCTAATAAGGCAACATATAAAATTAAAATAATAAGCCAGAAAGAACCCGCAGAGGCTTTTGCAGCGCTAAAAGCAAATGCTACTTCCAAGTATAGTGGTATAGTTGCAATAGAGGTAGGTGAAAATACAATAGAAGAGAAGTAATGCTATTTGGATCTAACAGAGACTTTGACTTATTAGTCAATATTAACCGTGAACTACTACAAGATATAGTAGAACAACAGGTATTGTACCATAAGCTCAGTTTAGAAGATACAGATGTTAACTTATATGGTGAAGCATTACAGAAGTCGTACTGGAACGCTTTAAAGCTTGCTTGTCTAATAACTAGAGGTGATCAAGTAGTAGATATTCAAGAATTTGGTCCTGATTTAGGAAGAGAAGCATCATTTGCATTTATAAGACAAGATTTAGTTGACTCTAATATGGTTCCAGAAGTTGGAGATATAGTAGAATGGAATAACGACTATTATGAAGTAGATACAGTTAGAGAGAATACTCTTTTCTTAGGTAGAGATAAGTCTTACAATTTAGCCGGTAGCGGATTTGGTTCTTCTCTGTCTATTATAGTAGATTGTCACTTAACAAGAGCAGATAAGGTAGGATTAACAGAAGTTAGATAAGATGGCAGATAAAAAACCTATACCTAAGTCACAAGAAGAACTTAGAAGACAGCAATTTAAAGCTTACTCACCAGAATCAGGGGAGGTAAGACAAAAAAGCGGTCCTACTGATCAACAAGACAGAGCTAAACAGGTAAGCCGTAAAGGTGATGATGTAAAAAACTTTTCTGTAGGTATAAAAGACATAGATGAAGCTATATACTACTACTTTAACGAAGTTCTTCAACCAACCGTAACACAGAACGCTAAAAACATAAAGGTACCACTTGTATATGGTTCTCCTGAACGTTGGGCATCCATGCAGAAAGACGGTTATTACCGCGATAAGAATGGTAAGATGCAAGCACCGTTAATAGTATTTAGAAGAGACAGTTTAGAGAAGAATAGACAGTTAGGGAATAAAATGGATGGTAATAATCCAATGAACTATGGAATATACGAAAAAAAGTTCTCTAAGAAGAATGTATATGATAGATTTGGTATTCTAAACAATAGAACTCCCGTTAAAGAGTTTTACGCAGTAGCTATACCTGATTATGTTAACATTACTTACTCATGTATTATATATACCGACTATGTAGAGCAGAATAATAAGATTGTAGAGGGTATTAACTTCGCATCTGACTCATATTGGGGAGATCCAAGTAAGTTTTCATTCAGAGCACAAATAGACACCTATACTACCTCAGCAGAGATAGTTCAAGGTAACGATAGAATAATAAAAACAGAATTTAGTATTAAATTACTAGGGCATATCATAACTGACGCCATTAATGCACATGCACATAATAGTAAAAAGTTCTATTCTAAAGGAGAATTAAAATTCGGTGCTGAAACAGAGAGTAATCTTTAACATCACTACCTATTTATATAAAATGGCGTATAAATGCCGGGTTTCAACTAGATTTAATAAACTAATTTAACAAATGGCGAAGTTTACCGGCGCATTATCAGGATCATTAGCTTTCATGAAGGGAGGAGTCGCTCAGACTCAATTAGTTCCTGGTGCTCAAAGTCTTAATCTTACTGGTTCATTTAATATTACTGGTTCTCAACTTACTTTCAACGGTAGGGATGTAATGGCTACGATAGATTCGCTTCAAGCAGGGGCTAATCCTAATATTGGTTCATTAAGACTACATTCTGCATCTATTAACCTTTATACTCAATCTAATGATCAAAGAGTAGAAAGATTAGAGGCAGTTACAGGTAGTATACCTAACTTAAATGCTGCTACCTCATCATATTTTCTTAAAGCTGATAGTTCTAACATCATATCCTCTTCTTTACAGATAGATGCACTTGGATATAATAGAGATGTTATCTCATCTTCAGCACAAATATATAATTTAGGGTATAGAAAGGATGTATTAAGTGGATCTAAGCAAATACTTGACTTAGGATTCGTTACTTCCTCAGATATCGCTAGATACTCAGATTTAACCAACGTTCCAGGTGGTATTATTAGCTCTTCTGCTCAAGTAGGTACATTAGGCTATATAACTGGTTCAACTTATTTAGATTTAGTAAATATTCCTAGTAATATAATGTCTGGCTCTAGTCAGATATCAACTAACTTACTAGATACTACAGTAAACTTCGGTACTGGATTAGTTTCAGCATCAGCTTTTAAAGGAGACGGTTCAGGATTAACTGGTATTGCAGTAGATACTATAAGTTCTATAAGATCAGACTTCGATCAGACAGGATCTGTTAGTATTACTCATAGTTTTAACACTCAGAACGTAAATGTAACAGTTTATGATGAGAATGGATTCCAGTATATACCTGCTTCTACCCAATTAGTAGATAATAACAACGTAAAGGTAACTTTCGCTGAATATTCAACAGGACACGTAGTTGTAACTGTTGGAGGACATATATTTTCTGGTTCTGTAGAGTATAGCTCTGTATTAAACACACCAACTAACCTTATATCATCATCACAACAGATATCTGACTTAGGATTTGGAGGAGCTTCTGTAGTAAGTGCTGGAACAGTATCATCTTCTGCACAGATAATAGACTTAGGGTTCATAACCGGTAGTGTATACTCAGATATTATTAATACCCCTAGTGGAATTATTAGTAGTTCACAACAAATTACTGATTTATCATTCTTAACATCAGCATCAGCTGCATTAGCTGGATTTGGTGAAGGAGGAGCAAGTGTTTCACCAGGTACCGTATCATCATCATTACAAATAGCTGGATTAGGCTTCATAACCGGTTCAGTACAAGCAGATGTAGTAGGATTAAACGTCTTTTCTGGCTCTATACAGAGTCAAGTAGATGGTTTATTAGCAGCTACATCATCATATGCTGTAGGATCACATTCAGACATAAATTCTCTTAATAGCTTTACAGGATCTATACAATCTCAAGTAAATCATATTAATAGTGTTACTGGATCTTTCTTAACATCAGCAGTAGACGGCACTATATCAGGTTCTACACAGATATCTGACTTAGGGTATATTACTTCTGCATCAGCAGCATCATTAGGCTTTGGATCTGGTGGTTCTGAGACTTCAGCAGGTACTATTTCATCGTCTTTACAAATAATTAACTTAGGATTTATAACTGGATCAGAGCAATCTGATGTTACTGGTTTAAATACCTTTACTAGTTCAATACAAAGTACAGTAGACGGCTTATTAGCTGCTACTTCTTCATATGCAGTAGGTTCTCACTCAGATATCAGTGGGTTAAATTCAAAAACAGGTTCTTACGCTACTTCTGGTTCGAATACCTTTATAGGGAACCAGATAGTAAGCGGAAGTATCATTCCAGAGTCAAGTATTAACGATTTAGGTAGTGCATTAGCACCATTTAGACATTTATATGTTACTTCTGGGTCTGTTAAGTTTATGAATCCAGATGGTACCGAACAATCAGCATTTAATAACCAATTTGACGGTAATAGAGTAGTATCTAACACAGATCACCCTTTATTTAACTCTTTTAATCCAGGTAGCTCAGGAACAATAGAAGATTTCTTAACAGCAGTCTTTTATCCTAATACAGCACCAACTATTACTACAGGAAATCAAGTAATTGAAGAGTATACTGCAAATGCTTCATCAATAGTTACCATAACCGGTACAGATGCTGAATCTCAGAGTATTACCTTCAGTATTGATGATTCTTATACAGATGGATTTGTAATAGTTGATAATGGAGTATTAAAATTAAATACTGTACCAACAGCAACTGCATTTAACACGGATAATAGAGGTGATGGAACTTTAGCTCACCCAGTAGTAGTAAAAGCAACAGATACAATAGGAGCTTCTTCTACTAAAACAATATATATTAGAGTTACACCAAATGCTGCTCCTATATTTAGAGAAAGTAGCATTTCTGGTAACCAAATAACATCATTTAGTACTTCAAGAAACGAAAATGCAAGCTCAGGAGAAGTTACTAAGGTATATTTTACAGATACAGAGAGTGATAGTATAACTATCAATTCAGGTTCAGATCTTAACGGACATTTTAGTATTATTAAATACCCTACTTATGTAGCTATAAATCAAGTCACTGCTTCTCTAGATTATGAAAGCATTACTTCTTATAATATGTCTATTACAGCATCAGATGCTCATTATGAAGCAGGTCAAGATGCAGATTCGGTTACTTCTTTACCCATTACTATTAACGTAACAGATAATACTCAACCAACAGTCAATAATCAGACTCTGAGTACTATAAATGAAAATAGCTCAGCAGGAACTACAGTAGGAACAATAACAGCTACAGATCCAGAAGGAGATACTATAACTTTTAAGAATGCTACATTATATAGTTTAGAAGTTGACGGTGGAGAAGTAAATACAGGTTCATATTCTGGTACTGCACAACTAACAGACCCAACAGAAGATGCTTTTACTGTATCTTCAGCAGGAGTAGTCACTAGAAAGAACGGAGTACATCTTAATTCTGATTTAATTGATGAATACAAGTACCAAGTAGTTGTTACTGATGCGTATAATAACGGTTCTGACACAGGAATTATTACTATACCTATAAGTGATGATACAGCTCCTTCAATAAGTGGAGATACTACCTTATATGTAATTGAATCAGCAGTTAGCAGTAATAATATATACGATAACTCAAATGGATATTCAGGAACTACATCAAGATTTACTTCTAATCAAACAGTAACTTGGGCAGTTAGTTCTTCAAACGACTTTAATATAAACTCAAATGGATATTTAACTCTGGCTAGAGATATATCCGGTTCAGCTGATGTTGGAGGTGATCAATTAAGCGGAATAGTAACAGCAACTAATACTTTTGGTACTGAAGCTACTCAAGCATTCACTGTCAACATAACAGACAATACAGCACCAACAATTACGTTTAGTAATGTAAGTGCAAATCAGAATACTAATAAAGCTGTACCAGGTAACAACCTAGTATCAGTTTCATTTAGTGATGCAGAAGGCAATGGAATAGATCATAATTCATTTGTCTTCGATGATCAAGGAAATAACGTATCAGCAACTAAATCTGGTGATACTTACTTAATAAGGGCAACCTCAGCATTAGCAGCAGGTAACTACACCGTAGGAATTACCATAGCTGATGCAGAAGGGTTTGCTTCTCGCACATCTACTCATACATTTAGTATTTCACAAGCAGTAGTTGGTACTTTAACTACCAATGGAACGTTTAGAATTATTGAATCAGCTCTAGATGGTGACGAGATTAAAATAACTTCAAATGGTAGAACGGGAACTCAAGCAGATGTCGGAGTTACGTACTCACCTTCCTACGGTAGCCAAGCTGTTTCGTCATTTACTTCAAGTAATGCAAGCATAACGGTAAATTCATCTGGTAACCTTACCGTAGGTACAAACCTAAGCGGTTCATCTACATCAGCAGGCGATAATATAACATCTAATATTACTTTCCAAGATCAATATAACAATATTGGTTCAGGAAGTGTTACGGTATTAGTTGTAGCAAATAGTAGCCCTTCTGTAACAGTAAGTGAACAAGGAAGTTTAGAATCAGATAACATAGCAAATGGAGTACTATGCGCTTCAGTATCAATTTCAGATACAGAATCAGATTATCCAATAACATTAGCTTTATCAGGTACTAATGCTTCCGATTTTACAGTAACATCTAACAATTCCAATGGAACATCATGGGATATAGATGCAAATAGTGCCTTAGCAGCTGGTACATATACATTTACAGTAACTGCTACAGATGCCTTTGGTAAAACAGGGACAGATACAGCTTCAATAGTAATTGCACAATCAGCAGATTATGGATTAGTATACGTTTATACTTCTACATACGGTTCAGATGCAGGTTTTGGAGCTAATTATTTAGGAGTAATGGGCGGTAGTACAGTCAATAGTGATGTACCACCAGAAGTTACTGCTTATACAGCAAATACATCATCACCATTCTATAAATTTAAGAGTGGAGATGTAGGAAGTACTTCTATTAGTTTAGCAGGCGGTCAAACAGCCACTTTACAGACTAGTGGATCAGGTTCAGACTTAGATAGTGTATTATCAGCATTAGGAACGATAAGCGCTAACACTACTGGACAAGTAATTATAGTTTACCCTTCTGGTTCCGATATGACAGTACCAACAACGATTCAAGAATCGTTTAATAGTACAGCAGGAGGAGCAGTACCATGTATGGATGTAGATGGTAATGGATTCGGAATAGAATCAGGAGTATTACATTCTGTTACTTTAGACTCAGCACATCTGGGATATAGTGAATGGTTTGTATTTGGGAGAAAATCACAGAACGCAATAGCTTCTGGCTTTAAAATGAGGCTAGTAGCAGCAAACGGTAGTTTACCGACATAAAAGAAGATAGATAGATGCCATTATTTAGTTCGAAATTAGAGTTAACATCAGCAGCCTCAGGATCAGGGGTAGCCTTAGCAGACGTACAATTTATTCGTGGTGCTTTTAGGACTGTTGCTGATACTGGCGAACTAAACAATATACCTGTATCACAAATTGCTGATAAACAAATAGTTTGGGTTGAAGCTGAATCATCAACTTATCAAGCAACTGTTACTTTAGCAGATTATGTTAATACATTTACTGATTCTGTAGCATGGAGTTCTTTCACTGGATTTGGATCTGGTGGAGGTGGAGCATCTAACATAGGAGAGTTAACAGACGTATCAACCGGTTCATTAAGTAATGGACAAATATTACAGTATAACTCCTCAAATCAAAAATGGGAAGCAAGTAGTGTTTCCGGAACAGGAGACATCTCTGCAGTATTTGCAGGAGATGGATTAACAGGTGGAGGTTCTGCCGGTTCGGTATCTTTAGATGTAGATCCTGGGCTAGGTATGCAACTAACGACTGACGGTATCTCTTTAGATACAGGGTCAGGTCATTTTATTAACGCAATAAATGCATTAGCAGATACAGGAATTTTCCAACAAACAGGATCTGTATTCTCAGCTAATGAAGATTTTGAAATAACAGGCTCTTTAACTATTGATTGGAGCTCAACTGGAAAACCTTTAAGTATAACATCAGGTTCACTTGAAGTATTTTCGGTAAGTAATAACGGAGTATTGAATTTAATATCCCAATCTAATACACCAACCGCACAGGAAGGCAGTATTTATTTTGGAAACGATAAAAACCTCTACCTTGGAGTATAACATAGGACTATTTATTAATATAACAACTCAAAATGAGTTAAAACTAAAAACACAATTTAAATAATTATTATGGCAACATGGAAAAAGGTCATTGTCTCGGGAAGTGGTGTGTCCCAACTATCGAATGACGCTAATTTTTTAGCAACAAACGGAGACGGTTCAAGTTTGACCAACTTAACATTCGCAAACATTACAGGTAGAAACGAAGGTATTGAAGATATCGTCGGAGCTATGGTAGATGGCGGAACAGAAACAAACATCACAGTCACCTATGATGACACAACAGGAAAATTAAACTTCGTAGCTAACGCTGGAGACGTAACTGGCGTAACAGCTGGTACAGGTCTTACAGGCGGTGGAGCTTCAGGAGACTTAACAGTTAATGTAGTCGGTGGAGACGGTATTACAGCCAACGCCGATGAATTAGAAGTCACAGTAGATGGTTCGTCTATTGAATTATCTGCAACAGACGGTACTGGAGCAGTTAGAGTTAAAGCAGGAGGTATTGCTAACTCTCATTTAGCAGATTCAGCAGTAGGTACTGATGAAATAGCAGCTGATGCAGTAAACGGAGACAAGATCGCTGACAACTCAATTAATAGTGAGCATTTTGTAGATGGTGCTATCGATACAGCACACATTGGAGATGATCAAGTAACAGCAGCTAAATTAGCTAATACAGCAGTAACAGCTGGATCTTACGGTAGTACTACAGCAGTACCAACTTTTACAGTTGATGATCAAGGACGTATTACAGCAGCAAGTACAGCAGCAATTGCAACTTCATTTACAGTTGGAGCAGATGTAGGTAATGACGATGTTGTAGCAGGTGGTCAGAAATTAACTTTCGAAGGAGGATTAGGTGTTACTACTACAGTATCTGATAATAAAGTAGCAATTGATATCGCAAACGGAATCGTTTCAGCTTCAGCATTTACTTCACCTTCTCAAGGTACAGTAAGAGCTACTATAAATGGAGTTAATGGTGGTGATATCGATACAGGATTACAATCAGCAGATAGTCCTACATTTGCAGGATTAACTATCAACGGAAATCAAGTTGTAACTGGAGACTTAACAGTACAAGGTACTACAACAACTCTAAGTACGACTAACACAGCAATTAAAGATAAATTTATACTTCTTAACTCAGGATCAGCTAATCCAGATCAAGGTGGTATTATTATCGATGAAGGTTCAGGAACAGGTCACGGACTTATATATGACGAAGGCGACGGAAGATTTGGTATTAACCAAAGTGTATCTTCAACAGCAACTTCAGCTAACTCAGAAGCTTATGTAGCTTTAGTAGTAGATCAAGATAATGTAGCACATGACATTACTGACGCAGAATATCACAAGAGAGGTAACATGAAAGTTGACTCTTCAGATGATATCTTTATATATGTGTAAATAAAACAAATAATAATTATTGGCTAATGGGGAGTCTCACCGCTCCCCTACATGCCCTTTAATTTAGTTACAGTTATTACAAAATAAAACAATATAAAATGACCTGGAAAAAAGTAATTGTCAGCGGATCATCGCCCGAATTAAATTCTATAGTAGTAGATAATAATGTAGCAGCCTCTTCATTTAGTGGAGCTGGAGCTAACATAACTGGCGTTATTCATAACTCTGGAGAAATCGCTTCTGATATTTCCGGTTCTTTTACTTCCCTATCTGGTTCTATTGCATCTAGATTTGACGGATTAACCTCAGATTATACTGAATTATCAAATGTTCCTAACGGAATAATATCTTCGTCAACTCAAGTTGAAGCTACACTAAATAATAATAGTGTTGATTTTGGATCAGGAACAGTAACAGCAACAGCTTTTGTAGGAGACGGTTCTAATATTTCTAACATTACAGTTGATCAATCAGCTACCGTTATTAATACTTTTACAAATCAGACAACAGTAGCAGTTACTCACAACTTCGAGTCCAAAAATATTGTAGCAACGGTATACGATGGCAATGATGCCATGATGATACCTGCTAGCGTAGTCACTACAAGTGATAACGTATTAACAGTTACCTTTAGCGACCCTACAAGTGGTAGAGTGATAGTAGGGAAAGGTGGTCATATTGTATCTGGATCTATTCCTTATGCAAACATAATTAACAGACCTACTTTCTTATCATCATCAGCACAGATTAGCTATACAGAAGTACAGAACATACCTTCCGGTATTATTTCATCTTCAGCTCAAATAGATGCAAATTTATTTAACATCGATGGATTAGTATCTTCGTCTGCTCAATTAGGCTTAGGTACAACTAACAATGTAGAATTTGCAGACTTAACTTTAACTGGAGATCTTGTAGTACAAGGCACAACAACATCAGTACAAACAGCAAACCTATTAGTAGAAGATAAATTTATCCTACTTAACTCTGGTTCAGCAAATCCAGACGTAGGAGGTTTAGTAATTGATGAAGGAAGCGGAGAAGGTCATGCTTACGTATTTGATGGTTCAAGATTTGGATACGTAGAATCATTAGCACAAAATGCAACAACAGCTACTCCATCAGCATTCGCTTCAGCAGTAGTAGATATAGATGCAGGACATGCAGACATTTCAGAATATCAAAAAAATGGTAATATCAAAATAGACAGTGGAACAATTTTCATCTATTCTTAAGAAGTTATTTAAAAAAATGGCGTTTATAAATAAAGGTAAAATATTGACAGGAAAAGCAGCTAAAGATAAGATGCAAAAAGACGAGGCTGTTAATACTGATCTCACACAACAGGAAATACAATTCATACTCACTAAACTTAGACAAGCTAATTTTAAAGGAGCAGAGTTTGAACTATTCTATGTAGTATTTTCTAAACTTTCCAATTTACTTAAAAAGTAGTTGCTTATTTAACTTTTTTTACCGATATTTATATTTAAAGCTATTATAGGCCTTAATAGGAAGTGGGCTCGAAAGAGTTACCAACCGTAATATAAGTAACATGCCAAATTGGAAAAAACTAATAACTAGCGGTTCTGACGCTAACCTAAATTCTCTTACTGTAATAGGTACAGTCGCTGCTAACGCTTTTAGTGGAGACGGTTCTTCTTTAAGCAATTTAAGCATACCATCAACCTTCACTAAATCTGTAGTTGGAGGTTCCCTTTCATATAATATAGATCATAATTTATCCGAGCCATATCCTATAGTACAGGTATATGATGCTAACGGATATCAGGTTATCCCAAAAGATATAATATCAATCAGTTCTTCTAGAACCAGAGTACTATTTTCTGATGAATTTAGTGGAACGGTTGTTGTAAAAAAGTAGATATTTATAAATAAGATAACTCAAATAAAATAAAGTAATGAGAATAGATAGTCCTAAAGTATCAAATTTAACCTTCCAATCCGGATCAGGAGTCTCTGACTCGGCATTTACAGGTTCATTTTCTGGTTCATTCACAGGAGTCGGTAATTTTACCGGCTTAACAGCAGACAGTGTAGAGTATGCAAACATACTAAATAGACCAAACGGATTAGTTTCCGGTTCATCTGCACAAGCAAGAGCACAAATCGGATCAGTAATCGGTACAGACGTACAGGCTTATCACGAAAACTTAAATGACATATCAAATTTAAATCCTACTGACAGTACATTCATTGTTGGAGCAGGATCTTCATTTGTTTTAGAGAGCGGAAATACAGTTAGAACTTCCCTTGGACTAGGAAGCTTAGCAGTATTGAATACTGACGCTACGTTATCTAGCGTAAACCTTTCAAGTAACTCAACATATAGTTTCCCTAACCTTACTAATCTACCTACTATATTCTCAGGGTCAGATCAAGTTACCGGTTTAGCAAACGATCAACTAACAAACTCTTCTATATCAATAGATGGTTCAGCCATCTCATTAGGAGGTTCAGTAACGACTTTACAATTAGGATCAACCAATACTACTGCACTCGCAGGAAATACTAGAACTATTAGTTCTACAGAAATTGGTAATATCTCAGACAACAACGATAAGGTAACTAACGTTACAACAAATTTAAGTATTACAGGCACAACTGGAGCTAGAACAATAGTTTCTTCAGATGGTACTGATGCTGTTATTCCAATCGCTACAACAAGCGTATCGGGTGTAATGTCTAAAGCAATATTTGACGAACACGTTCTTAACAACGCTAAAGAAACGGATGTTAATCACAACGTAACTACAAATTTATCTATAACTGGTACAACAGGTGCTAGAACAATTGTTTCATCTGACGGTACTAATGCTGTTATTCCAATCGCTACAACAAGTGCATCTGGTCTTTTATCACCAGGTTTATTCGATGAAATTGATGCAAACACCGCAAAAGTATCTAACGTAACTACTAACTTATCTAAAACAGTAAGTGGAACTGGATTCTCAATTAATTCCTCAGACGGTACTAATGTAGCATTAACTTTAGCTACTACAGATAACTGGGGTATTATGTCAGACGAAATGTTTGATAAATTAGACGGTATTGAAACAGGTGCAACAGCAGATCAAGATTTAACTTCATATCAATTAAAACCTTCAGAAGGAGCTTTTGCTAACGGTGATAAAACTAAGTTAGACGGTATTGAAACAGGTGCAACAGCAGATCAAGATTTAAGTTCATACCAAGTTCAGCCAAGTGAAGGTGCTTTTGTTAATGGTGATAAAACTAAATTAGATAATATAGAAGCAGGAGCAACTGCAGATCAGGATTTAAGTTCTTACCAGGTACAACCTTCAGAAGGAGCTTTTGCTAATGGAGACAAAACTAAATTAGATGGTATAGAAGCTAATGCAACAGCAGATCAATCTAATGCAGAAATCGTTGCAGCAGTAGTAGCATCAACAAGTATATCTAATAGTAATAAAGGAACTATAAGAAGTAATATAGGAGTAGATGCAGCTGGTACTGATAACTCAACAGATGTATCCTTAGGAGGTTCATTAGACTATGTAACATTATCAGGACAGGTTCTTACTAGAAATGCAATTAACTTATCAACTGATGTAACAGGTACCTTACCGGTATCTAATATGGCAGCTACAGCATTAACAACTGTACAGACAGCAGCCAATCAAACAGCTCATTTAGCATTAACAGCACAAGAAGGTGACGTTGTTGTTAGATCTGATGAGAATAAAACATATATGCATAACGGTGGTACTGCTGGAACTATGGCAGACTATACGTTATTAGCAACTCCAACCGATGCTGTAACAAGCGTTAACGGTGGTACAGGTGTTGTTACTGTAACAGAGAACGTTACAACAAATTTAGGTATAACTGGTACAACAGGTGCTAGAACAATTACATCTTCAGACGGTACTAACGCAGTAATACCAGTAGCTACAGATAGTGTTTCTGGTGTAATGTCAGCAACCGATCATACTAAACTAACAGGTATTGAAGCTAATGCAACAGCAGATCAAGATCTTAGTGCATACCAATTACAACCAAGTGAAGGTGCTTTCGTTAACGGTGATAAGACTAAGTTAGATAATATAGAAGCAGGAGCAACCGGAGATCAAGATTTAAGTTCTTATCAAGTTCAACCAAGTGAAGGAGCTTTTGGTAACGGTGATAAGACTAAGTTAGATGGAATTGAAGAGAATGCAACTGCAGATCAAACAGCAGCAGATATTAGAACCTTAGTAGGTACAGGTAACAGTAACTTTGTACCAGCAGCTGGTTCAGCAGGAACCTTCTTAGCTCATGACGGTGTATACAGAACTCCATCTTATACTACAAACACAGATACAAATACAAACCAACTTACTACTTGGAGTTTAAGAGATGATGATAATGATGATGTAACAATCGGTCAAGGCAAGTTTATTAAGTTTGTAGCAGCAACAGGTACATTAGGAACAAACACAACAGGAACTGGAACATCTGCAAGTCCTTACATAGTAACTATCACATCACCAGATACTACAACCAATACACAATTAAGTGACGCAGAAGTTAGAGCAGCAGTTGAGGCAGCAGATGATTCAAATGTATTTACAGATGCAGACCATGGTAAATTAGATGGTATTGAAGAGAATGCAACTGCAGATCAAGATTTAAGTGGATACTTAACAACTTCCGGTAAAGCAGCAGATTCTGAAAAGCTTGATGGTGTTGACAGTACATCGTTCCTAAGAAGTGATCAAGCAGATACGTTTTCTGGTATGTTAACAGGAACTGCTATCGTAAGGACTGGAGCAGGAGTATCGCCAAATGAATCAAATGCTTCACTAAATCCTAACGGTATAATAACAGCTCAGTCAACAAACATGGCTCTGATAGAAATCGATTCATCAAATGATCGACTTCGTGTATTTACTGGTGGTACTGGAGCAGGAACTTTAAACTTCCCAACTACTGGGAATACTAGCTATGCTTGGACACTTCCTCTAGCAGAGGGTACTATAGCATTAACCAGTGACATAACCGGAACAAACTCAGGAACAAACACAGGAGATCAATCAAGAGGAAGTTTATCTATTGATACAGACGACAATGTACAGTTTAACGCTTTAGGTATAGGAACAGGAGCGTCTTCTACAGCAGGTGAGATTAGAGCAGCAGGAGATATTACAGCATACTATTCTTCTGATGAAAGATTAAAAGAAAACTTTGCACCACTAACAGGGGCTTTAGATAAAGTAAATGCAATCGGAGGATACGAATTTGATTGGAAAGACGGAATCGAAGACGTTGTTAGTAAGACAGGACATGATATTGGAGTAAAAGCACAAGAGCTGCAAGCACAGTATCCAGAACTAGTTCATGAAAGAGATAATGGATACTTAGCAGTTGATTATATTAAATTAAATGCAGTACTAATAGAAGCAGTAAAAGAATTATCTGCTAAAGTAGATAAGTTAGAAAATAAATGCAACTGTTAAAATAAATAAAAGAATGGGTTTTAGATTAAATATAGATCTCGAAACGGGATCCGGTCCAACACAAGAAGCATATGTTAGAATTGATAACTACCGCTTCAATAAAGTAACTAGTGAGTTAGTATTAACTACTACGACTTGGTTAAATATAGATAAAGCTCATGCGTTCAATAGAAAGTATTTAGATGAGCCCTTAAAAAATGCTGAAGGATTAGTTCCTGCAGATGTTTTATACTACGATTCACCTGAGAGTGAAGGTGTTGAAGTTAGTATACCAATTCTATTTAAAGCTTCATTAGCTGAGATAGAAGAGATAGAATTTCCTACTTATGAACAGAAGGAAGTTATAGAGCAAATTCCTTATGTAAGTTTCGACTCTAACGGAGACGAAGTAACAAAGTACAGGGATGAGCTAGTAGTAAAAGAAGTAAAAACAGGTTCTTATAAAGAGAAAAAAGAAGTAATAAATACTCAGGTCCTAAATAATTTATATGAATATGCATATGGAATTATTAAAAATAAGTTGTCAGAATTGTTTCCTATAGATAAAATAGAAAAAATATAATAAGATGGCAGTATACAACTATGCAAGTAATTTACCCGTATCATTTAATTCATTTGATGCCTGGTCTAATGCATATAGCAGCAACAGCAATATAAGCTTAACGACTGTTATGACAGGATTAGAACCAGCAGATACTGCTCCACACTCAGTATCTGAACTTCGAGGAAATAAATTTCTATACGGAAACGTAGTATCTGAAACAGGAGGAACAGTTGCTGTAACTGCAGGATATTCTCAAGCAGCTTTTACTACACATACGTTACTAAACGTTAACTATAATACTATATCATCTGTTACTTTAACTGCAACAGCTACATACCCTTATACATTCCATTCTTTTAGAGATGCTTCAGAAGGAGGAGGAACTGCATTAAGTACTACCGGAGCAGGTACTACAACAGGTACTATATCCCTAACATCTTCTGCACATGATAGCGTTACTACTTTCTACGCTTACTTTACAACTACACACGTATCACCATAAAAATAACTAAAAAGGTTTTAATTTGAAAATAATATGGGTTTATGAAAACATAAATAAACAGAGAGAAGATTACAGTAAGTTTAACACCTTACTAATGCTGGCCTCAGTAAGTTTATGGAAACGAAATCATCCTGAAGATGATACATGGTTATATTGTGATGAATTAACTCATTCACTCATAACAGAACTTGGAGTTCAATCTCTATACGATAATATAGAAATCATTGACTTCAACGACAGACCTATTGATAAGACTAATTTCTGGGCTAGTTCTAAACTTCAAGTATTAGCTTTACAGACTGAACCAGTTATTATAATGGACTGCGACACGTTAGTATTCAAGCCTTTCAAACACAACATAGTAAAAGATCAAGTTTTATTTTCTAATAGAGAATTCGGTAGAGGTTATTACCCTACTTCACTTGATCCTTTAATTAGAGGACTATCTTATAAGCCAAGATGGAAAACTGAGTCTGTTAACGTCTCTTTCTTATATCTTCCAGATCCAGTATTTACTCAAGAATACGCAAACTTAAGTCTTAAGTTAATGGAAGAATTTACTGTTTTAAAAGCACCTAATTCTAGGTACTTAATATTTGCAGAACAGCTACTCTTAAAACACTTACTAGTAAAAAATAAAGTAGAACATAGAGCTGTAATCTCTACAGAATGGGACTGCAATAATTGGAAATGGAGCAATGTTAACTCAGACGGTATATGGACTATTGAAGATTCATGGCAATGGTTTAGACATTATGGTCCATTAAAAAAATGGTATAAAACTAATTCTCCTGACCATCCCTACGATGTAGAAATAGAAATGTTGCGTAATTGCATTAATTTTCATAAATTTATAGATCTAAGCAGTTTAACAAAGAAATGAGTATAGTAGATAAAAATTTTGTATTTGATAAAATTACCAACAATCAAGTTTATAAACAAGATCAGAACGGTAAAATTATTATAGAACATGATGCTGTAAAGTATAGATGGACCCACGGTGCTACAGACTATCACTTAGGAGATGGGTTACTTATTTATGCTATGATTCAAAATATGAGAGCTAAGAACTGCGTATGTTTAGGTTCTGGTGCTGGATTTATTCCCCGTATAATGACTCAAGCAAGAATAGATTTACATGAGCAAGGCATTTTCGAAGGTAAACCAGACTTTAGTTGGGGAGATATTGGAGCTACATTTATTGTAGATGCTGCCAACGGCATAGGAGGAGAAGTAGATTGGTTAAAAGAAGACTCTTTCTTAAGAAAAATATTTCACCCTAGAATAGTTAACGATACAACAGAAAAAGCTTATTATGATTTTTTTGTCAAAGAGGATATTAAGATAGATTACCTTCATATCGACGCAGGACATTCATATGAGAATGTTAAACAAGACTTTACCTTATACAGTAAACTTTTAAACCCTAATGGTATTATATCAATTCACGATACAGATATAAGATACGCTAATAAACACATCGTTACTAAGGATGTATCTGATCTAAACAATCATGAAGAGTTTGCAAACGGACCTTCTAAGTTTATAAGTGAAATATCTGATGAATGGCAAAGATTCGACTTTCATAACCATGGGATATTAAATACAAAACCAAGTTCAACCGGATTAACAATTTTTAGACGTGCTTAATTTAGTTACAGTAGTAGGAAAAAATACTCATATGCTTCCGCATATGTTAAAGCATTACGAAAATGTCATAGACAAAGCATATGTAGTTGTCTACAGACATTCAGATGATGACGGGATTCTAGAAGAAATCCAAGCACTAGGAATCGAACCATATTTAGTTGTAACAGAAGCTAAATACAATTGGGAAAGAGTTACTGAATTATATAACTACGTTAAAAGTCAACGACCAAATGACTGGTGGATTGTATCAGATGATGATGAATTACAGGTATACCCTGAACCTATAGAAGACATCATCGAGCAATGTGAGAGAAAAGGATATGACTTTGTTACAGGAGGGTTCATAGATAGAATAGGTATAGATGGTACTTTTCCTAAAGTAACAGCAGACACTAATATTCACGAAGCATTTCCTTTAGCAGGATTCTTTAGATACCCTATGTCAAAAGCCTGTCCTAATAAATGTACATTAATGAAAGGTTATCAAGAAGTTACTCCCGGGCAACATTACGCTTCATTTAATGACGGTACTAATAGCTGGGGATCTAGCCACCCAAGAAGAATGCCAGTAGAAGAAGTATTCACTCAGGTTCATCACTTTAAATGGGATAGTACATGTTTAACTAGAATGTTAGAAGTTGCTGAAATAAAAAAAGATTACGCATTCTCTAAGGAGTACAGTAAAATGTATAGAGCTATTGCAAGAACAGATTGGAAAATAGATATAACTAAACCCGAATATTTAGTTGCTAATTTAAAAGAAAATTCGTATATTGAATATAAAGACTACCCACACTGGGATGAATTACGTAAATTAATAATAACAATATGAGTGCAAAAATCGACAAAGAAGTATTAGAAGCTGAAAAAGTTCTAATCGAAGAAAGAAAAACTAAAGCGTTAGAGAAGATCGCTGTATCATTAGATGCTCTAACTGTATGGTTTGAAGAAATCGACAAAGAAGACTGGGACGGAAGAATACAGTTTTACTTATCAGAATGGCATAATAATCTAACTGAAGGCAAGGACAAATAATGGCAGTACATAAACTCGGAGTAATTGTACCTTACAGAGACAGGTACGATCATCTCTTGAAGTTTAAAATGCTTATCCAAGCTAAGTTATATGGAGCAAAAATTCCTTATGAACTAATAGTAGTAGAGCAAGACGATAGTCAATCTTTCAATAGAGGTAAACTTTTAAACATAGGATTTCAAGAGGCAGAAAAACTAGGATGTGATTATGTCGTATTTCACGACGTAGATATGTTACCTAAGAAAGTGGACTATTCTTACGCTGATCACCCTGTACATTTAGCTACACAAGATATACCGTTTGAGGAATACTTTGGAGGCATAACAATGTTTCCAGTAGAAGACTTTAAAAAGATAAATGGTTTTTCTAATAGGTATTGGGGATGGGGATTTGAAGATGATGACTTACTGCATAGATGTAGACTTAAAGGAATTAAGCTAGACGAGCTTCCTCTAAATGATGCTGGCCCTAACACAGCAGCTTTAAAATTAAACGGAGTTAGTTCTTATGTTGAAGTTCCTAATAGGATTAGAACCAGAGGTGATTTTTCTATACATATTTCATTAGAACCTAAAGGTTATACATTAGACTCTAATAAGAGAGAAGATAAGTACGTAGCCTTTGGCATACCAGGTTTTGACTTTAATATAATGTATACGAGTTTTAGGAGATTTGCTGTTGAGTTTTTTGATAGCAAAAAGAACCACCATTTTATATACTCTAATATAGTACCTAATGTCAAGACTACGTTAACTTTTGTATATAATAAAGAGAAAAACACTGCTTCATTATACCAAAATGCTAAACACATAGGTACGGAGGTATTAAAAAATCCTATGAGACTATACGATAAAGCAGGTAAAGCTTATATAGGATGTACAGACCCAGATAGAGAAGAAGATAATAACTTTTTCAAAGGGTATATTAATACCTATGCTGTATGGAATAAAGCATTAACGTATGAAGAAATAGTTACTGTTCAAAACAACAAATACTTTGGATTAGCAGATAACTTTGAAAGCTACCAAAGTGCTGGTAATTTAGTATCATATGGAGACGCTAAATTTATAAAAGAGTATAAGTTAATCGATATAGCTAAGCTAGAGGAGCATAGTCAAATAGTAGACTGTGAAGTTGTTCAATACGACTTACCTAAACATAGAGTACTTAAAGTACCATTCAGAAGAACTAGTGATTACAAGACCTTAGATCACGAGGATAATGGATTCTTGACAACAGGATGGAAAGACATTACAACCAGGTATAATCAGTTAAAGTTCATGAATGAAGTTATGTACGGATCTACTACTTTAGAACAAGATGGCTTAACTACATTAAAATATAGGATACTATCTAACTCAAATGTTAGAAATATAACCCAATTAACAGTTAAATTATGAAATTAGGAGTATGTGTACCTTATCGTAATAGAGAAATGCACCTTAACGAGTTTATACCTAAAGTAGGTAAGTACTTAAAAGAGCAAAATATCGATTTTCAAATGTACTTTTGTCATCAAGTAGATGATAAATTATTCAATAGAGGAGCAACTAAAAACATTGCTGCTAAACATGCTTTCGAAGAAGGATGTACACATATTGTATGGCATGATATAGATATGATACCTGAAAAAGGTGGTGGTGCAGACTACTCCTTTCCAGAAGATGGTCCTAGGCACATTGCTACACAGATATCACAAATGAACTACGGTCTTAAATACCATGAGTATTTTGGTGGAGCTGTAGTATTTTCAAAAGAACAAGTAGAAGCCACTAATGGATATTCTAATGAATATTGGGATTGGGGAATGGAAGACGATGATCTATTTTGGAGATGTAATAAAGAAGGTCTAACTAATAACACATATATTCAAGAATCTCTCACCTCTCAACCCTATAAGAGGTTTAATGGAGATAATTCATTTATCAAAGTACCGTTTACTAAACCTATGAGATCCCTAAACTCTAGATCACACACAGTTTCGGTATTAATGAGAGCTAGACAGCAACCTGATAAGAACCCTATATTCTTGATCGGTAGTAACGAAAGAAAATATGTTGAATACCCAGTTATAAGGGTTAAAGGATATGATTACGGTATTGGATTTAATAATTCTAGAGCCATTTCGTTAACGTATTGGAACAACTTTCATCAACATAACTATATGTGGGTAAAAAGATACGATGAACAATGGACTTGGGTGACTGCTGTATTTGATTCGATGGATAGAAAATCACACTTCTACCTTAATGGCTCAGAAGTAGATACTAGAGGAGGATTCGGTTCTCAATCACCATTAGAGTTTCAAGGTAGATTAAAGAACTACGGTTCAGAGCCATGGTATATCGGTACATCACCTTCAGAACCGGATGATAGTACTATAAAATTCTTCAAAGGAGATATTGCTAAGGTGTTTGCGTGGAAAAGAGCTTTAACACCTAAAGAGGTGAGTAACTTAGAGACTACTATACCTAAAGACGAGTTAACTATTGATATAGATTTTAAAAATCCTCAAACTGAGTTTCAAGAGTATATGACTGAAACAAAAGTAGAGGACATTAAAATACCAAACTCAATATTACCTTATAGATCTGACGGTAGATTTAGATGTTTACCTCACAAAGATGAAGGAATCGTTAACGGAAAGTTCGCAAAAGGAGAAACAACAGCAAGAAACGAGCGTAGATATGTACTTCAAATGCAACAAGATGAAATCGATTATAAATTAGATGGAATAAACTCACTTAAATATGAACTAGTAGGTGAAGACATACTAACACCTTGGGCTAAAATGATCAATATAAAACTATGACATCAGAAGAAGTAAAAGGGAAGTTAGATAAAGTAGGCTGTGGTATGTGTCTTGCAAAATGGACACAATCTACTATCCACCTGTCTATGGGTATGACTCATTCTTGCCATCACCCTTCTCCTCATAAAATAAAAGAAGCAGAAATAAAACGTAATCCAACAGCTCTTCACAATACTAAATTTAAAAAATTTAAGAGGAAAGAGATGCTTGAAGGTAAAAGACCTGAAGAGTGTAATTACTGTTGGAACGTAGAAGATAACTCTAACTCATTTTCAGATAGAGTATTTAAATCTTCAGAGCCTTGGTCTATCAAAAGTTATGATGATATCGTTAAGGCTAACTGGAGAGATGATTTTAATCCTCGCTACGTAGAGGTATCTTTTTCAAATACATGTAATTTTAAATGTGCTTACTGTGGTCCACAATTCTCATCTAAATGGGTTGATGAAATTGAGAAGCATGGAGCATATCCAACTTCTACCAAATTTAACGGTATAGAACAATTAAGAGCGAAAGGTGAAATGCCGTATAAGCACTCCGAGCATAATCCTTACGTAGATGCATTTTGGAAATGGTGGCCAGATTTATACAGAGATCTACATACATTCAGAATAACTGGAGGAGAGCCTCTACTTGCGAAGGATACCTTTAAGGTATTAGACTATATAATCGAACAAGAAGAACCTAACACAGAGTTAGCTCTATCAATTAATACTAATCTTGGAGTACCCGATGCTTTAATTGATAAGTTTATTGAAAAAGCAAAAGTCATATGTGAAAACGATAAGGTAAAAGAATTAGTAGTATTTACATCTGTCGAAGCTACTAAGTCACAAGCTGAATATACTAGGTATGGACTGGATTATGATAAATTCTGGGTAAATGTAGAAAAGATACTTACTGAATTACCTAAAGTAACGATTAATGTTATGGCTACTTTTAATGCTTTATCTGTTTTTACTTACGGAGAGTTAGTAGATAAGATATTTGAGATTAAAAAGAAGTACCACAATGGTCAGAGATACAGTATTTCAGCTATTCAACTAGATACTTCGTACTTAAGGTGGCCTAATCACCTTTCAGTTCGTATATTGGAAGAAGAGCATAAGGAACTTATACTCGAAGCTGCAAAGAAAGCTTTATACTATGGTCAGAAAGAGTTTAGTCACGAGGCATATGGTTTTACAAATGTTGAGATACAAAAGATAAAGCGAATATACGATTATTCGAAAGCTCATAGTGCTCTTTACGATAAAGAAAAGAATAGAGAAGACTTTGTAATATTTGTTGATGAATTAGATAAGAGAAGAGGAACTAATTTCTTAGAGACTTTTCCTAAATTAGATAAAATGTATGCTAAATATAAGTAGTGGTAATCCATGGGTCTTTTGGCCAAGTCATATATGTGATACCTTTCCAGAATATCCTGCAAATAAAGTACTTACTGGGTTGAATCCTTTTGAAGTATATGTAGATATGAAAATCAAGAAGGTAGAAGGTATTATAGGAACTCTTTTTACATTGCTTCCTCACTATACAGCAATCGATATATACGAAGGTAGGTTACTGTTTACGATGATGAATGAGGATAAGAAAACAGAGTACTGGGATTTACCTTTTGCCGTATTTGACGATGTAAGGTTAAAAATTACATGGAAGCACATTCCAAACCAAAGTTTTACGGTATTTATTAATAGTAGAGAGGTACACAAGGTTGATTTGACTGAAAAGGCATTTGCAACTGAAATGGATCCTCATATAATATTTGGGGCAGGAAACTTCCCTAAAAATGGATATAATTTAAACTATACTGATATAGAGTTGTACGAATTTAAGGTTACGCAAGAAGATAAGTTACTTTGCCATCACACCTTTGAAGAGTATATATACGATAAATCAGTTGATTTAACTGGAGATTGTAACTTTATGAATAAAATATAATGGCAGATCAGAACTTAGTAAAATGGAGAACAGAACATTTAGATTCTGTTAGTGAAAGTTTTTGTGCTGCAAAATGGTACAATGCATCTTTACATTTAGGACATGGGTTTACTAACTCCTGTCACCTACCTTTACCTCATCCAATAGATTTAGAAGAGATTAAAACTAATCCTTCAGCATTACATAATACTGCTTTCAAAAAGAAGATACGTAAAATGATGCTTGAAGGTGTTAGACCAGCAGAGTGTTCATATTGTTGGAAAGTAGAAGATATAGGAAACGACTCAATAGGAGATAGAGTTTTTAAGAGTAGAATATACTCTGATGAAGATATAGCTGAACTAGCTGAACTGCCATGGGATTATGACATACCTTTAAAGACCGTAGAAGTATCTTTTGATAGAACTTGTAACTTTGCTTGTTCGTATTGTAATACTGGGTACTCAACTACATGGGCTAAGGACATAGAAGAAAACGGTCCTTATCAGAAATTTAAAACAACATCAGCAGGAGCATATCATTCAGATGGTTCATGGGCAGATATCTTTGGTAAGAATAATAAAGATAATCCATATGTAGATGCATTTATAGAATGGTGGCCAACACTTGCTCCTGGCTTGCAGGAACTTAGAGTAACCGGTGGAGAACCTTCTGCATCGTTTAACTTCTGGAAGTTTTTAGAGACTATGCAGAAAACACCTGCACCTAATCTTAGACTAGCTGTTAACTCTAATCTTGGAGTACATGATAAGTTAATTAATAAGTTAATTGATATGTCTAATACACTCCCTATTAAAGAGTTTGATTTATATACTTCTTGTGAAGCATTTGGTATACAAGCAGAATATATTAGAGATGGGTTAGTATGGGATGTATGGAGAAATAATCTAGTTAAAGTAATAGAAGAAGGAAACTTCAGACAAGTAATTTGTATGATGACTATCAACTCATTATGTCTATATTCTATAACTGAATTTATGGATGATATGTTCGTACTTAAGGAAAAATACGGTATGAATAACCCAGGTATTGATTTGAACATACTTAGATGGCCAGCATTTATGTCGCCATTAAACTTACCAGATAGTGAAAAAAAGAAACTACATAAAAAATTAGCTGATTGGTACGAAATTAAAAAAGATCATCCATTGATGATGGATCATGAAAAAGCTCAAATCGAAAGATTAATAGACTATATTGATGTAGTAGAGCAAGGTCATGTAGAAACAGAAGAAGATAAAGAAAAACATTATCATGATTTTAAATCTTTTTATGAACAATATGATAAAAGAAAAGGACATGACATTAGGGAAGCTTTCCCCGACTTAGTTGAATGGTACGACACTATAGAAGTAGATCAATCAATACCTGATGTTAAAGTAAACGACGGTAGGATTACTCACTTCGAATCAGGAGAATATAAACCAGATATAGGAAAGAAAAAACAACAAACATTACCACCTGCAATAGCAGAGAGAAATAAAAAAAGCAAAGGGAAAGTAAAATGGCAAAAGATCCTATAAATAGAAGGTATATTAGAGTTAAAGAACCATGGGGTGGTGGACACACACCTTATGATACAGGATTCGGCAATAGGTTACTACACTGGGATGCCTGTTATGTTTTAGAGAACGCTTCTACTACAGACCATTTCTTACAACTAGAACACAAGTATTGGCATGAAACCGAGTACTTAGAATTCCCAGCAGAAAAGATTTATAAACTAGAAGGTGATGACGATGAAGTAACTGATTGGTTAGCTAATTACGATTTCAATTACGATACTAAAGAGATTACTAAATTGCCAGTAATAGGCAACGAAGAAGTGGATAAGTTTCTGAACACTTCTGATTACATAGACTACGATCTTCCAGAAAATAGATATGTTGTGGATTTTGATTGGTCCTGTATCGATAAGATTTTAGCTAGAGCAGATGAGAAAGAAATTCCTACTGGACTTCACCGTGTAAAAATTAAAGACCACCAACTAAGATCTGCTATCAGACAAATAGCTACAGGGTGTGTAGGTCTTCATATAAGAAGAGGAAACGGAGTATACAAAACAAATAAAAATTATAAAGAACTTCCTGATAGTGTTAGAGATAATATTCAATATACACAAGTAGATGATACAATTTACAAGTACTGGGAAGATAGCAAATACGCAGCTTTAATAAAAGAAATACTAGAACAAACACCAAATCAAAAGTTTTATATTAGTTGTGACTTATTAGAAAAGGAATATATACATCTTAAAACAAAATTTAATGCAAGAATATATACAAGAAGAGATGTAATTAATTCACTACCTTCTTACTTAACAAAGAATGTAAACTTAGAAGATGTTGAGTGCTCTAAAAGAATTGCACTAGAAAGCGTAATAGATATGATGTGTTTAGCTAACTCTAATTTTATAGTTGGTGCCCCACATTCAACATGGTTATCATCAATTCAGAGAATGAGACCAGTACCTTATAATTTTATAAACGAAGGTAAAGATAGAATATTGAGAGAGTATGTAAAGTCATTAAACACTTATTCGACATTAGTATGAGTTTTGGATTAGTAGGAACATTTGAGAAACAAGTTGCTGAGTTCTATGGAGCTGATTACGGTGTAGCAGTAGACTGTTGTACACACGGATTAGAATTGGCTTTGAGATATACAAAGGCAGAAGAAATCTTAGTTCCTTATCATACTTATCTATCCGTACCTATGTTAGCAGATAAGCTAAATATTAAACGTACATTTATTCACGATGAATGGGAAGATTATTACTATATTACAAATAATATTATAGATTCAGCCGTTTATTGGAAAAAAAATTCGTATATTAAAGGTACGTTCATGGTACTTTCTTTTCAATTCCAAAAGCATTTAAGTTTAGGAAGAGGAGGTATGATACTAACAGACAATAGGGAGGCATCTCATAAATTAAGATGCATGACTTATGACGGTAGAGACAATTCAAACGGTCCATGGGCCCAACAAGATATAGAAGAAATAGGATATCATTATTATATGACTCCTGAGGTAGCAACTCAAGGATTGCATTCTTTAAACGATGCAGTAGCTAAGGTACCAAAGAAGTGGTCATATAAAAATTACCCTAATCTAAATAGTTTTAAAGTATTTAAGAATGGTTAACGTAAAAAACGAATACGGTAAATTAAAAGAAGTAATAGTCGGTAGAGTAGATAATGCAAACCAACCATTTCACGGTACTGACTTACATGCTATTAATTATGCAGATAAGAACTCAATACCTTCATCAGAAAGAGGCTTATTTGATCCTCAAGTGTATGAAGAGTCTGTTGAAGACCTAGATTTATTAGCAAAAGCATTAGAAGATTTCGGAGCGAAAGTTCACCGACCTAATTTGCTAGATACGAAAAAAACTGTGTCTAACGGCTATTGGGAAACAGATCAATACTATACATTCTGCCCTAGAGATACTATGACAGTCATTGGAGATACCCTTATAGAATCACCTATGACGTTAAGATCTAGACAGTTTGAGAACGATGCATATAGAGAGCTGTTTATTGATTATATGGACAAAGGAACCAAATGGGTTTGCGCTCCTAAACCGAGATTGACTGATGATTCGTATCAAAGAGATGACTTAGATAAATTAACATTAACTGAAGTAGAACCTGTATTCGATGCAGCTAATATTCTCAGACATAATGACGATATTCTTTACTTAAATTCTAATACAGGAAACAAGAAAGGGTATACTTGGTTAAAGAATATTCTAGGAGATAAATATAAGGTCCACTTCTTAGAAAATATGTATTCGTATTCTCATATTGATTCTACGATTGCTATTCTTAGAGACGGTCTGGCACTTGTAAATCCGTCAAGAATAAACGAAAGTAATATGCCAGAACTCTTTAAAGGTTGGGATATTATATATTCTCCTCCGATGGTAGATATTGGATATAAAGGAGTATTAAGAGCATCTGAATGGGTAGGTATAAATCTAATCTCATTAGACGAGAATACAGTATGTGTGGATAATAGACAAACAGAATTAATTAACGAACTAAAAAAATATAACATAGAAGCATTAGACTTAAAGATTAGACACTCTAGAACATTAGGAGGTTCTTTTCACTGTTGTACTGCTGATATGGTAAGAGACTAATTATGAAATTTACATTAATAGGCGGCGCAGGATTTATTGGAAGTCAACTAATGACTTATCTGCCACAATTTGGACACGAAGTAAAAGTTATTGATAACTTAACATATGGGCAAAACTTTGGTTACCCTGATGAAGTGAAGTTAATTAATGACGATGTAAAGAATATAGGTAGATATGAGACTGAACTTAATGAAGCAGATTACGTTTTCTATATGGCATCACCTAGGTTAAATGAAATAAATGACTTAGAAGAACCATTACCTCATCTTGCAGGATTAAAAACAACCCTTGATATTTGCCAAAACAACAATACTCAGGTAATTTTCTTTAGTAGCTGTTCTGTTTACGGCTACAGAAAGAATATGGTTAATGAATTATCTACTACTAAAGTAACCTCTTTATACTCTAAGCTAAAAATAGATTCTGAAAATCTACTTAAAAAATACGATGAAGATAGGTTTAAAATAGTTAGACTATCAACTTTATTTGGCACATCAGGAGTAGGTAGAAATGATTTACTTGTTAATAACTTTGTTAAGGATGTGTTATTTAGCCAATACTTAGAAGTATATGATCCAGAAGCATGGAGACCTAATATCAATATACATACTCTCTGCGGGGTACTAAAAGAACTTGCAGAAAAAAATGCTTTCCAAAGTATATTAAATATTGGGTATAATATTTTGAATACTACTAAACAGGAATTAATACTTAAAATGGTAACGAGAAATAAATTAGATTTTACTGTTAAGTATTACTCTCCTGATGATAGTAGGAGCTACAAAGTAGACTTTAGTAAAATGGAAGAGCTGATTGATTTAGAACCTATACAATATGTAGACGGAATAGACCAATTAGTAAGTACTTTCAGAGAGGTTATAATAGAACAAAACCAAGACAATGAGTAAAGAAACTATACTAATTACAGGTGTTGCAGGACTACTAGGAAGTAGGTTAGCTGAATACTACAGAAAAAACTACCCAGATACCAAAATAGTGGGTATAGATAACTTATCAGGAGGATTTAGAGAGAACGTTCACAAGGATACTATCTTTTATGAGACTGATTTAGTGAGTGAAAACATCCAAGGTATCTTTTCAGCACATCAGCCGGATTATGTTTACCATTTTGCTGCATATGCCGCAGAAGGTCTCTCCCCTTTTATAAGAACATATAATTATAATAACAATGTTGTTGCTACTGCAAAGATAGTTAATGAATGTATAAGAGCTAACGTAAAGAGGTTAGTATTTACGTCTTCTATGGCAGTATACGGTCACGGTTGGGAAGGTAAAAGACCTTTTGATGAAGGAGATATTCCTAAACCTATAGACCCGTATGGAATTGCAAAATACGCCTGTGAGATGGATATTCAAGTTGCTGGAGAACAGCACGGATTAGACTGGTGTATTATTAGACCTCATAATGTCTACGGTATAGGGCAGAACATATGGGATAAATATAGGAACGTTCTCGGTATCTGGATGTATCAATACATGAATGGACAAGCAATGACAATATTTGGAGATGGAACTCAGACTAGAGCATTTAGTAATATTGAAGACTGTTTAGAACCTCTATATAAAGCTTCTAAGATAAAAGAAGCATCAAAACAGATTATTAACTTAGGTGGAATTAAATTTCACAGTATTAACGAATCTAATGCTATTCTTAGAGATGTTATTAAAAACGGTAAAGTTGAGCATGTAGAAGGAAGACATGAAGTTAAAGATGCTTATCCAACCTGGGCAAAGTCACAGGAGATATTAGGATACGAATATACCGTAGAGTTAAACGAAGGTTTAAGTGAAATGTGGGATTGGGCACAACAGCAACCAAAAAGAAAAAGATTCTTTTGGGAAAATTATGAATTAGATAAAGGACTATATAGTTTCTGGAAAGATGAACCTAGTATTTGAAAATTTAGAAACATCTCTTAACCTAGCAGGTGAAGATAAAAATGGCAATGAAAGAATTTGCTTGTCTCCGTATGCTAATAGGTTAAATATACTGAAGACAGAACACAGAAGCCTTCATGAAAAGAGAACTGAAGATTGGATATTTTTCCAATCAGGAGAAGATAAGATAAAATGGAATATTAATACATACTCTGTAGAAGATGTAGTTAAAGACCCTAGCATTAAATATATTATCCCAGTAGGAGTTCATGAATCTCCTCTAACTTGGGCAGGATACGCAGGAAAATATAGCACTATATTTGATCTAGTTAGCGATACATACCTTAAGCATTTACGAGAAGGAAGAGCATACATATTATTTGATAATACTCTTGAGGGCTACCATACTGATTGGCTATTTGATTTCTTTTACGATGAAGCGGTTAGATTAAGTATTGATCCGAGTAACATAATACTTACAACAGGAAATGCTCAACTAGAACAGAGAGCTGAAGAGTGGGAAAAAAAGACAGGTAAAAAATGTATTCAGACACTTGGGTATACACATTTTGAATTTGATGTATACCTTAACATAGACCACTATAATAGGAAAGGTCAAAATATTCCTACTTATGAAGACCACCTTAAATATAAAGATAACAATCCACTATTAATTAAACCTTATAACTTCCTAAACCGTAAACCTAGGAAGCATAGAATAGCACTTTTTAATAAACTATTTCATGCAGGGTTACTTCCTGATGGATTAATAAGTATGAACCCCTGGAATGATGAAGTACTTCACGAAGCTGTAGACATAGACGGCTGGTCTCCTGAAGTACAGCAGTTAGAACATTCACATCAGTTTACCCCAATGCGTTGGGATGGAACAGACAACTTAGCTAACCCTGGAGATAAGATTGCAAGACTAAATGAAAAGTCAATGTTAAATTCATGGTGTACTATAGTTAGTGAAGCTCAATTTGACGATTCTCAACAGTCTGTATTTTTATCAGAAAAAGTATTTAAACCTATAGCATGTAGTCATCCATTTCAAATATTAGGAGCTAAAGGTTCATTGAAAGAACTAAAAAAACTAGGTTACCTTACTTTTGATAATTTATTTGATGAATCTTATGATGAGTTAGATAATATAGAAAGATTAGATGCTATAGTAGAAAACATTAACTCTTTAGCTGATAATAACGAATGGCATAATCATTTTCGCTGGATGAAATCTAGATTGAAATATAATAGAAACGTTTTAACATTTAATGCTCTTTTTAAACCTCCAAAAGGATTTCACAAATTTAATAGATTATGCAATACAGCATCAGAAAAAGTTTAAAAGTAAATAAAGACTCTAAGTTAATTATAGCTTTAGGAGATTCTTTTGTCGAAGGTCAAGGAGCTGTATCGAAAGAGACATGGGAGAAATATGATTGGTCAGAATCTAAAATGACTATGATTAATCCTATGTCTGATGAATTTAATTCCTTAAGAGAAGAGGAACATAATAATGCTTTCGTTAATGTATTATGTAAAAAACATTTTCCTGATTATACTCCTATTAACTTAGGATATAGAGGTAACGGAAACAGAGCAACAGTAAAAGCTCTAACCACTCTTCATCCAGACTTAAACTTAGGAGTAGCAAAAGAAAAAATAGTAATATTCTTCGTAGGTCAAATGGTTAGGTTTGACTTTTTTAATAAAGGTCTGAACAATAGTCATAACTATTTTCATACAATATGGCCAACTATAACTGATAGCGAAGAAATTGGTCTACAGAACTTATGGAGTGGATATGCTACTGAAGTATACTCACCTGTAACTGAAGCTTTAGAAGTTATTTCAAACATTGTCGAAGTACAAAACTGGTGCAAACTTAATAATGCAAAGTTGCTTTTAGTTAATTCTTTTACTCATGCTTTTGAAAGAGAAAAACTTATAGACGCTCTTACAGACTTTACACCAGGCTTTAAAGACGAAGATGGACTCATTGTAAACTTAGTAGACACGATAGATTGGAGCAACTTAGCTATGCTACCAAAAGGAAGAAAGCAAATGGTAGATGTACTATTAGATAGGGAAAATAGACATGATTTAGCAGGAAATGATCACCTATGGTACTTCTGGCCTAGAGAACTTAAAAACTTTACTCCTAAAGGGCTAATGACACCTTGTTCTCATCCATCACCTAAAGGTCATCAACTCATAGCTAAAGTATTAGCAAAAGTAATTAAAGGAAAGAAGTATGAGCAATAAGATTGAAAATAGTTACCTACCTATACCTGATACCTGGGACGGATTGGACTGGCTGCAGATTAACCTCAGTGAAGAAGGTTATGATTCTATTTTTGCTGGCCCTAGACCTAACGGTACTTCAAAGACTTGGTATAAAAAAGAAACAGGTACTTTTCACTACCCTTATAACTTAGGCATCTGGAATTTTTTTGGAGAAACAGGAGAGTGGTTTGATGCTGAAAAATTAGAACTACAGCATCGTCCTCATATTATAGATCCGAATCACTGTTTTTATAAAAGTAAAGATAAACTATCAGGCGCTAATCATTTATATATTATAACTGTTTTTAATCCTCAATTCTTTGAATTAAATAGAGAATTAGGATTTAGTTTAATCGATCAACAATATCAAAATGATATAAGAAACGGTGATGCTGCAGTTGTACTATTTTACCCATGGGAAGGTTATTCCGGAATGGAAGGAAATGACGATTTTAAAATAGCAGAAGAATGGAGGAAAAAAGCTCATTTTCCTAAAGGATCAGTTCACTTCTTTACTGGAAACTTAGAAGCAGACGGACACGATGATATTAAAAACTCAGGAATAAAAGTACACCCTTATAATACTTTTGATAATTGGAACGCAGATAAATTTGAGGAGCCATTAATTGATTTTATTCCTAACGATAATAAATTTTTATACCTTAGTTATAATAGAAATCCTAGAGGACCTAGAATTTATTTAGGAGCTAAGTTAATTGAATATAACTTACTCGATAAAGGTTTAGTTAGTTTAGGTAAACCAGATTGGTGGACTCCAAATAATGTATTAAGAGCAGATGGTATCCGAGATCAAGAGTATGCAAAGCTAAATAAACAACTGCCGATAGAGATTGGTAAAAAATTATTCTTTAACCTAGCCTGTAATATAGATTTACAAGATTTTCAATCAACCTTTTGTTCTATAATTACTGAAACTTTAGTAGAGAACAAAACACTATTCATATCAGAAAAAACATGGAAAGCTATACAAGTAGGACACCCGTTCTTTCTTTTAGGAAACCCAGGTACTCTAAATTACTTAAGAAATAGAGGATATAAGACCTTTGATCGATGGTGGGATGAAAGTTACGACCATGTAACGGAATACAGATTAAGAGTAGAAATGATTCTTAAAGAAGTAGATAGATTTAGCAAAAAAAGTAAAGAAGAGCTGATAGAGATAAGAAAAGAAATGCATGAAGTGTTAGAGTTCAACAAACAACTTCATTATAGAAATATGATTCAGAAGTGGGGATACGGAACAAGCGAAAAACCAGAACAAGTCTTAAGAGAACTTTGGGGAATATACGATAAACTAGGCAATGGAAAAGATATTATGTAGTAGAGAGCCCTACGACAGTATAATAGGGCACAATAGACCAAACGGCACTTCTAGAACTTGGAATATGCAAGAAGGTGGGAAAATACCCACTCTACTTCATACTCTTACACCTGATGTAATTAATGCATACATAGAGGATCCAAGTAAGTATAACGATCATCACTATTCTCTTTCATTCCATGAAGATTATGAGGACGTAGAAATAGAAGACATAGGTGACAATAAACACATCTACATAATTAGAGTTTATAATCATAATTTTTTTAGATTAAACTTAGATACCGGTTTTTCTTGTATATCTAAACTTGTATTAGAGGACATTAAGATAGGTAAGTGTGCCTTAATTATTGAATGTACAACAGAAGGGAAGTATACTAGAACTGCAAACACTGAACTAGATATAATTGAAAGATGGAGAATCAAAGCTGAGCTACCTGATTATAGCGTAAGCGTAATACACGGTAATTTAATATGTGATACATATGTTAAGGCTAACAACCTGAAAATAAATGCATACGGTTGCAGCTCATTCGAAACATTTTTCAATCCACCTGAGGAGTATATAGTCGATGAAGAAAAAATTGTACCTTTTGATGCTAAAATTAGTAATCCTCAAAAATATTTCTTATCTTACAACAGACAGCCACGTAACCATAGACTTCTTTTTGGATACCTAATGTGGCAAGAAAGAATAATAAACAAAGGATTGATAAGTTTAAGTTTCCCAAAAAACAGATTAAGATACTCAGACATTTATACAGGTAATGTAATAAACGAAAATTCGTTTAATAAATTTAGAAGCGAAGGAGAAAGAAGTATTGATATCTCAACTGTAGATAATTTAGCAACAAACTTTACTTTATCAAATTATGAAAGTACATTCCTATCAGTAGTTTCAGAAACTGTTATGGACCCTGGATGTATATTTTTCTCAGAAAAAATATGGAAACCTATTAGTGTTGGGCATCCTTTTATAATAATGGGTTCACCGTTTTCTTTAGAGAAACTCAAAGATATGGGATATATGACTTATGATTCTTTATGGGACGAATCTTATGATAAGATAGTTTCTGAAGCTGATAGAGTTATTGCTATTACCAGGTTACTAAAAAGCATTACATTAAAATCAGATGATGAACTTAATGAACTTAAGTTAAAGTCTATTCCTATTGCTATACATAATAAGAGAGTATTTAGAGAGTATATCTCTAAAGAATACAAAGGTAAAGAGAATCTTCATGGAGTTATTCTACCTATTACTAACATTACAAAAAAAATATACGACAACTTAGGGTACTCTAAAGACATATGAAAAACTTATACTTAATACAAGTAGCGGATAAATATGGTCCTAATAGCTTTTTACCGGTAGCTATTAGCTATCAATGGATGTATGCTAGTACAAGTAAAGCAGTAAAAGAAAACTTTGAAGTAGCAGACGTATTAATAGAAAAGAAAAATCCACATACATATGTAGATTCTTTAGAAAAAGAACCTCACGTAGTAATGTTAAGTTCCTATGTCTGGAATTGGGAATATAATAAAGTACTCGCTAAATTAATTAAAGATAAATACCCAGATTGTCTTACTATTACCGGTGGACCAAATGTAGATAAAAGAGATAAAGAATTCTTTGAAAAGTATCCTATGTTTGATATCGCAGTAATGGGAGAAGGAGAACAGGCTTCAAAAGAAATCCTCAGAAGATATTTGAAAGGAGAATCATATGATGATATCCCTCATGTATTTCCTAAAGGCGGTACTTTATGTCCCCTTCCACAAAGGGCAGATAACTTAAATTTAATTCCCTCACCGATCCTAACAGGTTTTTATGACTGGATTATGGAAAGAGTTGAAAAGGAACATGGTCCTCAAATGTGGCAAGTTACTTACGAAACACTTCGAGGTTGTCCCTATAGATGTACTTTTTGTGATATTGGAGATTTATATTGGCAAAAGATTAAAACCTTTGAAATGCCTAGAGTCGAGAAAGAGATCGATTGGATGTCTGATAGAAAAATAGAATACGTTGCAGTATGTGACTCTAATTGGGGATTAATGCCAAGAGATGTAGATATAACTAAGTACGTAATAAAAAAGAAACTCGAAAATGGGTACCCTAAATTCTGGGACGTAACATGGGCTAAAGCTAACTCAGATCGGATATACGAAATAGCAATGTTAGATAAAGAAGCAGGAACTAGACTCTTTAAAGGAGTTACTTTTGCTATGCAGTCTTTACATCAAGAAACATTAGATGCTTCTAGAAGATTAAACCTTAAATATGATGCTGCTTTTGAATACTTAGAAAAATACAGAAAAGAAGATATACCTACCTACTCTGAACTAATATGGCCAATGCCAGAAGAAACCTACAGTTCATTAAAAGATGGTATTCAAAGATTAATTGATTTAGGGCAAAAAGACTTCTTGATGGTACACCCCTTAGTATTAACATTTAATGCTGAAATGGGTCAACCAGAGTATATAGAAAAACACGGACTTCAATTTAGAGACGTCCCGTTAGATACTTTTTACTTAAGTGTAGATGATTTAGAAGACTATATAGTTGAAAAGACCTGGGGTGTTATTGGAACTAATGCAGCGAATCCGATTGAAGTATATAGAGGTCATTTATTAGCTCACCTTCTCATAGTCATGTACTATTACGGTTGGGGACATTATCTCTTAGAGTATCTAAACTCGAAATACGAATATAAACACATAGACGTTATAGAGAAAATGTTAGAGTACTTTATGGATACAGACACACTTATCGGTAGAGAGTTGCAAGAGACGGTAGATTCATTAACTGCAGTTTTTGATAGACAAGAGTTTTGGGGTAGACAGGTATTAGGTGATGATGATGTATTCTGGGAATATAAAGGAGCAACGAGTATAGTGTTTTATAAGAATATAGACTTACTTAAATCAGAACTCAACAAATTCTGTACAGATAAACTAAAAATAGATGCAACAGATGCTATTGAGTTAAATATTGATATGTGTCATACTAATGATAGAGTATACCCATTTACTAGAACATATAAACTTGACTCAGTAAAACATGCTTTAGGAGTTGAAGAGGAAACACTTACATTAGATCATTACGATAAGGAAGAGATGACAGATAAAGAGTTCTTCCACTTAGCCTACCATTATCAAAGAAAGAATAGATACTGGAGGTGTAACATTAACCGCGCTTAAAGTTGCTTTTTAGCTATTTATATCATATATTGTTATAACAGATTAATACAGTTTCAATGAAAATAGGATTTATAGGAGTTGGCAAACTCGGTAAAGAATCAGCCGAAGTCATGGCTGAAAAACATGACGTAATAGGTTACGATATTAATACAGTATCCCCTGAAAATTTTAAAATGGTACCTTCGATTAAAGACGCATGTCAAGATCGACAACTTATCTTTATTGCTGTACCAACACCTCATCACCCAGACTATGACGGTAGGTACCCTACAGCACATTTACCTAATAAAGATTTTAACTACCAAATAGTTAAAGACGTACTTACAGAAGTAAATAAACACGTTAACAGGGAACAACTAGTAGTACTTATATCTACAGTTTTACCAGGTACAATACGAAGAGATTTTATAGATTTAATTCCTAATGGTAGGTTTATCTATAACCCATACTTAATTGCTATGGGAACAGTAAAATGGGATATGGTTAACCCTGAAATGATTATTATTGGAACAGAAGACGGTTCTACAACAGGAGATGCTAAATTACTTTTAGATTTCTATCATACATTTATTACCGAAGGTACTAGATATGAAATAGGTACTTGGGATGAAGCAGAAGGAATAAAAATATTCTACAATACATTTATATCTACTAAAGTAGCTTTAGTTAATATGATACAAGATGTAGCTGAAAAATCAGGTAATATTAATGTAGATGTAATAACAGGCGCACTCGAAAGATCTACACAAAGGATATTAGGTCCTTCCTATATGAAAGCAGGAATGGGAGATGGAGGAGGTTGCCATCCTAGAGACAATATTGCACTAAGGTATATGGCAGAAAACTTAGACATAGGATATGACTTATTCGATGCTATTATGAATGCTAGAGAAAAACAAGCAAAGAATCTAGCTGATAAACTAGTAACCTTAGCAAAGAATGCTCAGTTACCAATTATAATTTTAGGTAAAGCATACAAACCAGATGTTGACTATGAAGATGGCTCTACATCAATACTTACAGGTCATTTCTGTGCTGAACAAGGTATTGTACCAGAATATGATCAACCAGTACCCTACAAAGCGGTGTACCTATTAGGACATATGGGCAAGCATCATGATTATGAATTCCCCGAAGGGTCTATAGTATTAGATCCATGGAGATCATATACTGCTAAAGATGAATCAATAGAGGTGGTGCACTATGGCAATACAAGATTACAATAAGAAAAGACTGTTCATTGTCGGATGTAGTTACTCTAAATATGCTTATCCTACATATGCAGATATTCTAGGAGCAGACTTTGATGAAACAATTAATGCAGCAGCTTCAGGCGCAGGAAACACATATATCTTTAATACTGCTGTTCACTTACTAAGCAAATACGAGTTTACTGAGAACGATACTGTGATAGTTCAATGGTCAGGTATAACTAGATGGGACCATATTCACGGACATGACATATACTTTAGAACTCCAGGTACTTTAGAATACCAAGAAGATATTCCTCTTAAAGTTGTCGATAAATACTTTAATTTAGTTGCCGAAGCATATAAACTTATTAATTATGTAAGAGCAGTAAAAGATGTTAGCAGGCACCTTAAATGTAAGTTTGCTACCTTTAATATGTTAGACCCTTGGATTTCTCTTTTTTACGGAGAACCATACTCAACTAGCTTCTTTAATAAAGATATAGACTATATAAAAGAATATTATCCATTTGAAAAACTAAAAGAAGCTTTTAATAAAGCAAAAGCATTGTCAAGTGTAGAAGAATTTATATGGGGAGTACCTATGGAACGTCCTCACTACTATTATGAAGGTCCTGGAAAGAGACAAGACGAAACACATCCTTCTACAACACAACATTTAGCATTCGCAAAGTATTTAGATAAAGAGTTAAATTTAAATGGAACTAATTTATACACAGAACAGATGAGTAAATACCTCAAAGACATTGAAGATGTATTTTGCGAACCTGATCTAGATTTTGATAAATTAGCAAAAAATGAAAAACCCCAATATCGTTTATTTGGTTACGGGTCTAGCTGGAATAAAAACAAACACCTTCAATTACCTTACAAAAATTACCCTTCTAAGATATTCAATAAAGGGTACCAAGCGTATGACAATGACATGAAAACATGGAAGCAGTAATTATCTCAGGTTACTTAAAAGATCTGTCCGATAATATAATTCCATTTATTAAAGGTAATGACTTATATGTTCATACCTGGAATGATAGAGATAATACAAGATGGTTAAATAAACTTGAAAGATATAGGAAGTATACTAATAAGATGATATGTTATGTAGATCCTCCTAAGTACGAAAAAAAGCTTTATTCTTATTTTTATTCAACTTATAGAGCGTTAGATCTTATACCTAATATAGATATATACGACAAGATAGTAAAATTTAAACCTAACTTGATAGGAGATAAGATTGAATTTAAAGGTGATACACAGAAATACTTTAATAAAGCTAAACTAGCTACGAGACCTTTATTAAAAGACTACAACAGAGAAGACTGTTTATATGGCTCAGTATACTATAAGAATATAGATGAAAGATTATTTTCTGGTCATTCGTTGGCTTTTAAAAAAAACTTTCTTATATTAAATGATATAGAGGCGTCTATGTATAAACTAGATAACACGTTAGAACAGAAGTACGGAAAAGAATACGAAGGAAGTATATTTTGGACTGAGTGGTTTAGTAATAATAAAACGCCAATAATAGTAGATACAGATTTAATCATACCTAATAATAAAATGTAATGGCAAAAAAAACTAAATTAGCACAAGAAGAAATTCAAGCACTTGAAAACATTAAAACAAAAAATATAGCTATCGTCGAAGAATTCGGGAGAATAGGTATAATTAATTTAGATATAGAAGCTAGACAAGAAAGAGCAGAAGACTTCTTAGCTAAGTTAAGAAATGAAGAAGTTAACTTATCAAAATCACTAGAAGAAAAGTACGGAAAAGGTACAGTAAATCTAGAAACTGGAGAGTTTAACTCCCTTAAGTAAAAACTTTTTTAACTTACATTTTTATCTTAGTAGGTTTTCAACTTTCTTTTCCTATTTATAAATGTTAATATCATACGAACAGGCAGATCTGTTTTCGATTTACTAACGATATTTATAAGAGAACGAATAATCTAATTTAAGATACAATGGCAGAATCATTAATCTCCCCAGGGGTACTATCAAGAGAGCAAGATAGATCTTTTATTGCTCCCGCTCCATTAGAAGCTGGTGCAGCTTTTATAGGGCCAACAGTAATCGGACCAGTAGAAGAACCAACAGTGGTTACTTCATACGGTAGCTACCAAAGCAAATTTGGTGTTACTTTCGAGTCTGGTTCTAACAAATACGAATTTTTAACCTCACTAGCAGTTAAGTCCTACTTTGAGCAAGGAGGTAACTCAGCATTGATTACTAGAGTAGTAAACGGTTCCTTCACTGGAGCTTCTAACTCTACAATCGCTTCAGCAGATGCAGGTACAGCGCCATTCACTATCCAAACTTTAGGAAAAGGAGCTATACTTAATAACTCTACAGGAGCAGGAGATGCAGGAGCACAAAATAGCGACGGGTCACTAGTTGACGGAAGCGCAGAAAATATTAGATGGGAAATCGGTAACGTTGACGCAAAGAACGGTACATTCTCATTATTGATCAGAAGAGGAGATGATAATTTAAGTCAAAAGACAGTACTTGAATCATTCAACGATCTTAGTTTAGATCCTAATTCAGAAGGATACGTTGCTAAAATTATTGGAGATCAGTATAAGTCTAAATCAGTAGATGGTGGACAGACTTATATCTCTACAAAAGGATCATATGTAAACAGATCTAACTACATTAGAGTAGCATCTGTAGACAGACAAACACTTAATTACTTAGCTAACGATGGAGTTTCAGTAAGAACAGCAGCATACACTGGTTCTTTACCGGTAGCATCTTCTGGATCTTTCCACGGAGCAGCAGGTAATTTATATCAGTCAACTGAACCTAACAAACATTTCTCAGAAATTTCAGCTGGAAATACACAAGGTTTAGAAGCAGCAGATTATTCGGATGCTATTTCAATTTTAACTAACCAAGACGAATACGTTTTCAATATCGTTTCTGCTCCAGGATTAATTTATTCATTCGGAGATCATAAAACTCAATTAGATGCAGTTATTTCATTAGCATCTAATAGAGGAGACAATATTGCAGTAGTAGATTTATCTTCATATGGAACTTCAGTATCTAATGCAGCAGGAAATGCAGCATCAGTTAATAGTTCTTATGCAGCTACTTACTGGCCTTGGCTACAAATGCAGTCTTCAACTGGCAAGTTAGAGTTCGTTCCTGCCTCAGTTGTAATTCCAGGTGTATATACATTCACTGACGGAGCTGCAGCACCATGGTTTGCACCAGCTGGTTTAACTAGAGGTGGAATATCAGATGTAATTCAAGCAGAAAGAAAATTAACTAGATCTCAAAGAGATACATTATATAGTGCTAATGTTAACCCAATCGCTACATTCCCAGGAAGTGGAATATCAGTATTCGGTCAAAAGACATTACAGAAGAAAAAATCAGCACTAGATAGAGTAAATGTTAGAAGACTATTAATTGACCTTAAGAAATTCTTAGGAGATCAAGCTAAATCATTAGTATTCGAACAAAATACAATTGCAACAAGAAATACATTCTTGTCTAACGTTAATCCTTACTTAGAATCAGTGGTACAGAGACAAGGTCTTTATGCTTACAGAGTAGTAATGGACGACACGAATAACACCGCAGACGTAATTGACAGAAACCAATTGGTAGGGCAGATATTTATTCAGCCTGCAAAAACAGCGGAATTCATTACACTTGATTTCGTAATCTTACCAACAGGTGCAACATTAGGTGAATAAATTTAAAAGTTGAATATTTATAATAAAGATAACATAAAATGGCAGTATTAGATCCTAACGAAATAATGTTCAGAGCTTTCGAACCGAAAGTCCAAAACAGATTTATCATGTATATTGATGCAATTCCATCATTCATGATAAAAAACGTCAAAGCACCTACGTTTACAGACAACGTAGTAAAGCTAGACCATATAAATTCATACAGAAAAATTAGAGGAAAGAGAGAATGGGCAGAGATGACTATGACTCTATACGATCCGATAACTCCAAGTGGAGCACAAGCCGTAATGGAATGGGCAAGACTAGGATACGAATCAGTAACTGGTAGAGCTGGATATTCAGATTTCTACAAAAAAGATTTAACTCTTAACGTATTAGGTCCTGTAGGGGACGTAATTGGAGAATGGATCATTAAAGGTGCATTCGTTACAAACGGAGACTTTGGTCAATTTGACTGGTCTTCTGATGCAGTAGTTGATTTAGGAATTACAATCAACATGGATTACTGTATATTGAATTACTAGGAATAAAATACTTTATTATATATTAAGAAGCCCCCTTGTGGGGCTTTTTTTTAGTTTATAGTTGTTTCTAAAAGTTTATATTCGTATATTTATATATAAACTAGTTCTAATTATTAATAATTTATGGAAAATCAAGTAAAAAAGGCAGAAAAGCCTAAATTTCAAATCCCTACCGAACAGGTAGACATTCCATCTAAAGGTAAGTTATACCCATCCGATCACCCTCTGGCCAGTGGTAAAGTCGAAATGAAGTATATGACTGCCAAAGAGGAAGATATCTTAACGAATCAAAACTACATTGAAAAAGGAGTAGTAATTGATAAGTTATTACAATCACTAATCGTATCAGATTTCAACTACAACGATTTACTTATTGGAGACAAAAATGCAATTATGGTTGCAGCACGTATATTATCTTACGGTAAAGATTACGATATTCAATATAACGGTAAAGATATTACAGTTGATTTAACTGAAATCAAAGATAAAGAGTTAGATTTCGATAGTCTTGAACAAGGACAGAGAGAGTTTACTTTTGGACTACCTAAAAGTGGTAATGAAGTAACTTTTAAACTTCTTACTCATGGAGATGATAAAAACATTGACAGAGAAGTAGAAGGACTAAAGAAAATCAACAGAGAAAGTAGCGCTACACTATCAACTAGAATGAAGTACATTATTACTTCAGTAAATGGAGATAGAGAGGTATCTACAATAAGACAGTTTGTTGACCAAGGGCTATTAGCTCAAGATGCAAGAGCATTGAGAGAAGAATACGCAAGAGTACAACCAGATGTTGAATTTAAAGTCTACCATGTGGATGAAGACGGTGTTGGGGAGGACATCGACGTCCCTGTGACGATCAACTTTTTTTGGCCTGACGCCTAACGCTGCTGCGGAAACGCGAAGCAGATTATTTCGGCAAATACACGACATAGTATTTCATGGTAAAGGTGGCTATGACTGGCATACTGTGTATAACATGCCGATATGGTTAAGAAGATTAACTTTCAACTATATTAACGAGTGGTATAAAGAGCAAAACGAAGAAAACGAAAGCGCTCAACAACAAACCACAGATAATAGACCAAAAGGACCGGATATTTCTCCATCCTATAGCACAACGGCTTCTAAATAATTAGGAGCCTTTGCTATTTATATTAAACTCATAGGTAAATGGCGGAAGAAAAAGATCCCCTACAAGGTAACGAAGGAGCTACACAAGCACGTATAGATCAATTAAAAATGATCAATAGGGAAGGAGCGCAAGCTAAAGCAGCTCTTGAAGGGTTAGCTGGTGCCTTTAAGAATCTTGGAGCAGCCGATGCTGTCTTCGCCGAACGCGCAGTTAAGTCTAGTAATGAGATAGCAGGACAAGTAAAAAACTTTAGTAAATCATATAAAGATAATATTGATCTTGCTAAAAAACTTTCTGGTTTTACTACGAACCAGCTAAAAGATACAAAAACACGTAATGCTTTTGAAAAACAGGTACTCAAAGCTGAAGCAGAACAAGCATCAGTACAGGCACAAAAAGCCGAGCTAGCAGAAAGAGCAGAAGTACTCGGTCGAGAATTATACGCGAATGAGGTATCTCTTTTAGAACAGATTAAACAAGTTGTTTTAGCTGAAGAACAAGTTATAGCTGCTAAACAACAACAAAAAGACATATCTAAAGATGCGGAGGCTCAACGAAAAACAGCTTCTGATGCAGCATTTGAATCTCAAAAGAAGAGTGAAGACTTATCAAAGCAAATAGCTTTACTATCCAGCAAGGAAGGATTAAAAGCTTTTGAACAATCAAAAGGGGCAAAAGCAACACAAGGTGAGTTAGTTAAAATAATAAATCAGAAAAAAGCACAGCTAGCTGCTGAACAAGATAATATAAAAGCTCAATCGGAGCAAATGGAAGCTGCTGAAAAAATGAAAACTGACGCTTCCAACGTAGTAAAATCGGCAGAAGATAAGCTTAAGGTAGAAAAAGCAGTAGCAGAAGCATTAGAAGAACAGCAAGAAGACTTATCAGCTCAGGTAATTACCACTGATATGATGGTTGAAAACCTTAGCAAAGCAGCTCAAGAGATAGAAAATGGTTTAAACTATGCTCAAGGATTATCTACTGAAATAGAAAAAGTAAATAATGCCACTCCAAAATTTATAGAAGCATTTGAGAAATTTGGAGCTGCTGCATCTGGTATACCTATTATAGGTAGCGCAATTAGCTTCTTAACTGGTGGTATATCGGAGGCTTCTAAGAAGTTTAAAACACTAAAAGCAGAAGGAAAAGGAGCAGGAGAAGCGGTTAGAAAAGCTTTTGGAGGATTTGTATTTGCAGGACTTACAGCTGCATTAACAGCATTCATTTCTTTAGCAGTTGATGGAGCCAAAAAGTCTTCTGAAGCTGTAGTAACATTAAATAAGAGCGTTGCTGGATCGATGGTAAATATGCAAGCTCAGATGAGTCGAGTTTCTGCAGCAGCCGGAAAATTTAGTGTACCTTTAAATGAAGCTGCCGCTACAATAGCAGGAATAAATGATTCTCTTGGTACGTCTTTAGACTTTACCAAAGAAACTACAGAACAAGCTATTAAGTTAGCAAATAAATACGGAGTATCTGTTGATGCCGTAGCTCATATAGTTAAAAATTCAGCAGCGAATAAAAAGACAATGACTGAGACTGTTGATGCAGTCACAGCAGGAGTAGCTAGGTTTAATGAGATGAATAACGTCTCTATAAGTACTAAAGCTATTTTTGAAGATATAGGTAAAGCCTCTGCCACAACTTTAAGAGGCATAGGGAAACAACCTGGAGCATTAGCAGCAGCCGCTGCAGCAGCAAGATCGTTAGGTATGTCAATGGAGGACATAAGAGCTGCATCTGAATCAACAACAGACTTCCAGAAAAGTTTAACTGATGAAATGACTACTGAGATGATGCTCGGTAAACAGTTAAACTTAAATAAATTAAGAGAAGCAGCTTTAACAGGAAATGTAACTACACAGGCCGAAGAAATGAAAAGGCTTGTTATGGAGAACCAAGGAAGAATTGGTAATAACGTAAAACTTCAAGAACAGTTTGCTGCTACATTAGGTATCACAAGAGACCAATATAATGATATTATAAAAAACGGTGAGGCCCTATCTACTTTAACTGAAAAATCAGGAGCAGCAGAAGAAGCAAACGGCAAAGCTAGAAAAATGTCTCAAGAAGATATTGCTAAATCTGTAGAAAAAACAACCGGCAAGTTAACTTCTTTAGGAGACAAAATTGCAAAGTTCCAAGAAAACATGGCTCTTGGAGCAAATAGTTTTGCCTCAGATATAATTGACGGTTTTGACGATGGATTCATGGCTGGTATGTCAAATATCGGGAGTATGATGTGGGATGAAATATCTAAAGCTTTTGAAGAAGGCTTTGACTATTTTAAATCTGGTTCAAACGTAGGAAGATTTTTAGGAGTTTTAGCAGTTGGAGGAGGAGCAGCAATAACATTTAAAGCTGCAAAAGGTGTTTTTAGCGGGATTAAAAGTTTCTTAGGACTAGGTTCTAATAAACCTACAGGTAGCGCAATGGATCCTATTCATACCGTAAGTGGAGGAATGAATGCCGGAGATCTTACCCAATCTTTAGGTAAAGCGGGGTTCTTTAAACAGGTAAAAACTTTATTTAAAAAGCCTCAAGTGTTCTTTAGAGCATTGAAAATGAAAGGTGGCTTCTTAGGTAAACAAATAGGTAGATTTGGAACGATGTTCTCTAAAATGAAACTTCCAAATCTTACTAAGATATTCTCTAAAATAAAATTACCTAATTTAGGTAACATTTTCTCTAAACTTAAATTTCCTTCAGGAGCAGCTAGTGGTATATTAAAAACCGTAGGGGGTAAGATATTAGCACCATTAGAATTAGCAATGGGTGCTTTTAAAGGTGTTAATCAAGTTAAAGATTTAACTGCTGAACAAAAGAAAGAACAAGGTATCCGAGAGGATATGGGCGTAGTTGAAGCCGGCGTCTTAGGTGCTTTAACTGGAGGAGCTGAAAAAGGCTCGATGTTTAGTGAAAAATTAGGTATAGAGAAAGGCGGTGCAGGAGATGAAGCATTAGGTATTGCTTCTGCAGGTGCTAGAGGTGCAATGACAGGAGCAGCTATTGGTTCAGTTATTCCTGTGGTAGGTACAGCTGTAGGCGCAGCTGTTGGTGGAGCAATAGGGTTAATATCAGAAGGGTTTAAAGTATTCTCAGACCCTAATTCTACACTTAGAAAAGGAGTAAGCGAGTTTGCAACTGCTACTTGGGATAAAGCTAAGGAGATAGGTAATAAAGTTAAAGAAGGTGCCATTATGGTAGGCGCCAAAATTAAAGACTTTGCTGTAGGTGTTAAAGACAAAGCTGTTGAAGTAGCAGGTAGAATGAAAGACTTTGCGGTCGGAGTAAAAGATAAAGCATTTGCATTTGCCTCATCTGTCGGAGAAGGTATATCTAACTTTGCAACTTCAGCAAAAGACAAAGCAGTCGAATTAGCCAGTGCAGTAGGTGAAGGTATATCTAACTTTGCAACTTCAGCAAAAGAAAAGATTGGAGCATTTGCCAGTACTGTAGGTGCAGGAGTAGCTAATTTTGCTAGTACTGCTAGAGACAAAATCGCAGGTTTTGCTTCATCTATAGGAGAAGGCGCATCTAAAGTTGCTAGTAAGATAGGAGACTTCATATCAGAAAGTGGAGGTTTTGCAAATGCAGTCGGAGCAGCCGCTCGTGGATTAGCTTCTAAAGCTAAAGATATGCTAGGTAGTGCATGGAAAGGTGTTAAAAACTTTGTCGGAATGGGTGATAAAACTAAATCAGCATCCCCAGAGATCAAACAGAAAGAAATTAAAAAGGTTACTGCACCGTTAATGCAAATGTCTAAAGATCAAGCTAAGACATTCACTACAGCTATTAATACTGCGATAGAAAAGAGTACTAAAGGTACTGTTAAAGCGATGGATAGTTTAGGAGATGTATTAGAAAATCCTTTAGGAGAAAATGCAAAAGCAGCAAACAATCAATTAGTAGAGCTAAAGAAATTAAAAGAATCAAGTGATAAGCAACATTCAAAAGAATTACTAGAACTTAGAAATCAAACATTACTACTATATCAATACATAAAATCACCGCAGAAAAATATAATAAAAATGAACACTTTCAAAGTCGGTCAATCATTAACAAGAGTATAAACTATTTATAAGTATATTAACAATTAAAACTAAACAACTATGGCACTTATTGATTCATTAGCAACAACAACTTTAGGTCTTGGAGGAGCACAACCAGCATTAAGAGCAGGAGCATCCGCTGATACAACTAAAGTACATGTTGACGGAGGAAATATCGCTGCAGGTTCTTCAGCTATCGATTTAGATGGAGCAACACCAGCAAAGTACTTGGATAATCCTCCTACGTAATATTTATGGCATTAACAGATCTAAAAACTGATCTAAAGTCTTTAAAATTTGAGAGCGGTTTAAATCGTAAACCTCTTATTGTAAAAGATATAGATAAAGAAGGCGGAAGAAATTCCGGCTTAGCTGTACAAGGTATCCTCGCTGCAAAGCGATTAGACGATACTATACGTATGGCTAAACTTGTTATTGCTAAACCCGGGATAACCCACGTAGTAAAACAAGCCTTAACTGGATTTATTAGTGCTGTAGATAAAAAAGCATTATATAAAGGAACTGCCGCATTAGGTAAGGAACTTTTAGACGAAGGTAAAGACATACTTTTAACTGCTTTAACAAATATAGGACAAACACCTTTAAATGGTTTAGGTTTACATCTATATAAAGGAAGTAAAGAGTTTGGAGGAGTTGATGTTAGAGACTACATAAAAAGAACTTATACAAATGAGTATAATAGTAAAGCTGGAAAACGAATAATACAATCAGGTCATTCCAATGCACTTTCAGCAGGTATTAAAAAAAGTAAAAAGTTACCCTTATCTGAAACCGATTCCGATAAAGCTAAATATGGTAGAATAAACTATACAAGTGAAATAGGTAATTCTGTTAATACTGCAGATCCAATTAATGCTCTCAAAATTAGCAGAGGAGAATCAATACCTTCTGTTTTTGATGACCAAATGGATTTAATTCCTTTCGGATTTTCAGTATATGACCAAGAAACTCCTATTAATATTAGATTTAGAGCTTTCTTAGATAGCTTTTCAGATACCTTTACAGGTAATTGGAATAGTACAAGGTACTTAGGTAATCCTCAACAATTTAGAACATACGACGGATTTGATCGTCAACTTTCTATGGGATTCAAAATAGCTGCATTAACTAGAGAAGAGCTAATACCTATTTACAGGAAACTTAATGTACTTGTATCTACTACAGCTCCTAATTATGACATCGATGGGTTATTTATGAGAGGTACTTGGTGTAAGATAACTGTTGGGGACTACCTAAAACAGACTCCTTGTACTATATCATCTGTCGGTCTGAGTTGGCAGCAAGATTATCCTTGGGAGATAAAACAAGATAAAGACGAGGATGATGTTATGATAGTACCTCACGTATTAGATGTTAATCTATCTGCTGTATTAGAACATAACTTTATCCCTCAAGCCGGTGTAATACCGTTTATAGGTGATCATACAAATAAAGACTTTATTAACTCAGAAGATGGGCAACCAGAAAGCGGCTTTTAATTAATCTCTAATGAACAGATACACGACAATAGAACAATCTAAGACATCTGAAGGTACGAGATATATACAAAACTCTATTTACCCAGATATACCTGAAACTGTAGATGATATTTACGTTATTACTACTGTCGGAGATCGATATGATATATTAGCAAAACAATTTTATAGAGATGCATCACTATGGTGGATAATAGCTTCTGCTAATCCTATAAACACATCAGATTCTTTAGTACCAACCCCAGGAGAACAGTTAAGAATACCAGCAAATCCAAATGAGATTATATCAAAATATGAGCAGCTAAATAAAAAAAGATAAGTTATGTCAGATAGTGTTTTTAATAAAACCCCTATAACAGGATTAACACCGGTTGACGGAACTGTTAGAGACCAGTTAAAAGTCAGAGGTGAACTACACGGTAAAACTTTTGAGGACCCAGATTTTACTCAACATTACATCCATACCAATTACGCTTTCATAAAAGTATCATCCGGTATAGATATAACTAAAAAATCCGATGCTGCAAAACAATACCAACTTTTAGGTGGAACTTTAGTCAGAACAAAAGGAGCAGACGATAAATTATCAGCAGGAAAAGCCCGTAAAGGTATTAACTTCAAAGGAGAAGACTTTGAAACTTCAGACAATGCATACACATTTCAAAAAGAGGGAATAGTACCTCAACCCGGTATTACTTCCTTTGATATTCAAACTCAAGGAGCAGAAGGTTTATTAAGAATGGTTGATTTAAATATTAAATGTTTCTCTGTGGAACATTTTAGTGTATTAGAAAAACTATATATGAGACCAGGGTTCAAACTTCTTTTTGAATGGGGACATTCAGTTTATGTTGACAATAGCGGGGGTAAAGTATATACCCCAAAAACTATTTCAGATGATATTGTATTCGGCAAAGAAAAACCAATAGCTAAAATAAAAGAAGCAGGAGGACAGTTAATATATGACTCTCAACATAACTACGATTATATGATTGGGACTATAATGAACTATGAATGGGGGTATGACAATGGAGAGTACAATATAACTGTTCAAGCATTGGGAATGGGAGGATTATCAGAAACCCAAGCTCGTATGTTTAAAGTAGGTACAGATAAAGATACAAATCCTGACGGCGAAGCAGATAAAGGACTAGAATTTGATAATGCAGATAAATTAGAAGGTTCTTTTACTACCATATTAAAAACTATTACAGAAACAGCTGGTAGAGGAAGACAGTCAGAAGACAAACTAATCCCTATAAAAGCAGACCAAGAAAGAATAGATAAAGGTTTAAAGAAAAGAAAAGTCAAAAAATTTGTTGATGATATATGCTCACAGATTGGAGATGGATTTAAATTAGAAGTATATAAATTAGATTTCAAGCAATCTGAAAATTTAAAATTTACTTATATTCCTTTTAGATTTATTTTTGGATGTATGAATTATTTTTTCTTACCAAAGTACGAAGGAGAGAAAGATCCAGAAGGAAAGTTTTGTGTAAAAAGCGAAAGAAACCTATACGTAACATATGATAATCACTACAGCGTAGATCCTCATGTATGTTTACTACCAGGACAGAGCGCTTCTACTCCTATAGAAACTGCTGCACTGAGTGGATTTAGAGATACATCAGCTTTTAAAGGGGACTTACTAGATGTATGGATTAATACAGAATACGTATACAACGTAGCAAAAGATATCCAAAAAGATCCTGATGCTAAACCCACAATCGCTACTTTTTTAGATGTATTATTACTTGGTCTTCGAACTGCAATGGGAGGTGTAAATGATTTTACTCTATATAACGATTTTTATTTAGATAAAGAATTAGGACCTACGTCAGTAAGAGACAGACAATTACCAATAGATTCTTCTATAAAAGATCAAGAAACAATATTACAAGCTTTAGGAAAAAAGTCTTATGTTCAGTCATTTAGTTTTAACACAAGTATCGATCAAGCTACTTTAAACGCAATGACTACTCAAGCTGTTCTTTCCGGAACAGATGCTGCTGAAAGCTTACATAGAGGAGTCTCAGCGTACAATAAAGGCATAACAGATAGATTCGGAGAAGATAAACCGCTAGAAACAATAAGTGGACAAACTTCAGATGCACCAGCACAAAAGAAATCTGTTGAAGAACAGTATGATCAATTATTCAGCAAAAAATCCTATATAAGGGATACGGTTGAAAAAATAAAATACGCAGCCTCTGATGACCAACAGATTAAAATATCAGAGAAACTACATAGCGAAGAGAAACACACCGGCTTCGCAATACCCGGCAATATCAGTTTAGTAATGAAAGGAATTGGAGGAGTAAAAATGCTTCAATTTTTTAAATTACCATATGATAATTTACCTGATTCATATAAAGACGCAGAAGTAGTTTTTATGGTAACAAATATAAGCCACTCTATAGACGGAGGATCATGGATAACTAGCTTAGAAGCACAAGTACAGATAATATAATGTTTTTACCAAAATCAAAATATAAAGGACCATTTACAGCAACAGGAGGAGATGAAGAACTTTTGGTCAAGTCTACTCTAAAGCCGTATAGAGGGGAATATATAATTACGTACAAGAATCAATACTTCAACGGTGCAACACCTCAAGAGGCTAAGTATGAGTTAATTCTTAAAAAAGTTCATTTAGAAAAAGAAGAGAATAAAAATAAACATATAGGACCGTTACAAGCATTTATTGAACCTAAAGAAGCAGATTATAAGAATAAATTTTTTACTCGACATTTTGCTAAAGATTTAAGGTCTGAAAGGATTATGGAAATCACTTCAGAAGAAGTTAACAGACTTAAAAAAATACCAGGAAGTATTACAGTATCTTTAGAATGGTACTTAGAAGGTCCCTCAGAAAATACAGAATATAGAGGGTATATGTACCTTGGTGCTAAACATAGAAATGCTAAATCAGTAGCAGCAGCTACCAATACTATTAAAGGTTTAGATAAGTATATCAAAGATTTAGGTAAATTCGTTAAGTAAAAGTTGTCTCTTACCTTTTAAATGCTTATATTTAAGTATAATTAAAGGTTATACACAAGTGTTTTATATAGTAGAAGAAGAGAGTAAATTACAGTCAATAGAGAATCTAGTTAGATTAGGTTGCTACGTAAATGTAGTATCAACTAATGACTTATACCATCCAAAGCTTACTTCATCAATAGCAGTCTACATAAGATTACTGAAATCCGATTACGGATACATCATTCCTATAGATCACCCAGAAGGATTAAACGTAGATAAAGAACGGGTCTACCAACTTCTTCTGAAAGCAAACACACTGTATACATTAAATAAGAAAGAGCTGCTCTATCACTTTAATCTACAGGAAGCTATAGATATTTCATTGCTTTATGCTATGACAAAATACGATAAGTTAGAGTACACTAAAGAGAATAGCTCACTAAACTACTTTTATAATAAATTTCAGAAACATAAAGAGGTAAATAAGTTAATTCCTATTTCTAAGCTTTACGAAGCTAATGAAAATATATATAAGCAAATTAAACCAGTATTGAATATTGCAATACCTAATGGCTTTGATTTTTATAATAAAACTGCTACTAATGTTTTCTATTTACTAGAGCACGGAGGTTTAGGAGTATATTATGATGAGTTTAATAAAATATTTACCCCTAGAAACCCACTATACAACACAGATAATAACACAGTACTAACTTCATACAATTTATACAATGCTACTTCTAGACCTACTAATGCTTTTAATTCTGTTAATTTTGCTGCTATACCTAAGACTCCCGAGCATAGAAAGACCTTTCGACCGACCGGTGATTACTTTGTTGAGTTTGATTTTGACGGTTATCATTTGCGCTTACTTTGTGAGCAAATTGGGTATAAACTTACCGAAGCATCAGCTCATAAGCAACTAGCTACCCAATACTTTAATAAAGAACATATAACAGAAGAAGAATATGACCAAGCTAAACAAATTAACTTTCACGCAATTTATGGAAAGATACCAGAAAAGTATGCTTTCCTTGAAATCTTTACAAGAATTGATGATTATATCAAAGAGTTATGGAAACGATACAAAGATGACGGAGAAGTCCTGGCACCAATTAGTGGAAAGCCTTTCACAAGCTCGCTCAAGGGAATGAACCCACAGAAGTTAATGAATTATGTTATGCAATCATTAGAAACTTCTAGAAATATTAATATACTTAAAGCAGTCTTTAAATACCTACAGGGTAAAAAATCTAAAGCTGTACTTTATACATACGATTCAATTCTTTTCGACTTTTCTAAGGAAGACGGAAAGGACCTATTAAACGACTTAGAACAAATACTATCTGAAAACGGGAAATACCCAGTAAAATTCAAGTTCTCAAAGAATCTGGTTTTATGATACTAACTTATATTTATATAAAATGACAAATGTTACAGAGGAGCGTCAATTCGACTACGATATTGACGAAATTAGTTTAAACGAAGATATGAGCAACAAATTATTTTGTACTTTTTCTACAGAAGGAGAATTAGAGAGCACATTAAAAGAAATACAGGAAAGGTATAAAATCATCTATAACAAGATCTTTGTCCTATATTCAAAAAGCCAGGATGAGTACATATGTACCTATAACGTCGACTACGGCAATGTGTCTACATTTCTAGAGAATACAATACTAGTACATAGAAAGAAAGAATCAAACACACTTTACACAATCAATGCACTGAATACTCTAGTTAAGGAGTTAAATGACGGAGTATTAGATAAAAGTTTTAGAGTTAACTGGACGGATTACAGAAATTGCATACTGTTAACCAAAGGTCCAGAATTAAAAAGAGTAAATACCAAACTTTTTCGTATAATAGAGTTGGAGAACTAAAAATAAGTTCTTATATTGGTATATATAGAGTTATAAATTTAATAAATTAGTTATATGGACATCAATGCAATCAAGGCTAAACTATCTGCCTTAAACAACAACGGTCAGGAAAGAGAAAAAACTGACTATTCAAAAATCTTTTGGAAACCTGAACAAGGTAAACAGACTGTACGTATTGTACCGTCTCATTTCGATCCTACTTTTCCATTTAAGGAATTAAAATTCCACTATGGTATTGGTAAGTATCCAATGGTAGCTTTATCTAACTTCGGTAAACAAGATCCAATTGAAGAGTTCGTAAAAGAACTTAGAAAAACAAATGATAAAGACAATTGGTCATTATCTGGTAAAATTAACCCTAAGACTAGAGTATTCGCTCCTGTAATTGTAAGAGGAGAAGAAGACAAAGGAGTTAGACTATGGGGCTTCGGAGTTACTATCTATAAAGCGTTACTTGCTTTAGCCGAAGATGAAGACGTAGGAGATTTTACAGACGTTATTAACGGATGGGATATGGTAGTTGAACAACAACCTGGAAATCCTTACCCTACTACTTCAGTAAGAATTAAACCTAAACAAACACCGTTATCTAATGATAATGTACAAGTAGATACGTGGTTGAAAGAACAACCTAATCCGGTCGAAGTACATACTCAGTATGATTACGACTTTATTAAGAAACAACTACAAAACTACTTAAACCCAGGTTCAGTAGAGGAGAATGCTCCAGCTGCAGGATCTGAAACACCGCCAGAAAGCTCTAGTCCTCAAAAGACTGACTTTACTTTAGAAACAGCTACTGCTGGCAATAAAGATACAGTTAGTAAATTTGACGACCTATTTAACGAGTAATATTTATGGCAAAGAAAAAAGCAGTACAAGAAGCCGCATCTGCGGCAGTCAAGAAAGGGTTTAACTTAGGAAACTTTAAGAAAAAGAAAGGATTCTCAAATGCTTCTGTTAAATTCAAGGAACAGGGATGGATTCCACTGTCGAAAGCGTTCCAAGACATAACATCTCTACCCGGTATTCCAACCGGACATATAACTCTACTAAGAGGACACAGTGATACGGGCAAAACAACTGCCCTATTAGAAGCTGCAGTTAATGCCCAGAAAAAGGGCATACTGCCTGTGTTTATTATATCAGAGATGAAATGGTCATGGGATCACGCTAAAGAGATGGGATTACAGATTGAAGAAATCAAAGACGCTAATGGTACAGTAGTAGATTATGAAGGTCACTTTTTATATGCTGACAGAGGTTCATTAAATACTATTGAAGAAGTAGCAGTTTATATGGCTGACCTAATGGACGAACAAGCGAAAGGTAACCTACCTTATGATATGTGCTTCTTCTGGGATTCTATCGGCTCTATACCTTGTGATTTATCAGTTCGTTCTAATAAGAATAATAACGAATGGAATGCAGGGGCTATGTCTACTCAATTTGGTAATAATCTTAATCAAAAGATACTATTATCTAGAAAAGAGAACTCACCTTATACTAACACGTTAGTTGCTATTAATAAGGTATGGACTATGAAACCAGAACACCCTATGGGTCAACCTAAATTACAGAATAAAGGAGGAATGTCAATGTGGTATGATGCTACATTAGTTGTTACTTTTGGTAATATTACTAACCCGGGTACTTCTAAGATTAAAGCTGTAAAGAACGGACTTCAAGTAGAATTCGCTAAAAGAACTAATATTCAGATAGAGAAGAACCATATTGGAGGAGTGCAGTCTAGAGGTAGAGTTGTAATGACATCGCATGGATTTATCGAAGACGATAAAAAAGCTATTGATAAGTATAGAGATGCTCATAAAGAACACTGGTTAAAACTAGTCGGTTCCGTAGACTTTGACCTGATCGAGGAAGGAGATTTAGAAGAAACACCAATCTCTCCTAACTTACTCGATTAATGGCATACGAAAACATACTCAACAATTTAAAAGAGACCCCACCCCGAGCGTTGAATGACCATATCCTGGTCATAGATGCTATGAATATGCTTATTCGTAGTTTCTCATTGCTCAAAGCGATGAACCCATCAGGTCACCATGTAGGTGGCTTGGTAGGGTTTCTTCGTTCTTTAGGCTACGTAACTAGGATATTCGATCCTACTAGAGTTATGATAGTATGGGACGGTAAAGGAGGTTCAGCTAATAGAAAAAATATAGATCCTAATTATAAAGCTCAGAGGGCAACATCTAGAATTACTCACTGGGGACTTTACGATAGTAAGGCTGAAGAAATGGAAGCTTTAATAGGGCAACTTTATAGGACTCAAGATTATCTAGAATGCTTACCAGTACAGCAATTGCAGATGGAGAAGTTAGAAGCGGATGATATTATAGCATACATTGCAAAGAGAGCATCTATGAGTGATGTTAAGAAATGTACTATTATTTCTTCTGATAAAGACTTCTTACAACTAGTAGACGATACAATCGAAGTGTATGCACCGGTTAAAAAGAAAACCTTTACAGAGAGTAATATATTCGATGAACTTAAGGTATTACCAGAGAATTACAACGTAGTTAAAGCATTACTAGGAGACAATTCAGATAATTTAGCAGGAGTTAAAGGATTAGGTATAAAAACTATTATATCTGAATTTCCAGACCTGGTAAATAAGCCCGGAACTACTTTGGAGTACGTATATAATGTATGCGCTGCTAAATTAGAAGAGAAAAAGTTTAAAAAGATATTTCCTAAAATCATTACTGAGTGGGATAGAGTCGAAACAAACTATAAACTAATGGATCTAAATGTATCTGACTTAGACGAGAAAGAAAAATCATTCGTAGTAGATACTATTAAGAGCCCTGTACCTGACTTGCAGACTGGAGCATTTCTTAGACTATTAGAAAAGGATAAAATTGAAGGTATTACTAAAAATACAGAAGGTTGGTTAGAGAATTTTAGAGGGTTAACAGTTAGGTCATGAAGAAAGCAATAATAGTCAGCGGATATTTCAATCCCTTACATAAAGGACACTTAGAGTTATTTGATAAAGCTAAAGAAGCTGGTGACGCTTTAATAGTTATCGTTAATAATGATAAACAGAGGGAAATAAAAGGTTCATCGTTTTTTATGGATGAAGCAGAAAGAGTACAGATCATAAGAGCTCTTACAGTAGTAGATATGGCTTGGATTTCAGTGGACGAAGACAGTACTCAAAACGATACCTTAAAACTTATGTTCAGCAAGTTTCACGAAACGTATAAACTAGCATTTGCAAACGGAGGAGATCAAAATAATAGTACTATTCCAGAAAGAAAAATCTGTGAACAATACGGTATAGAATTAATTGACGGATTAGGTGATAAAATTCAATCTAGTAGTTGGTTATTAAACAAATAAATCATATATTAATTAAACAAACAAGGTTATAGATGACATTAAAGAGCTTACAACAATACGGGAAGGGGTTCCAATTAAAAGTACTTGGATCATTACTTACAGACAAAAGTTTTCTACTTAACGTTAGAGACGTACTTCACGATTTTTATTTTGATGCAGATTCCCATAAATGGATAATTAACGAAATTGTTAAATATTTCGATAAGTATCATACTAACATTACAATGGATGTACTTAAAGTAGAACTTCAGAAATTAGAAAACGAAGTACTTCAAGTAGCTCTTAAAGAAGAATTAAGAAACTCATACGAGGCTTCTCAAGATGATTTAGAGTATGTACAAGAAGAGTTTCAAACGTTCTGTAAGAATCAAGAAATGAAATCTGCAATACTTAACTCAGCCGACTTGCTTAAAGAACATGATTTTGATGGTATCAGAAACATGATTGAGAAAGCTATGAAAGCTGGTATGGATAAAAATATCGGACATGAATACAATAAAGACGTTGAAACTCGTTACAGAACTGACTATCGTCCTACTATTCCTAGTCCTTGGCCTATCCTTAATGATGGACTACAGGGAGGATTTGGACCTGGTGACTTGGCTATTATATTTGGTAATCCGGGAGGTGGTAAGTCTTGGACTTGTGTTGCTATGGCTGCTCATGCTGTTAAGATGGGCTATAAAGTCAACTATTATACTTTGGAACTCGGAGAAGATTACGTCGGTAAGAGATTTGACTGTTATTTTACAGGGCACTCTATTGATGAAGTTAATAACCACCGTAAAGAAGTTCAGACACACGTTGACGGCCTTAAAGGAGCGTTAATTGTTAAAGAGTATGCACCGAAATCAGCTTCAGTAGGTAGTATAAGATCACATATACAGAAGTGTGCTGATATGGATCATAAACCAGACCTAGTCATAATTGATTATGTTGATTACTTAAGAGCACCTTCTAGAGGTTCTAAGTTTGCTGAACGTAAAGATGAAATAGACGACGTATTTATTGCTACTAAAGGATTAGCTAAAGAATTAAAGATACCAATCATTACACCTTCACAGGTAAACAGAATGGGAGCTAAAGATTCAGTAATCGAAGGTGATAAAGCAGCTGGTTCGTATGATAAGATGATGGTAGCAGATATTTGTTTATCTTTATCTAGGCAAAAAGAAGATAAGGTACTCGGTACCGGGAGAGTCCATGTTATGAAAAACAGATACGGTCAAGACGGAATGACCTATAATGTTAAAATGGATACGAATAATGGTCATATAGAGTTTGAAGGTAAAGTAGATCCTTCAGATTTAATTGAGCCAGGAGGAGATAGTAACTTCACAGTTGATAGAGCTACTGTAAATAAAATTTTTGATAAAATTTAACTAATTTGGTGATGAATAGTAAATATATATTCTATTTATTACCATGCCCGAAAGACATAGTCCGCCGGGTGTTTTTGTCTAACAATACCAATAATATATAAAGATATATGAGTTTACTAGAAGAAAGAGTTGTGTACAAGCCTTTTGAATACCCTAAAGCATACGATTACTGGTTAAAGCAACAACAAGCACACTGGCTTCATACTGAAGTACCAATGTCGCAAGATGTTACTGACTGGAAATCTAACCTAAAAGCACATGAAAAAAATGTTGTAGGTGGGATACTTAAAGGATTTGCACAAACTGAGACTGTTGTTAATGACTATTGGTCAACACTAGTCACTAAATGGTTTAGAAAACCGGAGATTATCATGATGGGAACGACTCTTGGGTCTAGTGAAACTATCCATGCAGAAGCTTACTCACTATTAAATGAACAACTAGGTTTAGATAACTTTGCTGAGTTTATGGAGGATGAAGCTACAATGGCTAAGATTGAAAACCTTATGAATGTCAGAGATGGTCATAATGGAGAACCTAATTGGCACGATAGAGCTAAGTCTCTTGCAATTTTTTCCGCGTTTACGGAAGGTGTTAACTTATTTAGTTCCTTCGCAGTTCTTTTGTCGTTTAAGATGAGAAACAAACTTAAAGGAGTAGGGCAGATCGTTGAATGGTCTGTACGAGATGAGTCTCTACACTCTGAAGCAGGATGTTGGTTATTCAGGACATTAATGAAGGAACATCCTGAGTTTAAAACTGATGCTTTAATACAGGATATTGAAGAAGCAGCAAAAAATGCTTTACAATTAGAGTTTGATTTTATTGATAAGATATTCGAAATGGGTGATTTAGAGAACCTAACTAAAAACGAATTAAAAAACTTTATTAAGCATAGAGTAAATACTAAGATGGCAGATTTAGGTCTTTCACCTATAGTAGCATCAGAAGATATAGATAAAGGAGCATTGAAGACTATGAAATGGTTTGACGCAGTTATTGCAGGTAAACAACAAACAGATTTCTTTGCAAGTAGAGTTACAAATTATAGTAAAGGACATTTAGACTGGTCAGCAGCATTTTAATATATAAGTTATGAGCATAATAGTAGATACCAGCAATTGGGAAGCTGGAAAAGATTACCCAGAATGGATGAATGATGTTTCACTTGCAACTATCTCAAAAGGATATATGCTCCCGGGTGAAACACCAAAAAAAGCATATAGAAGAGTCGCTTCTACAATAGCTAAAAGATTAGACCGTCCGGATCTAGAGAATAAATTCTTTAGGTACATTTGGAAAGGATGGTTGAACTTAGCCTCTCCTGTACTTTCAAACACAGGAACTGACAGAGGATTACCAATCTCATGTTTCGGAATCGATACCCCCGACAGTATACGAGGAATTGGGTTAACCAATGCTGAACTCATGAGATTGACCTCTTTAGGTGGAGGAGTAGGAATCGGGCTTTCTAAGATAAGAGGAAGAGAAGAGAAAATAGGAGACGGTTCTATGGGAAGCTCTGAAGGAGTTGTGCCATGGGCTAAGATTTATGACTCAACTATTATTGCTACTAATCAAGGAGCAGTAAGAAGAGGAGCAGCCTCTGTTAATCTCGATATTAATCACCCAGATATAGAAGAATACCTGGAGATACGTAGACCTAAAGGAGACCCAAATAGACAGTGTCTAAACCTACATCAATGCGTTGTAGTGGATGATAACTTTATGCAAAAACTAGAGCATAGAGACGCTGATGCAATGGGATTATGGGTTAAAATACTAAAGTCTAGAGTGGAGACTGGAGAGCCTTATATCATGTATAAGGATACAGTTAATAATGCTAATCCACCTGCATATAAAAAGAACAACCTGGATGTTAGTATGACTAATATCTGTTCTGAGATTACTTTACATACAGACGAAGAACATAGTTTTATTTGCTGTCTTTCTTCTGTTAATTTAAGTAAATGGCACGAATGGAAAAATAGCGATTTAATTGAAACTTCAATTTATTTTCTAGACGGAGTATTAGAAGAGTTCTTAGCTAAAACTTCTGGTAGAGATTCTTTAATTAGAGCTCATAGATCTGCTAAAAAAGGTAGAGCAATTGGATTAGGAGTTTTAGGATGGCATACACTACTACAAAACGAAAAGATTCCATTCACTTCTATTGCAGCAACATCACTTACTCACCAAATATTTTCGGATATTAGAACTAAAGCTGAAGCAGCTTCAAGACAATTAGCTATAGAGTATGGAGAACCAGTTTGGTGTAAAGGAACAGGAATGAGAAACACTCACGTAATGGCTATTGCTCCAACAGTATCAAATAGTACAATAGCTGGAGGAGTATCTGCCGGCATTGAACCTGTACCAGCTAACGTATATACATTTAACTCTGCTAAAGGCACATTTATCAGAAAAAACCCTGCTTTAGAAACGTACCTTGCAGATAAAGGAGCTAATACTGAAGAAGTATGGGATCAGATCATGAAAGATAGAGGAAGCATCGCTAATCTACCTGAAGATGTTATGCCAGCGGACGATAAACCAATATTTTTAACATTTGCAGAAATTAACCAATTAGCTTTGGTTGAACAAGCAGGTGCTAGACAGAAATATATTGATCAAACACAATCACTAAATTTAGCTTTTGATCCTACAGATTCACCTAAATTTATTAATGAAGTCCATCAAGCAGCATGGAGATTTGGAGTAAAAACACTATATTATTTAAGAACAGATTCTGTGATTAATGGAGATATAGGTTCTAGAACATCTTTAGATTGCTTAAGTTGTGATGGCTAACTATTTATAAGTAATGAAAACAGTTAAACTTCAAAATACGGTCAATTCTGCAGATATGCATGAATTAGAAATATACCACACTGCTATTACCGCTAGTAACTTACTTACTAGTAGTGTTTCATCAAGTGGTATATTTACTGGAGTAGATTTATTTAAGGGACTACAATTTCAAGTAGAAGATGATATTAATCAGTTTTTTATCAAAAACCTTACCTTATGTACAAATATAGGTTCAGGATCTCTAGGGGAAGCTACTAGTAATGTACGATTCTACGATGTATATCCTGGAGATTATAGTACCGTTAATGTGTTAGGAACAATTGAAAGAACTTCTGCAATACCTACTACTAACAGACAGAACTTTGCTCTTCATCCGACACTGACCCTTACGGCAACTGTGAATTATCCTTACGAATTCTCCGCTTGGTACTCAAATGCCGCTTTTACAGGATCTGCTTTATCTAATAATAATCCTGTTACTATTTCTATCAATGATTTTGATGATACCACCACTTGGTATGTACAGACTCAACTGGGAGATAATTACTACTAAAGTTGGTTTTACGAAAGGATTTTCGTATCTTATAATAAAACAAATAGTTATATGTCAAAAAACAGCGCAAAGCAAAGAATTACACAATTAAAAGAATGGTTAGTAACCTTTAAGAAAGGTGCTCCTGTACAAGAAGGTAAACGTACTTCTAAATTTTCTAAAGCAGATCATTACAAAAAGAAAAATAGATATGGCAAAAAAAGCAATTAAGTTTAGTGCTTCATGGTGCGGACCATGTAGATCTTACGCTCCGGTATGGAACAAGGTCAAAGAAGAAATCACAGACGGAGTAGAATACATTGAAGTAGATATTGATAGTGATACAAAAGGCTTAGCAGCTGAGTATCAAGTTAGATCTGTACCTACTACAGTCATTATTCAAGAAAACGGAGATACATCGAAACATGTAGGACTTCAGACTTCACAAAACCTTAAAGAATTAATTTTATTTTAATATGTTACGAAAACCAGATTCAATACCCTCTACAGATACGATCGTAAAAGATCCTGTTATGGAACCATTTTTCATCTCTAAATCTGCTAGTGGTGGATTTACAGTTTATGAAAGAGTTATTAAAGGAGACAACGATACTCCTTACATTAAGACAGTCTCTTACCCAGGTAATTTTGGAGCAGCACTGAAAACAGTTGCAAGAGAATTACTTAATGGAGACCCTAATAAAAAAGTATATTCATTAAAAGAATATGCAGACCGTTGGAAGACAATAGGAAATTCCTTATCTTCTATATTAGAATAACGTTCGCCTATACGTTTTTAATACCTGGCAATTTTTAAATATAATTAAGATGGCAAAAAATGTTGTTGTAAGTCTAAGCGGAGGGATGGACTCCTCTACATTATTACTCAGATGTTTAAAAGAGTACGATCAAGTAACTGCTATATCTTTTGATTACGGTCAGAAGCATAGAGTTGAGCTAGAAAGAGCACAATCATTAGTAAATTATATTAATGAGACTTGCCCTTCTGATAACGAATGTTTCGGAGGTTGCAAGATTAACTATCAAGTTATTAAACTAGACGGTTTAGTTAACTTACTAAATTCAGCACTAACTGAAGGAGGAGAAGATGTACCGGAAGGTCATTATGAAGAAGATAACATGAAAGCTACAGTAGTACCTAATAGGAACAAGATATTTGCTTCTTTAGTACAAGCAGTAGCATTATCAGCAGCTACATCTAATGGTAACGATACAGATATCGCATTAGGAATTCATGCTGGTGATCATGCAATCTATCCTGACTGTAGACAAGAGTTTAGAGATGCTGACGATAATGCCTTTAGATTAGGTAATTGGGAAGCTGAGAAAGTAGGGTATTTTACTCCTTATTTAGATACAGATAAACTAGGAATCTTAAAAGATGGACAGAAACTCATTAAAGAATTGGAATTGGATTTTAACGAAGTATACAAAAGAACGAATACCTCGTACAAACCATATCCAAGTGGAAACTCTGACTACAAAAGCGCTTCATCAGTTGAACGTATTGAAGCATTCATTGATTTGGGTGTTAATGATCCCGTTCAATATGAAGACGAAACTGGACCAGTTGATTATGAAGTTGCGAAAACACATGTAGCAAAATTACTAGCAGAATATGCATAATCGAGACCAATCAACTAACGGGAATACCCAGTTAAATTCTGAAAGATCAAATGTCAATCAGAGAATAAGTAGATACGCTATGCTGGGTAATTCTAGGAAAGCTAAGTGGGACGGAGTAAGAAGAAACCGCACTATTTAGCAGGTAGGGGGATTAGCTCAGCTGGCTAGAGCGCCTGCCTTGCACGCAGGAGGTCATCGGTTCGACTCCGATATTCTCCACAATATATAATAAGGTATGAGTATACTTATAATTACAAATCCAAGATCAGGATCAACAGCATTATTGACTACCTTAGCTAGATGTATAGGGTATAGAGGAGTACATGAACCTTTAAATCCTATTTTTAAGCATCCTCTATTCCTATCTCCTCCTCACTTAGATTACTCAGATATAGATTTTGATAATATAGGAAAAGACGATAAGTTGGTAGTAAAATGTATGACTCACCAATACCCTGAGACAACTGATGCTTATAGCTATTTTCTTAATTTTGCAAAGCAGTTTAAACACGTTATAATTTTAAGCAGAAGAGATGTAAATGCACAAGCAATGAGCTATGCTATAGCACAAAAAAGATCTAAACTATCCGGAAAGAATGATTTTCAGACACAGTATAGTTCTGATTATAAAGTTTCTCAAGAAGAAATCGATGCTAAAATAAATTTTTACGTTAATGAAAAAACTAAAATAGAACTTTTATCGTTAGATTTAAATACTGATATTACTTGGTATGAAGATGTGTTCAGTTCTTATAGTTCAATAAGATTAAAACAACTTGGCGAAATAAGAGATATAAATGGATTTAATGAGAAACTTTACGTAGAACGTACTAATCCTAATAATAGATTGAGAAAAGACACAAACAATAGAAGCATAATATGATACAATTAGGTATATCAGCATTTTACCATGATTCTGCAGCTTGTATAGTTGAAAATGGTAAAGTAATAGCAGCAGCAGAAGAAGAAAGATTTACTGAATTAAAGCACGATAGTTCGTTTCCTTTAAACGCTATTAAATACTGTTTAGAAAGCACTAATACTAGTATAGATGATATTTCTGAAGTATGCTGGTACGAAGATCCTGCTTTAAAAAGAGATAGGGTAGAGAAGATATTTAGCAAACACCCATTACGTACCTTTTTTACTAAGAAAAGATTTAGAAAAGAGTTCGCAAAAAATAAACCTAAAAGGTTACTTTTTGATTTAGGGTATAAGGGTAAAATTAGCTATACCCCTCATCATGAATCTCATGCTGCTTTTTCGTTCTTTACTTCCCCATATAAATCAGCAGATATACTAGTAGTAGACGGAGTAGGAGAATGGCAAACAGTATCTTTCTGGAAAGGTGAAGGAAAAGAACTAAAATTAAAACATTCTTATAAGTTTCCAAATTCACTAGGTATGTTTTATTCAACTATGACTGCATTTCTTGGGTTTAAACCTAATGAAGGGGAATATAAAGTGATGGGATTAGCACCTTATGGTAACCCTGGAAAATATTTTGATTTACTTAAAAGCACGATAGAGTTAACAGGTTTTAAAGTAAACCAGAAGTTTTACACTTGGGAATATACAGATAAGATAATGTTTAATTCTAAGCTTGCAAAACTTTTAAACCTATCACCTAGACTTCCAGAAGAAGAGGTTACTCAAGATCATAAGGACTTAGCAGCTTCAATTCAAGCAGTGTATGAATATTTTTTCTTAGAGTTTGTACATAAAATGAAACTGATAGGTAAAAGCGATAATTTATGTTTAGGAGGAGGATGTGCTTATAACGGTGTTGCTAATTACAAAGCATATAAACACTATAATAATATACACATACCATTTGCCCCTTCTGATGCTGGTTCTGCAATAGGAGCATGTTTAAATAATTACAGAGGCCCGATTAAAGATAATGTTTCTCCTTACTTAGGTAATAGTTACACAAAAGAGGAATATCTAGACCAGATTTTAGCTAATTCAGACAAAGTAGATTTTATAGAATTTGCTGAAGAAAAACTAATGAATAGAGTTGCTAAATTACTGTACTCAGATAAGATAGTAGCATGGTTCCAAGATAGAATGGAATTTGGCGCTAGAGCATTAGGTAATAGGAGTATTTTAGCTTCACCTTATAACCCTAAAATGCGTGAAAAGTTAAATTTAGTAATTAAAAAAAGAGAAGGTTTTAGACCTTTCGCTCCTTCTGTCATTGAAGAAGATACAACTAAATACTTTCTTACTAAAGACAAAATACCGTATATGAACCAGGTAGTAAAGGTAAAGAATGGCTCTTTAAATAAATTTCCATCAGCTACTCATATAGATGGTACAGCAAGAGTACAGTCTGTTAGTAAGAAACAAAATGAAAGGTACTATTTATTGTTAGATGCTTTTAAGAGACTATCAGGACATGGAGTTCTACTGAATACCTCTTTTAACTTAAAAGACGAAACAATAACAAGAACACCTAACCAAGCAATCAAAAGATTTCTCAACAGTGATATAGATTACTTGGTATTAGGAAATTATTTAGTATTAAAAAAATGAAAATATTCAACTACATAAAGAACTGGTATACTACCTATAAAAAGAATAAACTCTACAATAAGAAAATTAAGGAGTTGAAAAAAAGGGATCCGTTTAGTTATAAGAATTTCTAGTACTATTTATATAATATACTCTTACTATGGCGAATTTCAAGGACACGAGAATAAATCAAACCTACCAACGACTTGTACAGGTAGACGGTGCAATCTTACAAGACGGTAAAGGAAATGTAATTTCCGGATCAATGGGAGACTTAACAATAAGTGGGTCTTTAAATATCATTGGTCATACCAATGTATCTGCTTCATTAAGCAGGTTAAATTCTTTTAGTTCTTCAATAGATGATATATATGCAACAGACGTTGATGTAACTGCAGTATCTTCTAGAGTAACTAGCTTAGAAAACTTTTCTAGTTCTTTAGATGCTACATACGCTACAGATGAACAGCTCGATATAGTATCACAATCTCTTTCTTTAGAAACCGCTCAACTTTTAGACTTTAGTGCTTCGTTAGATGCTACATTTGCAACCGATGCTCAATTAACAACAGCAGTAGAAGCTCTTAATGCATCAACTAGTTCTTTAGCACATAAGAATGCAATATCCGGTGCTTTTTCAATTACCTCAGCTTCTTTAGCTAGCCAAATTGCTTCCTTAGACTCTGAATATGCATCTGATATACAATTAACAAATTTATCATCTTCAGCAGCTAATACCTACTTGTCTAAAGCAGGAAAAATTATTCTTAGTAGTAGTGCACAGTTATTTGAGGTATGTGATCCTAGATACGGTTTTACTCCTTATGATGCTAGATATGCTAATAGTGGTTCTTTTACAGAATTAAGCGCATCATTACAGACAGATTATGTATTAAGTAGTTCTTTTGCAGTCTTAAGCTCTTCCTTGCAATCTGATATTACTGCATTAAATAATTATACGGGTTCTGCCAATATTATTCTTCAAGACCATGAACTACAGAGGTATTTACATGGTGAAAGGTTAACAAGTATAGAAACCTTTACTAGTTCAATACAAAGTACAGTAGACGGCTTATTGACTGATTATACCTCAGATGTTGAATTAACAAATTTTTCATCCTCAGCAGCTAATACGTATTTAACTAAACAGGGAAAAATTATTATAAGTAGTAGTGTGCAGTTATTTAGTATCTGTGATCCTAGATATGGCTTTACTCCTTATGATGCTAGATATGCTAATATTAATAGTATAACAGGTTCCTTTGCTATAGAATCAAGCAGAATAGATTCATTAGAGACAGTAGTAAGCTCTTCAGCATTACTTAATTTAACTCCTAGTGCAACTTTACCGACTAATGTAAATACCGGATCATTAGCAGTAACTGGAAGTACATTAGCTTTCTATGACGGAAATAACTGGAAAGTAGTAATTACAGGTTCAACTTTACCATTATAGAGTTGCTTATGAAATAAAAAGTTCTTATATTATATATATATGACTATAGTGTCGTAGTACCACTTTAAAAACACTTATGAAAAAATTAGAAAAAAAGGTTATGCAAGAACTCTATAATAGAGAAGAAAGAGAGAATAATGCCTCTCTTGAGATCAATGGTCAGAAAGTACCAGATCCAAAATTACACCAAACAATTTCATTTATTAAATCAGCTATCCGTATTTTAGGTTATGCTGCATTATGCTATAGTTTAGATTTAGCAGTAGGTTTACTTATATTAAGTGAAGGAATAGGAATTATAGAAGAATTAGTTTAAAAAATAAGTTATGGGAAAATTTCAATCAACAAAAGTCTTTGACGGGTTTAGTACTTGTTTTAGACAATGGAAAGCAGAAACTACTCACTGTAGATTCTTACATGGGTACGGAGTATCTTTTAAACTATGGTTTGAAGGAGAATTAGATGATAGGAACTGGGTATGGGACTTTGGAGGCATGAAAAGAGCTAAAGCTACGATAGACGGAATGTCTCCTAAAGCATGGATGGACTATATGTTTGATCATACGGTTATAATTGCGGAAGATGATCCTCAACTTGCCGGGTACTTCAAAAAATTAGATAGAAACGGCACTATTCAGCTAAGAGTAATTGAAGCAGTAGGAGCAGAGAAATTTGCAGAGTACCTCTACAATAAAATTAATCCATTTTTGTTAGAAGAGACAGACGGCAGGGTAAAGCTAGCTAAAGTTGAATTTAGAGAACACGGTAAAAACACAGCATTATATGAGCCTAGGTAGAATAGAAGATTACGATAAAAACTTACCGATCGTTGAAATATACACGGCAGTACAATCAGAAGGATCCAGAGCAGGTTATCCTACAGTGGTTATTAGGACTACTGGCTGTACTCATAGGTGTTATTTCGGAGAAGGTGGATGGTGTGATAGCTGGTATACTTCTATACATCCAGAAAAAGGAAAATACTCATTTAATGATATTATAAAAGCATATGACGATAATCCTCATATATCAGAAATGATGTTAACAGGAGGAAGTCCTTCTATGCATAAGAAACTAGTAAACGAATTAACACATTTAGCAAATGAAAGAAATATCTTCATTACTATGGAGAATGAAGGTAGCCATTTTCTACCTACTGATTATCCTATTAATCTACTTTCAATCAGTCCGAAGTTCAGCAATTCGGTACCTGTACTCGGTGTCGAAACTCCTGAAGGAAAGATTACAGATGAGAAAATGATAAAGCAGCATAATAAGTTTAGACTTAATTACCCTGCTATAAAAGAAAGCATTGCATACCATTCAGACTACCATTTAAAGCCTGTATGGGACGGGAAAGACGAAGGAGCATTAGAAGAGATTATGGACTGTATAGAGCAATTGGATGCACCTAAGGATAAAGTATGGTTTATGCCTGCTGGGGATACTCGAGCAGCATTACAAAAGTCTTATCCAGTCATGTTTGATTGGGTTAGAGATAATGGATATAGATTAACCTGGAGACCGCATATTATTGCGTTTGAAGATCAAAGAGAAGTATAATGAGTTTTATAATTGGATCACCTTGCGTTAGTACTTGCGATACAGCCTGTGTAGCAGTTTGCCCTGTAGACTGTATTCACGGTCCTATAGATATTACAGGAGCAGGAGCAGAAGTAGCAGGAATGTCCAAAGAAGACTTAATCGGTAAAAGCCTATACATAAACCCAGAAGAATGTATCGACTGTGGAGCTTGTGTTCCGGAATGCCCTGTAGAAGCAATTTTCGATAGTGAAGAAGAAGCAATCGAAGCAGGAGAAAAAGAGGCAGTTATTAACAACTATAAATTTTTCGGTTTAGATTATGAATGAAAAAGAATTTGTACAGTGGTTAAAAGGATTCATAGAAGGAGTACACCACTATAATATTACTCCAGCTCAATTTGACCATTTAAAAGAGAAATTACAATCAGTAGGTAATACCTCTATAGCAAACTATTCTACTGGCAACTGGGTAACGAATAATACATGGGAGTAAAAAGAGTTTATTATAGTTGGGAGGATGTTTATAAACTCCTCGATAACATACACGCACAAACAAAAGGAAAAATAGATTACGTAACAGGAATTCCTAGAGGAGGTACTATCTTAGCAATAATGTATTCACATCGTTTTGATATTCCTTACTTTGAATATAAAAGTAATCACTACCCTAGACTGTTAATTATAGATGATATAGCAGATAGTGGAGAGACAATATTAAAATGGAGAGAAGAAATGTTTAATCCTAAGTTTGCTACTCTACATTACAAAACATCCTCGAAAGCAAAACCAGAATATTTCGCAAAAGAGATACCTGATGATTACGGTTGGATTGTATACCCTTGGGAAAAAGAAACTTCCAAAACTATTCAAGATTATTTGGATGTTTAAAATAAATTTCTTATCTTTAATTAAGAATGAGTCGTAGAACCTCAGTAAAAACAAATTATATATTATGCCTAAAAAGTTTATAGAAGGAACAGAATTAGTAAGAGCCGGATTCGCTAACGGTATTTCAACTCAACTAGCGGAAAAACAAAAGACAGAAGGACCAGAAGCTAGACTTACTGATCATGAAAAGCAAGTTATTATAAAAAGAGCATCAGAAGCATATGCAAACTTTTTAACTGCATTAGGATGTGACTATAAAGACGATCCTAACTCTGCAGATACTCCAATGAGAGTAGCTAAAGCTTATGTTAATGACTTGTGGGCTGGAAGATATAGCCCTTTAGACCGTATTACAGCATTTCCTTCTGATGGATATGACGGCATTGTACAGGAGAGTAATATACCAGTAACGTCTATGTGTTCTCACCACCATCAAGCTATTAGAGGTACAGTAAGTATTGCTTATATAGCATCAGAAGATGGTAAGGTAGTAGGACTGTCTAAGCTTAATAGAATTGTAGAGCAATTCGGTAGAAGAGGAGCTATTCAAGAGCAGTTAACGGTAGCTATTCATAATGCAGTAGATAAGATATGTGAAGGTAATTTAGGAGTAGCAGTTCAGGTAAATGCAACTCATGCATGTGTATCATGTAGAGGAGTAAAGCATGGAGGAGCTTCAATGCAGACTGCTAAGTTAACAGGAGCATTTTTAAATGAGGATTCAGCAAAAGCAGAGTTTTATAAGAACATAGAATTAGCAAGCATATGCAAGCATTAGAACACGATGAAAGACCTTGGGGTTGTTATGATGTATTATTAGATACTGACTTTACTAAAGTTAAACTAATAACTGTAGCTCCTGGACAAAGACTTTCTTACCAGTATCATACTAATAGACGTGAGCAGTGGACAGTTGTTGAAGGAGTCCTAACTGTTGTATTGGATGATGAAATCTATACAGTTAAAACAGGAGGTTCTATACATATTCCATTAGAAGCTAAACATAGAGCTTGGAATAAAACTGACGAAGTAGTACAATTTATAGAAGTTCAAACTGGTACTTATTTTGGAGAAGACGATATCATAAGATTAGAAGATGATTACGATAGAGCACAAGACGATCCATACTTCCATCTAGCCGATGGTAATTACATTGGAGGATTAACAATGCCGATAGAGAATACAAATAAATTAAATAAAGATGAGTAAACAATTAAATTTATTCTCAGAGAATGAGATGAAAGACATGGAACCACTACCAGTTTGGGTTAACGGAGTTCCTTTCGTAGATGAAGTAGAAACGTTTAATAAAACATTCGGAAAACCTAATAACTATGAACCAACTATACCAAGTAAAAAAGAGTGGCAATTCGTTTATGACTTTATCCTCGAAGAACTCGAAGAATATAGAGAAGCTTGCGAAAGAGGGGACATTGTGGAAGTTCTGGACGCTTTGTGCGACATTACTTATGTTTCCCTTGGGAACGGTACTATGTTACATGGCCTTAAAGATAAGATATGGCCAGCATATCAAGAGGTACAGGCTTCTAATATGTCAAAAGCTTGTAAAACTGAAGAAGAAGCCATACAGAGTGTCAGCCAAAGAAGTAAGGAACAAGGTGAGGCCTGTCATTTTGAGAAGATTGCGGAAGGACGGTACATTGTCTATAGAACAAGAGATAGAAAAGTAATGAAATCGATTAATTACTTCAGACCTGACTTAAAACAGTTCTTTAATGATTAATTTAGAGAAACATAAAGTTACAATTGACGGTGAGGATTACTTACCATTCGATATTGTAAAGAAAGCATATTCTGAAATTTATGAATATGATAAGAATCAAACTAAACTTGACCATGCATTAGAACTTATCGATAACTCAGTAAGAACTATGTCAACACTATTAAATACTACAAATATAGATGATAAAGATAGCACACGAAAGTCCTAAAGAAATATTCGAAGAGGTACAGAGATATACTGACTACGACTATGCGTTAGTACATTTATTTGAAGAAGATAAAGGGTACTTAGATCAGTTTAAAAAGGCAGCAGTAAAAGGTAGGGAGATTATTTTAGATAACTCTATATTTGAATTAGAAGAGGCTTTCGATGCAGATAAATTTAATAAATGGGTTAACGAACTTAAACCAACTTGGTATATAGTCCCAGATGCTTTAGAAGACGCTGGTAAAACTTGCGACCAGATGGAAGACTGGATTAATAAAGGATACGGTTACGAAGGTAGTGGTAAAATAGGAGTTGTTCAAGGTAGGACATATGATGAAATTGTAGATTGCTACAACTATATGAACAAGACAGCAGATGTAGATATGATAGCTATATCATTTGATTACTCGTATTATACACAATCAGTTCCTCATGCTAACAAGTATGTTAGCTGGATGCTAGGACGTGTTAAGCTACTGGGAGATTTACTTAGAGACGGTGTGATCAATACAGCTAAACCTCATCACTTACTAGGATGTGGATTACCTCAAGAATTTAGTTTTTATAAGCATTCCGATTATGATTGGATATATTCACTTGATACTTCTAATCCTGTAGTTCACGGTATTAAAGGTATATCATATGGATCAGATGGGTTATGGTCTAAAGAAAGACAGAAACTTCATGAACTGATTAATTCTGAGATTGATGATATTCAGTTAGGCACAATTAAAAATAATATTCAGAAATTTAAATGGTATACTAATGGCAACTAAGACTTGGATAGCATTTTTTAGTCAGACTGGAGCTGAAATAGCTGATATAGCTGAATCGTTAGGTAGATGGCCAGATCGGATTATTACAAACGATAGACCTGAGCATCTTAGAACTATAGACCCTAGGATTGAAAAACAAGGTTACTTTACCTTTAGTAATAAACCTGATGAAGAAGAGTATGAAGACTTATTAGTATACTTTCCGGAAGCATTAATAACTCTACATGGTTGGTTAAGAATAATGCCTCCTTCTATATGTGAAAAATATATTATAATTAACGGGCATCCAGGTTTAATAACTGAGTACCCTGAACTTAAAGGTAAAGATCCTCAGATTAGAGCTTTCGAAGGTATTAACGAAGGTAAGTACCCTATAGCAGGAACTGTTCTGCATAGAGTTACCGCTGGAGTAGATGAAGGTAAAATTATAATGGAAGAAAGATTTAATACTTTTCAGGTGGAGCTTGAAGATTTATTTCGTATCTTAAGAGACAGAGGGTTATATATGTGGTGTAACTTTTTAAGAGAAGCTTTATGATAAAAAGAATAGCATTAGTAGGAGCAAGTAGTACAGGTAAGACTACTGTTTACGAATTACTTAAAAATAAATTACCTAAGTATGAGTTTGTTAATGAATCTACTAGAACAGTAGGTAGTTACGGATTTCCTATTAATGAAAAAGGTACCGATGCTACTCAATTAGCTATTAGTAGTTTTCATTTGGAAGCTTTACTTCAACCTTATAACTTAGTATTAGATAGATGTTATATGGATGTTTTAGTTTACTCTAGATTTATGAAAGGAGTAACTACATATACGAACGATTATATAGAAGATACTTGGAATAGAATAAAGAGCGAATATACTCATTATGTTTATTTCCCTATTGAATTCGATTCAGTAGACGATGGAGTTAGAAGTGTAGATGAACAATGGAGAAAGGAAATAGATAGTGAGTTTAAAGCTGTTCTTGAAGGTGTACGTCAACCTTATTTGACGATAACTGGTTCCCCTATGCAAAGGGTAGAACAAATTTTAGATTTTATAAATGTTTAGATACGGAGCAAAATTATTAAGAGTAGTTGATGGTGACACAGCAGATGTTATGATCGACTTAGGATTCAGTACTTGGGTTAAAGCAAGACTTAGATTTAAAGGTGTAGATACCTGGGAAAAGAGAACAAGAAACTTAGAAGAAAAAGCTAAAGGTCTTCTTGCTTCTGATTTTACGAAAAAATATTTAGAGATGAATGATGGTAAGTTTGAAATACAATCTTACGGTAAAGGTAAGTACGGTAGAGTACTTGCAGAAATATTCATCAAAGGAGAAGAAAAATCTCTTAATGATTTATTAATAGAAAACGGACACGCTTATGTTTATGAGGGTGGTAAAAAACAATTATTTAAAGGTTAATATGGCAGAAGTTAAAAATTATCAAGAAGTAGTAGACATTGCGTCTAAACATTTAGGAAAAGTAGGTGGAGACGGGTATAAAGATACCTACGCACCAGAGCTATTAGTTAAAGTACCTCGCTATTTGAATAGAGAAGGCTATGGATTAACTGATAAGGACTTTGTAGGAGTAGATACTTGGAACTGTTATGAAGTATCAGCAATTACAGATAAAGGCTTACCTGTTGCAGGAATGTTAAAAATTGTATGTCCTTCAAACTCTCAATATCACGTAGAATCTAAATCTATTAAGTTATACTTAAATTCTTTTAATATGACTAGATTAGGAGCTACTTCTGTGGATTGTATTATACAGATTGAAGAGAAGGTAAAAAGTGATTTAGATAAGTTACTTGAAACAGATACAACAGTAAGTTTTTACACAGATTCAGAAGACGGTAAAGCATTATCTTTTGAAGGTTATCAAGATTTAGCTGAGATTGCAGATTTAGATCAAATAGACTTCACTGCTTTCTCTTCAGATGCTTCTCAATTAGAAATAGAAACTGTATCAGAAGAGGCTAAAGAAGTAAAGTTAAGATCTAACCTATTAAGATCTAATTGTAGAGTAACTAATCAACCAGACTGGGGAGATGTCTTTATTAGAATGAAAGGAAAGAATATTCCTTCTCCTGAATCAGTAGCGAAGTATATTGTATCTCATAGAACTGTAAGTCACTTCCATGAAGAGATTTGTGAAATGGTATTTAAACATTTAACAGATGCATATCAACCAGAAGATTTAATGGTATCTTGTTTATATACTAGAAGAGGAGGATTAGATATTAACCCTATTAGAGCTACTCATTCAAGGTTTATTCCTGATTTTTTCACTAATACTGATTACAGAATAGAAAAAACTTTAAGACAGTAATATGGCTGATATTATAATCGAAGAAGAAAGAGAGCTAATTGCTAAGAGAAAAGCTCCCGGAGATAATTGGATTCTGGAAAGAGATCAATCAACTGTTGTTGAAGGATTGGTTATGGCACTGACGATGTATATGAGAGCAACTAAGTTCAAAGGTGAGTATAGATTAGCTCCATTAGAGGGTAAACTCTATGCTATCAAAACACATGAAGTTGAGATCGAAGAAAAAGAACCAATGAAATTTGACCTATACGGGGAATACTAATGTCCAGACTGTTAAAGAAGTACTCACTTAAATACCAATACTTACAACTTGAATTAGAGGATACTCAAGAAGAGTATGACTCACAAGAAGTAGAGTGGAAAGAGATATTCGGAAAGTACTTCAATAACATTAAAACTGAAATGTGGGTTAATCAAGAAACTGGAGAGATGCGAGATAAACCTCCCGGTGAAGAAGAAAAAAAGAAGTCGAAAGAGAAAGCATCTAAAGTAAAGAAACTATATCGTTCGGCTTCTAAAATTGCTCATCCAGATAGAGGTGGAACTGAAGAGGAGTTTAATAATTTAAAAAGTTGCTATGAAAGTAATGACTTAATAGGACTTATTTCTTATGCTTCTGAAAAAGATATTCCTTTCGAGGTAGAAGAAGAAGATGAGCAATTGTTTGAATTGAGCTGTAAATCAGTTCAAGGAGATATAAGAAAACTTCGTACTTCTTTAATTTGGAATTTCTTCAATGGTGATGTTCAAATGAAAACTAGAGTAATAGCTCAATTAGAAATAGAACATAAAATCAAGATAGATTCAGAAAAAATTCTTAAGGAACTTTCTAGTAAATAAGTTGCCTCCCTGTATAATTTTTCTTATATTTATGTATAAATAATTAGTAAAATAAAGGTTATGAACAATATTAAATATTGGGGTAAAAAAGGATTTGTTAAAGTTGCTGACTTATTTGTTAGCGATAGATTAAAGCAGGGTGTAGATGTCAGCTTTAATTTAGATAAAGACGATTATAAAAAACAACCTGGTGTATATTTAGTAGTCTCTGAAGAAGGTGAGATTCTTAAAATTGGTCAATCAGCTAATGTTTTTCATCGAATCAATACACAGTATAAATGTATATCTAATTCAGGGAATGATAGAATTAGAGATGAGATTAAAAGGAAATATAAGAAGGTCTTCTTCTATGTTTTAAAAACTCCTAAGCAACAGTATACTTTATTGGATTATTCTTTCTATATTAATTATCAGAAAGGCTTAGAAGAAGCTATGCTTCAAGATTACTATAAACAGATAGGAGATACTCCTGTTCTTAACTTACAACGAAATTAATAAAAGGTTATATATGCAATTAGAAAAAAAGTATTACACGGTCCAAGATGAAAAGACTCTTAAACTATTACATCAACATATTATAGACTCAGACGTTATCGCAGTCGATACGGAAACTACCGGTCTTAATCCTCGTAAGAATAAGATTATTGGTTGGTCAGTATCTGGTGACGAAGGTATAGGTTTCTACTTACCTACATTAGTATTTGACTATGAGAAAAACGAATTAGTACTTCAGACTATTAACGATCAATCTACTGAAGTTATTAGTAAAAATTTACTTAAACTTCTTAAAGGTAAGAAACTAGTATTTCACAATGCTTCCTTTGATGTTCAGTTTATAAAGAACTACTTTGGTGTAGATTTACTTCCCGATGTTTGGGTCGATACAGGACTTCTAGTACATACTGTGTACGAAGAAGGTGCATTTGGTTTTGGTAATCCCTTTGGGCTTAAGTCTATTGCAATTATGAACCAAAAGGAGTTAGGGCTTGATGTAGAAAAAGCTGCTAACGAAGAACAAGTAATACTAAAAGAAAGCATTAAAAAAAATGGAGGATCAGTTACAAAAGAGTTATACGAAATATATAAAGCAGATCTTGACATTCTTAGCAGATATGCTAGTGCTGATACTGATCTCACCCTTCGTATTTGCAATTTATATTTGGATAAGTTACGAAAGGAAGGCTTGGAGAAGTTCTTCTTCGAAGACGAAGTAATGCCAATCTATAGGGAGGTAACAGTTCCTATGGAAGCGAAAGGAGTAGACTTAGATGTAGAACTGATTGATAGAATTCATAAAGAGATTACAGAAGATCAAGCAAAGAATAAAGAGATTGTTATGAAATCTTTATTAGAAGTATCAGAAGTAAAAGCATGGATAGTAGATACTGCTACAGATGCTTACCCTCCTTCTCATAAAGGTAACTTCGCTCAGAGACTAGTACAACGTTACTCTCTTCCTTTACCTAAAAGCGAGAAAACTGGTAAATACTCTCTTACTCAAAAGAATATAGAGGAACTAGAAGACTCTAAGATTAAGGAGTTCTTACTTACCGGTGATCTAGAGTTAATCGACGAAGTAGAAAGAGCTAGAATATCTATGTCGCTATGGAAAGAGTCTAATGATGGTGAATACCTTAATATACAGTCTAAGAAACACTTAGGTGAGATTGTGTTTAAATACATGGGTATTAAACCTAAAGTATCAGGAGCGAATACTAAATCTGGTAGAGATAAATTTGATATGTCTATGGTAGAAGAGCTAGCAAAGACGTACCCTTGGGCTGAGAATTTACGTATATATAATAAGTTACTTAAGATCAAATCTACTTACGTAGACAGGTTTAGAGACCGTCAGGAAGACGGTAGATATTATTTCTACTTTAAACAAAATGGTACTGTATCTGGTCGATATGGTTCTGATGCTCAACAGTTACCGAAGCCCCTAGAAGAAGGAGAAGATGCTCCTGTAATCATGAAGTATGTAAATATAGTTAGAGAGTTCTTAATTGCCGGACCTGGTAGAAAGGTTATTGATGCGGATTACGAATCTCTAGAACCTCACTGCTTTGCTAGTGTTACAGGAGATAAAGCTCTTCAAGAGATCTTTAATAAAGGATGGGACTTCTATTCTACTGTAGCTATAAAAACTGAGAAGCTAAACGATCAAAGAGATAGATTCCCTAACGGAGTCTCAGCTGATAAAAAAGCTGATAACTACCTTAAGAAGTTAGAACCAGTTGCTCGTAATAAAGCTAAAGCATACTCATTAGGTATTGCATACGGTATGGAAGCATATGCTCTTAAGATGACTTTAGATGTAGATCAAAAGACTGCTGAAGGACTTATAAAAGGTTACTTAGATGGTTTTCCTGAACTAGCAGCATGGAGAGAAAGATCAAGAGAAATGGTTAAGGCTTACGGTAAGATAGAAAACTATGTAGGACGTGTACGTCACTTACCTAAAGTTAAACGTATCTATGAGCAAGTTGGGGACCGTATGATGGACTGGAGATATAGAAAGCAACTAGAAACTCAGATACCTACTAAGACTAATCCAAAGACTGGTAAAATGATATCTGCTAGAGATCAAGTTACTCAAGCCTATAGAGATTACCGTAACGGACTTAACAACTGTTTAAACTTTCAATTGCAGTCATTAGCAGCAGCAGTAGTAAATAGAGCTGCTCTTGTTATCAACCGTAAAGCTAAAGAGCTAGGTATCGATGCTGTATGTCAAGCACAGGTTCATGATCAATTGATAATTAACGTAGCTGAGAAAGATGCTGCAATGTTTGCTCCTTACGTTCAAGAGATTATGGAGAATACGACTAAACTACCTGGAGTAACTTTAAAAGCACCTCCAGAGATAGCTAATAACTGGTCAGAAGGACATTAATGGAAGGTATACTTATCATATCAGGTCCTAGAACTGGCAGTACTTATCTCGGTAACGAATTAAGTAAAAATTATGACTTTAAGTTCATTAGTGAACCAAGAGAGATAAAACATTTAAAGAAGGCTAAATGTATTAAATTAATACCTTTCAAAACTGTTGATTATACGTTAGATGATATAGTAGATTTTAGTAAGCGGTTTAGTAATATTATTTTACTACAACGTAAAGATAAAATTGCTCAAGCAGAATCTTGGCAAGCGCTACACGGAATGAAATACCTAAAACAAGGAGATCATTTGAAATGGCAAGCAGGAACTATAGAACCTAAATACCCTTTAGAGTTTTATGTTGATAAAATAAAGTACTTAGATGAAAAAATAGAATGGCTATCAAAAAAATTAAATATACCAATCTCATTTTATGAGGATATATACTATGAAGGTAAAGTACCTTACGATTTAATTTTTAAACCAGATCTAAGCAAGAGACTTAGACAAGAACAGAAAAAGAAAAAACAACGATATTTATAACAAATGGAAGGCAGCCCAGAGCGCTTTAAATTTTAATTAACCGATGACCTTAGGGCATCACAAATACAAATGATATGAGTACATTAAGAAATGTAATATATGAGCGTAATCCGTTCGACATCTTAGTCAGGAACTTCCTGCAAACAGCTAACAGGTATCAACCTTTAGCAGATTCCAAATTACCCCACCCAGTAGATATTTACGAAAGAGACAACGGTCTAGGACTAGACATTGCTTGTACCGGAATTTCTAAGGATGATATCCAAATTCTCGTTGAGGGTAATATAATCAGAGTAAATTACGATAAACCAAAAGAAGATGACTTAGGCGAATATATCCATAGAGGTATTGCTAAAAGATCATTTAACTTAGGTTGGAAAATAGATAGTCAGTTTAATTTAGGCAAAGCAACAGCTGAGTTTAAAAATGGACTATTGCAAGTTATTATCCCTTTTGCTAAAGGATCAGAGCCAAGAACTTTGAAAATTAGCTAAATAAACCAGCTCTGGGTTTGTTCTTCCAATTTTTATTCTTATATTAATATAAATAAACAAAGTTACATATGTCAAAACAGTTATTACCAACAAATGATAGGATTCTCCTCAAACCAATAGACGAAGGAGAACAAACTTACGGAAATATAGTTATCCCCGATATGGGTAAAGAGAAGCCTGAAATGGGTGAAGTACTTGCCGTCGGTCCTGGAAGACAGTCCGAATTAGATCCAAGTAAAATTATTAGTGTTAGATCCTGCAAAGTAGGAGATGTTGTACTAGTTCCTAAAATCGGTACATTACGTATTGATTTCGAAGGAGATGAGTACTACGTAGCGCAAGATAGAGAAATTTTAGCAGTTATTAAAGAAGCATAAGCATGAGCAAAGAATTAGAATTTAACCACAAAGCTAGAGTAGGACTTTCAGAAGGTATCGAAAAATTAGCAAAGACCGTTGTGTGTACATTAGGACCAGCAGGTAGAAATGTTATTATAGAACAACAACAGGGTAACCCTATATCAACCAAAGACGGTGTAACAGTAGCTAAGTCTATTGAACTTAAAGACCCGTTACAAAATGTAGGTGCACAGTTAGTTAAACAAGCATCAATTAAAACAGCAGAAGAAGCTGGTGATGGAACTACTACGTCTACGTTACTAGCAAGAGAAATATTCCAAAAAGGTTTAGGTACCATTGGTGATCATACTGCAGTGCAGGTAAAGAAAGGAATTGAACAAGCTACTAAAGTAGCTGTAGAGTATTTAGAATCAGTAAGTAAAGATATAACGGACGAAGGACAGCTAAAGCAAGTCGCTACTATCTCTGCCAATAACGATACAGAAGTTGGTGAATTAATTTCTACTGCTATGGAAAAAGTAGGACAGGATGGTGTAGTTGCAATCGAAGAGTCAAAGACTGGGGAAACATATTTAGAAACAGTTGAAGGAATGCAATTCAACAGAGGTTATAAGTCTCCATACTTCGTTACAGACAACAATACCATGACTGCTGTCCTTCGTGATCCGTTTATACTTATTACCGATAAAAGACTAAATCAAGTCAAGGAGTTACTTCCTGTCTTAGAAGCAGTCTCTCAACAAAATAAGTCGCTATTAGTAATAGCTGACGATATCGATGGAGAGGCGTTATCTACTATGGTAGTTAATAAGATGAGAGGTATCCTTCCCGTAGCAGCTGTAAAAGCACCAGACTTTGGAGATAGGAAAAAAGCAACTCTAGAAGATATCGCTATCTTAACCGGAGGTACAGTAATTTCATCAGAGAAAGGTATGAGATTAGATAAATTTAAACCTGAATGGCTAGGTAAAGCAGTTAAGGCTACTGTATCTAAAGATACTTGTACTATTATTGATGCGAAAGGAGCTGAAGATAGAATCGAAGAGAGAGTTCAAGAGATTAGAACTCAAATCGATGAATCGAATTCACCTTTTGAGAAAGAAAACCTTCAAGATAGATTAGGTAAACTTATAGGAGGAGTTGCTATAGTTCATGTAGGTGGACATACAGAAATAGAAATGAAAGAGAAGAAAGATCGAGTAGATGATGCTCTTCACGCCACTAAGGCAGCTCTAGAGGAAGGAATTCTACCTGGAGGAGGAGTAGCACTACTTAATGCAGCAACTCTACTTAGAGAATATAAAGATAAAGGTAAGTTTAAAAAGCTATCTTCAAGTGAACAAGTAGGTATTCAAATATTACTTGAATCAATTGAAAGACCTTTCTATCAGATACTCTACAATGCTGGTTATTCAGAAAAAGAAATAGAGGATATCAAAACGAAAATTGACCTTAAAAAGAAAGATCAATGGTACGGTTATAATTCAAGAGCAGAGGACTTTGCTAATATGTTTAAAGAAGGTATTATCGATCCAACTAAAGTTACTAGACTAGCATTAGAGAATGCAGTATCTGTAGCCGGAACGATGTTAATTACTGAAGCAGTAGTATCGATAGATAAGACTGTAGATTCTAAAACACCAGTAGATCCAGCTCAACAAATGTTATTAGGATAATGAAATATACTTTTATTACAAATTGGTTACGTGATTACAGTAAGGAGGCAAATGATAAAACCTTTGTTATTGGAGTAAGCGGCGGAATAGACTCCGCCGTTACTTCTACCTTATGTGCAGAAACTGGGGCACTGACTTATGTAGTCTCTCTTCCAATTGAACAAAACAAAGAAGAGCTCAGCAGAGCAGAATCTCACATTGAATGGCTTTGTAATAAGTATGAGAATGTAATTCCTTTACAGTTTAATTTAGACGAGGTTTTTTGGGCTTTCAAGAACGTATTTGAGAAAGAGGATAAGTTAGCATTAGCTAATTCTAGATCAAGACTAAGAATGACTACTTTATATCACGCTGCTGCAATGGTCAACGGATTAGTAGTAGGAACTGGTAATAAAGTAGAAGACTTCGGAATTGGGTTCTATACTAAATATGGAGACGGAGGAGTTGATATTAGTCCAATAGCAGATTTAATGAAATCTGAAGTAAAAGAAGCTGCTTGTGAATTAGGAATTCTCTTAGAGATTATTGACGCTGCCCCAACAGATGGACTTTGGGGAGACGATCGCACAGATGAAGATCAAATAGGATGTACATACGATGAACTCGAATGGGCTATGACTTTTGGAGGTGATAAGAGAAAACTTACTAAAAGGCAAAAAGAAGTACTAAAAATCTTTTATAGCTTCCAGTATAGAAATAATCATAAGATGGTACCTATACCAATTTGTCCAAATACTAAAGATGCTTAAACATAAAGAACTTATAACGTTAATGTTTGTAGTGTTGGCTGTCTTTGTAAGATTAGCACCTCATCCTCCTAACTTTACTCCTATAGTTGCCTTAGCATTATTTGGAGCAACTACTTTTAGTAATAGAGTGTTAGGAACTCTTCTTCCATTAATAGCTATGGCGATATCAGATATCTACTTAGGGTTTTACTCAATATCGATTTGGGTTTACGGTTCCTTCTTAGCTATCAGTTTACTTGGTCACTATTGGAAGACCGTTAAAACTAAAAATATACTGATGAGCAGTTTAATATTCTTCATTGTTACTAACTTTGGAGTATGGTTGACTGGTTATCCAAAAACTATAGAAGGATTTGTACTTTGTTATACTTTAGCAATTCCTTTCTTTATTAATGCAATAGCAGGAGATTTATTTTTCAGCTATATCTTAAAGTATAGTTATTCATTCACTAAATATAAATTAATTAAACAATTATGAACAAAGAAGAATTATTCGAACAAATTGCAGAGCAATTTAATGTACTAGCTGAAAATAATAGCGGAAGTACAAAGACTTCACAAGCAAGAGCTCGTAAAGCAGCAGGTGAGATTAAAAAATTAATTACACCTTACAAGAAAGCGAATATGGAGGCAACGAAGGGGTAGGGGGCGTTTCTCTCTCCGACGAAGTCGCCACGCGCGAATTTGACAAGCCCTTCCGGAAACGGAGGGGTTTTTTTTGGGAAATATATGGTGATATAGTTGCATATGAACTTTATTATTCATATATTGTAGTAAGTTAGTTAAGGTAAGAAAGTCGGTATGGAGTAGTCCGGCGTCAAGTACCCCGTGAGCGTAAAAGAAATTTCCGGTAATCTTAATTGCATCCGGTTGCAGTACACTTCTTAACATCAATAGCCCGGCAGACGTGCCGGGTTTTTTATTGTTTATTCTTTGGATATTTATAATAAAAATCGTATATTGTAGTATGGAATTTATTTACTTTAGTGATGAGTGGAACGAAAAGAGAGAAAAAAGAGGTAAAGTTGGAGGAAGTGGTGTTGACCTACCAAGAGTGGGTCCATGCTCTGCGCATGCCATCGCCAGTGAAGAACAAGAAGAAATATACCAGAAAAACAAAACACAGAAATGAGAGAACACCTTAAAAAGTATATAGGGTATTACTTCATCGCAGCATCGATTATTCTTATGCTTGGAGGAGAATACTTTACAGGATTTCTTATAGGATTAGTAACGTTGTTAAAGGTGCCGCCATTTGATTGGATAGGTAGAGCAATGGACTGGTCTGCAGGAATTGGATATAGATGGGGATTAAAACTCAAAGCTTGGAAAGAAAAACAAAATAAACCAATTCAACTCATAGTGACAGTAGTTGCTGTAATAGTGATATTGGTAATATGGTGGTTTATGCCTGAATGTGAATTATGTTAAAAGACTATATAACTGAAGTGCCCGACTTTCCAAAAAAAGGGATAAATTACAAAGACATTCAACCGTTGCTTGCAGATCCATTCGCGTTCCATCAAGCAGTAGCAGAGATGAAGCGCATTACTAATTTTGATGTAGTAGGTGTTGATTACTGGGTAGGTATAGAATCAAGAGGATTTATATTCGCGGCCGCTATGGCAGATCACTGTCATGCTGGTCTTAAGTTGATTAGAAAAGCTGGCAAGCTACCTAATAATGACTTAGTATCATTAGAGTATGGATTGGAGTATGGAAGAGATACGGTAGAAATGCAAAAAGGTTCTGGTACGGTTATAATTGTTGATGATGTATTCGCGACCGGTGGAACAATGGCAGCAGCAAAACTACTTTGTGAACTTGCGGGTTATGAAGTAGCAGATACTGTTTGCTTACTCGATATAGGAATTAACAAAACACATAATACAAAATGCCTAATATCTTATTAGTATCAGCTACAAAGCTTGAACATCACGATACAGAAATAAATGGAGTACCTATACATATAATTGGTATAGGAAAAGTAGAAGCAGCTCTTAATACTTATAAACTTATACAGAAGTATAAACCTGACCATGTAGTAAATTTTGGTTCATGTGGCAGTCTTTGTTCTGCTAGAATAGGAGATGTTATTGAAGTAGGAGAAGTATACGACGACTTTTATGGATGTGTAGTTCCAGAACATTCGAGTATTAAAGTAAGTGATACTAAAGTTAAATTATTTACCACAGATACATTTTATGACTCTACAGCAACTTATAGTAATTCGTATGTTGAGAATCTTCGAAAATGTGATTTAGTAGATATGGAGGGATATTCTATAGCAAAAGTTTGCTTGTCTGAAAATATTTCCTTATCTTTATTTAAATGGATTAGCGACTCTGGAGACAGTACAGATTGGAGAGCTAATGCTTCAATAGGATATAATAACTTTAAAAAGGTTTTCAATGAGCGATTCAATTAAAAAATACAACGAGTTAGTAGAGGATGGAATAATCCAAACAGACTATATGTCTCCAGAGCAATCTAGAGAATATAAAATTATGGCTTTACTTGCTAAGGCTACTAAAGCAAATGTATTAGCACAGGTAGAGATGCGAGCGGAAGAAGTTAGAAAAGAGTTTGGTACAACAAGTCTGTTACTCGGATTAGAGATAGCAGTTGATGAGTTAGTTAAAGATGAGTAGTAGGTATGAAATGCAGATTCATAAGAGTGAGTTTAAACCTCTAAGAATCGATAATTCATTTTCTATCAAAGTCATCGATAAGTTTGAAGATGGTGAAGAACATTTTAAAGCATTTGTTAGTTCGATAGATACTAACTTAAGTGATTGGGATGGAAGACCAACAATAACTAATGTCGAATTAAGATTACAAGGAGTGTCTAAATGTACTTTGTTTTTCCACGAGGACGTAAAAGAGGCTATAGGTTGGGGATGGTTCTCTAACGTCTTTACATATGACTGGATAAATGAAGTACATCCACTACCAACTGAAAACTCAACATACTGGGGAGGTACATATATACGTAAGGACCTGGATATTCCTAAGAATACAGGCTTACAGATGTACAACCATGGGTTTAAGTTATTTCTAAGTTATAGTGACTATATGTACGGGTACATGGACGGATGGAATAAAGCACCTATAAAAATATGTCACAAAATAGGAGGACGTGAATTTAAGTTTATAAAATGATATTTGAGATAGAACAAGACATTGTAACCTTATTAGAAGAGTTTCTAGATATAGTTCCTAAAGCTGAACCAAAACAGATGGAAAGACTAGAGAGATTAGCTCCTGGCTTAGTACATTTTGATAGGTTTACAGAAGCATCTAATGAAACCAATATAGATTTCTACTCAGTAGAGAATGAATCATTAAATGTAGCATTATCAGCAGCATTACAAATAAACAGGCACGACCCTATTACTATTCATAGAGTAAATTACAATATAGGAGGACAGGCATTAGAGCATAAAGATGAAAATTCTCTTCATACTTATGTTATTATGTTAGAGGATGATTTCGAAGGCGGAGATTTTTACCTTAGAGGAGAACTTACCAATTTTAAGAAGAGAGGTCAAGTTGCATACTATATGGGAATGGATGCTCCACATAGAGTCACTAAGATTTTGAAAGGTTCAAGAAAAGTACTGGTAGTATGGTACGCAGATAAAAAATGATAAGTATTAAACTGATTAGTTGCATTGGGTTAGACTACGATAGACCGTTACTGTCCCACTTTCTTAAGCATTATAGAGCATTACATATAGATCATATACACCTTATTATACACAAGAAAACAGACTTTAAATGTAAAGAGGTTTATAATGAGATTAAAGAGATAATAGGAGATACAAATCTCACTTTGGTAAAATGGGTTGGATTATTTGACGGTGTAACTAAAACTCATAAACTTAATAAAATTATAGAAAGCTCACTAGAGGATTACATTATGATGGCTGATGTAGATGAACATCAGGTATGGGACAGTCCAATTAGAGAGTACCTAAAAGATAATAACTTCAGATGGGGTAAACTTCAAGATAGAGAATCTGCTAAGAAAGAGCTTATTGAAATAACTGACAAGCCACTCTTGGAACAATTTCCTTTAGTTACTAACAGGACAGTTTGGACCGATTTATATAAACCATGTATATTCCCTTCTCATGATAGATTGACTAGTCCTCACCATTTAAAAGTTAATACTAATAATAAAAAAGATATAATAGAGATTGATCACTATAGATGGATAAAAGGTAGGTTAGAAAAAACAAAAGAGAGAAAAGAGCATTATACTGAACTTAATAAAACAGGTTACCATTTAGAAGACTCACCTTGGGATACGATACCAAATTGGGAAGGAGACTATATATTAAGAATGTACAAACCAGGTAAACTAATATGAAAGAAGTAACAACAGTATTATCAGTTGTAAATAGACTAGACTACCTACCTTCACAGATAGAATCTATTGAAAACCAAACCGTAGATTCTGACATTATGATTATATGGAGATCTAATTGGAGATACAATTTAAATTACCCAGCAATAATTTATCAAAATGACTCAGAACATTTTAATTCTCTCTACGGTAGATTCTATAATTCCTTACATATAAAGACACCATATACTTTTATAGTAGATGATGATATACTACCTGGTGAGAAGTACATAGAGAGATGTATTAACTTTAGTAAGGAGCACAATGATAAAGTTGTAGTAGCTACATACGGAGTTAATTTTAAATCAAACTCTACTCTGTATGATGTAAAAGAGAGAATTGGTCCAAAACATTTTCTAACAGAACCAACAAAAGTAGATATGGGCGGTCAAGGATGGTTTATGAAAACTGAACTTTTACAACATTTTCTCTACGATAAATTAAAAGAAGAAGGCTCAGGAGAAGATTTACATTTTTCTTACTGTTTATTCAAGAACAATATACCTATTTATATTATAGACAAGGATAAGGAAGACCCACAGACATGGCAAGATCTTACTCTAGGAGAAAGAGGCGCTGACGATCAAGCCCAATGGAGACAATCACAACATAAGAACATCAGAAATAAATTAATAAAACACTATTCAAATAAAGGATGGCTTTCTAGAAAAGGAAATAGGACCTTAATCTAGTAAATGCTAAATCACCGATATTTATAAACATAAGAGAATAATTATCTAACATTATGAAAGGAACACTACTATCATTCGATTACGTTAAGTCCCCAGAAGGAGATTTAAAGTTTGTTGAAATGAACACCGACACTACGATCCCTGCCTCAGAGGTAAACACTGCCCTGGAATGGTCTTCACTGTTCACAGTTATGCAAGAAGTAAACGCAACTAAACTTGACGTTATCTATAAACCACAGATTCACCAAGAGATTGTAAATGCATTATCTGCATCTGCACAAGGAGAATCTTTTATTACAGATTTCACTCATCATAAAGAAGATTACCACAGTATATTTCCTGCAGCAGTAACAGACGAAGCAGATAAATTTATACTAAGGTTAGCTTATGATGATAACGCTATATTAGACAATACATACTGTGCTACTGGACACTCACCGTTAAGATTATTAAACGAGTATAATTCCTCTAGCTTAGCAGTTCCTTTTTACTACAGTGGTAGTGAAGGAGAAATAGACAATTTAACATCTAGTTCAAACAGCTCTAACATCCCCGACCTTGCAGCTAAAACTAAAAGAGATACTTGGGATGCATTAAAGTTTGTTAAAGTAAGAGACTGGAGTACAGTAAAAGGTGAATTAAAAGGAGATTACTACCTTACTAATTACCTGATTCACTCTTCAAGTGAAGATACACAACAAGCTGTTAGTTCATTTAGACAATATGCAATTGCTTATGGTGGTGGACTAAATATGTGTAACGTAGGTTCTTTCCAGCAATATAGTCAATTCTCTATTCCAGAGGTTCTTGATCTTGCTGATGATGGAATGAATAAAGTACTAGATAACAAACACTACTATGAGTATTCAACTAGTACTATAAAGAGTAAGATGACCTACAATGGTGTATTTGTAACAGAAAGACTTTTAGCCGCAGATAACGGAGCTTTACAGGCTAGTGAAATAAACACTGGACAAGCAATGAAAGGTTTCCATATAGAAGGAGCACCAGATACAGAAAACATAGCTGACTATTCAGCATGGAGACATGTAGGAAAGGCATTACCTGCTAATTCTGGAGTAACTTCTTCTATTGCCGTATCAAATGCAGCAGTACATAACAATTTACATAACGATGTATTTATGATTCACCCTTCAGGGTCTACCACACCAGTTTACTTGGGCGTAGATTCTGCTGTTATTACTTATAACTCAGGGTCTAATACATGGGCTTACAGGCAGCCACATCAAATCAACAAAGATCTAGATTACGTATTCAATACTGATAATGAATTAGTACCAATACTAGATTCAAGACATATAATTTTACATTCACCAACAGGAAGTTTCTTTACAGTGGATATTGAAACAAATGATAACCTTGTTGTTGATACGGAAGATGCTAATAATGAAGTAGTAATTTCATTTCACAACCCACCACAAAAACTTGAACCACCTAAATAATAGAAGATTATGAATAAGCCATTAGATGCTTCATTAATTTATAGAAGTAAACAAACACAAACTGAATCAACAGGTGCTCAGGAAACTGGACACTCTGTTGTCACTTTTGAACAAACTCAAGAAATGAATGCAATATCATCTAAGATACTAGAGTTGATTGTTGCAAAACATTCTTAAAATATATTACTAATTAGTTGCGTATATAAGATTATTTTCTTATATTAAGATATGGTTACATCATTACCCTACAATCCAAGCCTCGAGCAAAAGTGGTTAATTAACTTCTTTAAGAAAGACTACTACAAGAAACCTTATGATAGATTCATGTGGTGGAGAAGCTATACACCTAAACAGAAACCTTTAACTAATCGTCATGACCTAAGAGAACGTATTCTCAATGGGGACTTCGATGTTGCTCCTTATGCATTTGAAGCACAGTTAGTAGAGCATAGAATGAACGAAGTATTTGTAGAGTGTAGAGGATATGAAGATACTTACAGAGAAAAGACTCAAGTAGATAAAGCTAGACGTAAAAGACTATTAGAAGACTATGAGAAAGAAGAGGCTAGACGTTTAACAGAACTCAAAAAAGCTTTCATACTCAAGCTAAAAATGACTAAAGAGCAATACGAAAAAGAAGTAGTAAACACTAGGGCTGTTAACCTTCTTAGTTTCTATGATAAGATGGAAGCAAAGTACGGTACGTATTGGAAACCTCTTAAGTACCCGAAGAAGAAATCCTAGTATATTTATATAAACAGAGTGTTAATCAAATCTAAAAACAAATGAAAACAATTTTAATTATCGTACTAGTTTTAGCAGTTGCTGGAGCAGTAGTATGGGTAGGAACGAAATATTTCGGACTCACCAAAGATGAAGACAAAGACGGTATTCCTGACAAAGTAGAGGATACTGTAAAAGTCGTAAAACGTAGAGCTAAGAGAGTTAAGGAAGAGCTTAAAGACGTTAAAGAAGCGGCTGCAGATGTAGTGGAACAAGTTAAGGATGTTAAAGGAGCTATCAAAGGTAAGCCTCGTAGAGGTAGAAAGCCTAAAGCTAAAAAATAAGCTATGCAGCATCAACCGAATGTCGACTTTAATCAAACTACTCCAGTCACTTGTGATGAGTGTGGGAACCCTCACTTCGTCCAGAACCTCGTTATCAGAAAAGTCCCCGGATTACTCACTGGACAGCGAGAAGCCTCATATATCCCGATACCCGTCTTCGCCTGCACAAAGTGTGGACACGTCAACGAAGCCTTTAAACCTAAAGAAGAAAAACGTTTGGAGTAGACAATACTCAGGATTACAAGAAGAGATCTATGATACAGAAGGGCCCAAATAAGGGTCCTTTTTTTTTGTTCTTTTCTCACCACTTTTATATAGCTTTTAGTCAAAGTTGTATATTTATTATTAGAAGTGCAGAATACTCGATTAAGGTGACTAATAAGTCGACGTATCCATTTCATCGTTATAGTAACCGTTCTACACAAATTTTCTAGCGTTAATCGTTTTATAATTGTTGCAGTCGCAAAGCAGTAATTATATGAGACTACTATTATTTTTATTAGGTCTCCTATTCAGTTTCTCCATCTTTGGACAAGAGATAAAAATAGGTGATGTACGTAATAATATCCAATTAGGTAACCTATCTGGTAACAGAGACTTGGCATTTGGTGTCAAGAATGTACTAGAAGAAGTCATCCAAGACTACGGGTATGACCTAAACCCAAACTCAAATAATTTACTGGAAGTAGAGCTACTATACTTTGATGTTCAGCAGAGCAGCTTACAATTAGGAGCCTACGGAAAAAATATCGATGTCTATCAGATAATCGCCAGAGGCGTATATTATATAGACGGTAAAAAGAAGAAAAAAGCAGTGGCTAAAGGAACAGCGAAATCTATTTCTACAGCTACATTAATAATTGATAAGGGAGGTAAGTTTTCACAGGCTAACGTCTCGACAGCAATAAAAAAACTCTGTGAAGATTTAATACGTAAACTAAAATTATGATGAAAAAACTATTATTTTTATTATTAACAATACCAATGATTTCCTTTGCACAGGACTTTAAAGTTGGTATGAACTCCGGAGCTGACGCAAATGTCGGTGAAGAAATTGAACTTAAATTTGAAATATTTCCTGCTGCTGATCAATCAGTAACTGGTACATTTTTACAGTTTGATGTTCAATGGAACAATAAGCTAATTGAATATGTTAGCCATACATTAGACCCTTTAAATAAGCTAACAAACGAACAATCAGCAAGAATTCACTGGGATGGATATAAATTTAACCAGGATATGGACTACAGTCAATCTAAACTATATGAGCAGTTCCTTTGGTGGAACGGAGGAGCAGAAGCTGCTGGTTCATCTTCGTACCCTTCAAATACTGACTTCTCAGTTGATAGATATACTATTCAAGCATCAGAAGATATCAATTTATATGATGCTGTATTACATATGAAGTTTAAAATACTAGATAGACAAGGAACTAACTATCAGAATTATAGCGGAGCTTTTCAGATTAACTGGACTCAATTTAAAGATAATAGAACAGATACAACATACGAAGTACAATCTAGTAACGCTCAAATAGGATTAGATCCTGGAGGAGTTGGAGCAGGAGATATTACTTTAAATCTAAATATACCTACAGAGTATAAGGCAGATTACACATACAATATATATCTTGCAAGTCAAGTAGAGGAAGCAGATTATGATGGTGATGGAACTAACGATGGATTAGAGCCTAAAGAAGGAGAGCAGCCTTTTGCTGTAGGTAACTTCAATGCCAATGGAACTACTTCTCTTGCTACATTAACATTAGACGAGGAAGTATGGGTACATACTTATGTAAACGGAACACCAGATTGGTTAGATGATGTAGTGACAGTAACAGATGTTTATAAAGCATTTCAATTCTCATTAGGTTCTACTGACGGACCTGGAGGAGGAGCTGCTAACTGGGAGCATGAAGTACAAGGTATATTAGGAGAAGTAACTAACGATAATGTAGTAAACTTTGATGATTCTTATGAATTACTTGCTCATGTAAATGGAGTAGAAACTAGTGCTAATGTTAGTTCTAAAGCTAATGGAGCATTTAACTTTTCATCACTGATGGATAAGTACGGAGATATATCTGAATTTATGAGTGCTCGTACTTTTACTGCTACAGATAATAATAAGACATTTACTATAGGACATGGATTACGAGGAGATTTAGATTTCTCTCACTCAACAGTTCCTACTTTTAACTCATCTGACGCTCAATCATCTTCAGCTAGAAATGCACAAGCTTATTCTATTATTGCTAATAGATCAGTAGAAACAGAAACTATCGATTTATCTTCATCTTTAGTAGACGGTAAAGTAATTGTAGATGTAAATTTAGATACTGCTGGATTAGTAGGATCTCAGTTTAAAATTGTATTCGACAATAATATTCTAACATTAGATGATATAGTATTTGATACAGGATCTAATATGACTAATTTCGGTACAGTAAAAGGTAACGTAGTATCATTTGGTTCATTAGATTATGCAGGTGGTATATCTGTAAATACAGGAAGACCTTATAGGTTAGTCTTTACACCAAACGAAAATATAACAAACACAGCAGGACTGATAAGCTTTAAAATCATAGAAGGAGTTAAAGCAGACGGAACTAAAGTTAAATTCCAATACTAAATAATATGAAAAAAATAACAACATTACTAGCATTACTTGTCCTATTAGGATGTGCTAAAGACGAATTAGAATTTGAAGCACCATTTGCTGAAATTCCGGAAGCATTACAAATATTAGATCCAATTGGACTAAAACTAGAAAGCGCTATTGTAACTAACAAAGTTGCAATCAATGCTAAGTTTGATGTAGACGGAACCTATAAAATAAAGATTATCAATATAGCAGGAAGAGTAGTATCTCAAGATAAGATTACTGCTGAAGCTGGTGATAACTTACTTAACATCTATACTACAGCACTTGAAACAAGTTCATATCAAGTTCATATTACAGATGAATATAATAATGTATTAGGAATAGAATCCTTTTCAATGATAAACTAACTATGGCAGATAAAAGCAGCACATTTGGAGAAATAAAAAAAGCAATAATAGGGGTCGTAACCTTAGCTATTACTACTGCAGGTGGACTTTTTATTGCTAATATGGAAAAATTCATCGGAGGAGACGACGATGTAAAACAAGAGGTAGTATCTGAACCAATAAAATTAAGCAGCAAAGATACTATCGTAGTTATACAAAAAAAGGAACCTGAGATTGTCGCAAAACCTCAGGCTCCCGTAAAACAAGAAAAGTACGAGTGGTAACCTTTAAAAATTAAAAACTATGAATGTAATTAACTTTTTCGCACATCCCTTCATTACAATATATGAAGAAATCTTTGAGCAGCCAACTTTATTATGGAAAATTTGGCAAACTTTTTTGCTACTATGGGTAAGTAGCTTATTTCTACTATTCGTTGTAGGATGGACTTTTTTGGTATTTAACTTAATAACCAATCCTAGTTCATTCGAAAACGCTACGTTCGGGGTCTTCGATACACTTGGTTAAAAAGATATTTCTTGTACTATTACTAAGTACAGGATTTATAAATGGACAAGTCGTAGGAAAGACAACTACTGAGGATTATCAGGCGGAATTCGAAAGACAAGCCTCGTTATTTTCGATACCAGAATACTTTGGTGATCCAGTACCAGTAGCTCTACTCAACGTAGGTATTACAGATGACATATTAATACAGTATCCTGAACTAGGAGACTATAGAGTTGGACTAGGTTTAACAAATATAACTGTTGCTTTCTTAGATGAAACATTCAGATTTGAATTTGTTGAAACTAAAGATGCTATCAAAGAAAGAATGATAGTACAATTCAAAGCTTCCCAGAAAGGGTTTACTGCTAATGAGATTGAGATTAGAGGAAAGATAACTCTTGCAGCATATTTTGCTTATGTAGAGGTATATGATTTTTCTATATCTGAAGATGAAACTATTAATCTCAAAGATGGAGTAAAAAATACTCTTGTGACCAGACTTGGACTTCAAGTCAAAATGGTCGATGCACAAACCGGACTATATATGACAGGCTCCGGATTAGGAATCGCAACAACTACTAGAGAGGTAACTCTCCTTAATGATCAAAACTTAGATGAAGTTCAGTTTAATTCCTCATCAATTGGAATTAGTACTCGAAAAGCATTAGAGACCGCAGTTGCTAAAATAGTGAAGCGTATGATACGCAAGAAAATATTTGATCACTAAGGGTTATGAGAAGGTTACTATTCATAGTAATTGCTGCGATGGGAATGTTCGAGGGTCATAGTCAGGCCCTCGTTCAAACCTATACTGATAGATGTACCGGAGAGGTAAAAGTGTTTTCTGTTCAAATAGGAGGACAAACAGTAGTAGCTTATTATAATAAATCTAGAGTATTTACTTCTACTGAATTTACTAACGGTACTTTACAAGCATGGCTAGAAGAAACATATTCATGGTATCAAGCATTGTCACCATGTTCCTCTGGAAATGCTAATTCTCAAACAACTCAACAAACAACAAATCAGGCAACCAGTAATGCTACAAATGCAGCTAACAATGCCACATCTGGAGCAACTAATAATACTAACACAGGAAATGGAAGCACAGGAAATACAGGATCAACTGGAGGAACAGGAAGTTCTTCTGGATCAAGCAATTCAGGAAGTAGTGGAAGCAATTCCAGCGGAAATAACTCTGGAGGAGGAGACTCTTCAGGCAATAGCGGCTCAGGAGGGAGTGACGATTCAGGTGGGTCTAGTAGCTCGGGTGATGACAGTGGTTCATCAGATTCGGATAGCTCTTCTGGGAATGGAGATAGCAGCGATGGTGATTCGTCAGGAGAAGAAGGAAGTGATACGGGTGGTGAAAGCGAAGAAAATAAAGACGATTCAAAAAATGAAGAAAGCAAGGATGAAAAGTCTGATGAAAAATCTGAAGAGAAAGATAAAGAAGAAGAAGAAGTAGAAGAAGAAAAGAAAAAAGAAAAAGAGGAAGAAGAAGAGAAGGAAGAAGAACAGACTCTAGCTCCGCCAATCGTTACTGCTAATTTAGTTACTATGCAAATGATGGATGGTGTGCTACAACAAGCAGCTTCATTTGGATACTCACAATCTTCTTTAACTGGAGTAGAAACATACTCAGCTAACGCAATGGTATGGTCTAACCTTAAACAATTTAGTTTAAACTTATCACAGAGCACCGTATACTTCAATTATGATAAAGAAGTAGATGTTATGATAAATAATCCTTTTACAGGAGGTCAAGACAAACTAGGAAGCTACATGGATAAAGGATCTATAATGATGGTCCAATCGATTTCAGCTGGATATATGAAAATGTACTCTACTCATGTCGTTACAGCAGGTATAAGTAATGTCTATTTAGGACAAAAAGAAAACCGTTGGAAAGGATTCGTAGGAGGATTTGCTCTTACTAGCATGGGAGTATTTTTAGATGGAGGAGAAAAAATAGCTACTATGTCTCTTACTGGATTTGCTACTAAGCCATTCAATGTAAAGAATAGAGTAGTAATCTCACCTATGTTAGCTTATTCTCATTCTCCAATGACTTATTCTGTTAAAGCTAAATCAGTAACTTGGACCGAATACGGTACATATATTATAGGTAGTAATTTTGACTTCAAACTATCTCAGAGATTTAATGCAAACATAGGAGGAACAGTAATTGGTAACACTAGACCAGGTATTCCGCTATCTTATGCTATAACTGTTGGATCACGATTCCAATTCTAACTACTATTTATATCAAAGAACGTTTCACTTAAATTGTTATTTTATGTTTAAAAATTTAAAACGTAAATGGATGGCTTTTAAAGACATATTCAAAGATGAAAATGACATCAACGAGAAATCAGTAGTTGGTTTCGCAGCATTCGTAATAATGGTATTATTCGCATGTGCTGATTTATTAACTGGTTACCTAGGCAAAGACCTAGTAATAAACGAATTTATCTATAACTCCTTTGTATGGGTAGTATTAGGTGCTTTCGGTATTGCTGAAGCTGGTAAAGCATTCGGGCAAAGAAACAAATAAGTATGTATACATTAGAACAAATAAAACACGCAGTTAGATCAAAAGGATACGTTTGGTTTGAATCTGCAAAAGGGTACGATGTAAATATCGTAGGAGTAAGAAACTCTTCAACTAATAATAGAATTACAAATAGATTTGACGATCATGTAACTTTATCGTTTGTTGATTTTGACGGCAACTGGCAATTTAAATGCTACGAAGCAACTACTGACCCAGGAACACATTGGGCAGAAAACTTACTTAACCCTGATGGAGTAGCTATTCTTAAACCTGGACAGTATAGAGGTTCACATAAGATTAGATTACACGCAGGTAAGTATGAAGCATTAGGTCAGAAGAAACCATTGAAAGTATATAGAGATGGTGACAAAGATAATGAGTACGACCTAATTGAAGAGAATGTTAAGGAAGGTATCTACGGAATTAACATTCATAGAGCTACTGCCAAAGAAGGCGGTAAATCTATTAGAGTAGACAAATGGTCTGCAGGGTGTCAAGTAATCGCAGCTAATTCTGATTTCAAAGAATTTATGGAAATCTGTCATGAAGCTAAGAACATATGGGGAAACTCATTTACTTATACCTTATTAGAATCGAAAGATATCGTCTAATAGTTGCTAGTTTAAATTAAATTTCATATATTGTAGTTATGAATGTACAACGACCACAAGGTTTACAAGGTTACCTATTGTTTGCTATCCTAGGAGGATTTGTAGCATGGATGGTATGGGGACAACCTAAAATAGAAGTAGACGTTAAATCCTATGAGCTTAAAATTGAGCTCTTAGAGAGAAAAATAGACTCTATCAGAGTAGAGAACTCAGGATTAAAATTAGAAGCTGACTCTCTTAATCTTAAGATAGGTGAATACGATAGTAAAATTAAAAAATTAAATTCAAGAATTTATGTTATTAAAAGAGAGACTAAACAAAAACTTGATGCTGTTGACAATCTTGTCGATGATGAGCTTCAACACTTTTTCACAGAACGCTATAGACAGTACAAAGATTCAATTAACTAAGCCTATAGCTAAGTTAGTTATAAAAGACTTAATACAATTCGATGGTCTATCTACTGAAATGCAGACCATGCAATCTATTCTATCAGAAACTAATAGTAAACTTCTAATTCAGAACCAATTAGTTACTAATATTAAACTACAAAACACTAATTTAGAGTCTGTAATTAGGGAATTAAATAAAAAATACGAAACTCAATCTTCATTAACTAAAGATTTTGAAGTGGCTCTTAAACGACAAAAGAGACAATCAACTATTTATAAGATAGGAACTACTGTGGGAGCAGTAGCAACTCTTTTATTGCTAGTACAATGATAAACAGAATCAAACGTAATTTCTTTCCATCGATAATTGCTCTTTCAGCATTGTCCGTATCTGCATCTGCCGCATTTTATTCGGTGAGTGGGTTAAGCAAGTTATTTGCTGGGGCAAGCTTTGAAGTGATTATTATGGCTGGTTCTTTAGAAGTCTCTAAGCTAGTTATAGCTTCACTTCTATATCAATACTGGTCTACTATTAATAAGTACCTTAGAACCTATCTAACGATTGCTGCCACAATTCTAGTTATTATCACTAGTATGGGTATTTATGGATTCTTAAGTGCAGCATACCAAGAAACTTATCAAAAACTTAAAGTACAGGAAAATGAGATATCTTTCTTAGAAAGTAAAGCTAAATTTTATAAAGACGATGTTTTAAGATATGATGAAGAACTTCAAAGAATTTCTAACAACATTAGTACTCTCAGTGGTGCTAAGGCAACCTCAATCCAAGTACGGGACACATCGGCTGTGGGCGGTGTTAGATCCACAGTTTCCACTGCTGAACTACGCTTGGCACAGACTAGGATTAAAGTCGAAGAAGATAATCGGAAAGCTGTTAATACACAGAGAGTGGTGGCTGCTGATAGCCTACAGAAGTTTCAATTAGAAATACTTCAATTAGAAAACAATGCTGATACAGCAGGAGAATTAGGTCCCTTACAGTACCTTTCCGGACTTACCGGTACTCCTATGGATAAGATAATTAACATTTTATTACTTATAATCATCTTTGTATTCGATCCATTAGCAATTTCACTCGTAGTAGCAGCTAATTTTGCATTCGATCAAGCTAATAGAAAGAACTTATATAATGAATTTGAAGATGAGTTATTTGAAGATGATCCTTGGGATGAATTAGAAGAAGAGGACTATCCGCCAACAGAAGAGGATAAAGATCCTTTAGACGACTACGACGAAGATGAAGAAAGGAGAATGAACATTATTGGTCAGAACGGCAATGAAGGAGAACATTACGATGAAGAACCTTATCCGGTTAAAATACTTCAAAAAGGACCATCCATCCATAGAGTTCTCTACAGTGATGGTACTGAAAAAAAAATGAGTAAAGATGATAATATTATTAGATATATGTAGGTAGTCTAAATAAATTATCGTATCTTTATATATAAGTTATTATTAAAATCACGTTATGGCACAATACAGAGTTATTAAGATGCTTCGAAAGACCTTTGAAGCACAGAAAGAAAAGGCACTAATGACATTCGATCTACTAATGCACCACCCCGTTGGTATAGGAGATCATTCCACCACAGATTTTTACAACAATGCAGAAGATGCAGCTAAAGCACTAGCTGAAGCTGATGATGTATTACAAACCCTTCAAACATATTTTGGCGACAATGAGTGATAGAGAAATTATGAATGCTAAGAGACCTCCTTCGGCAAGAGATATTTTGAAAGATGAGTACCCAACTATCTACAATGGATATCAAGAAATTATGGACGAACAGTTCGAACTATTTGCTAAGAAGCATTTAGACTATGGTATGCATAATGTAAGTGCAGGTACTAATCTTGATACTCAAGATGAGACAGAGTTTGCTATGACTGGATTATGGTATAGACTTTCAGATAAGATTAATAGATGGAAGAATATGATTATATCAGGTCGTAAAGCACAGAACGAAACACTAATTGATACTTTTCAAGATGTAACTAACTACGGTATTATTGCTCAGTTAGTATCTAGAGGTATGTGGAAAAATGATTAAATGGCTAAGAAGCTAAAAGGTTTAGTAAAAGAAGTTTGGAACAGTAAGATTAAACAGTCCCCTTCTAAGAATAAGCATATCTCATATAGCTCAGTAAGTACTTATAATAAGTGCCCTAAGTTATGGGAGATGCAATACCTTAGAAAGGATATTCCTTTTGTTCAAAATATCTATACATGCTTTGGTACTGCTATGCATGAAACTATGCAAGAGTGGTTAACAATTATGTATCACGATAAGGTAAAGACTGCTAACGATATAGACTTAGGTAAGCTACTTTACGCTAATATGGTGAAATCATATAAGAGAGGTAGAGCACAAATGAACGGAGAGCATTATTCCAATATGGATCAAATGACTGAGTTCTGGCTTGACGGTAAACATATATTAGAGTACCTTACTAAGAAAAGAGCGTCTTACTTCAGTACCAAAACTATGATGTTAGCTGGAGTAGAAACTCTACTATATCAACAAATTAAACCTGGAGTAATGTTTAAAGGGTTAGTAGACTTAGTCTTTTATCATCCTAACTCAGACACTTGGACGATTATGGACATTAAAACTTCTACATCCGGTTGGAGAGATTATCAAAAAAAGAACCCTAACCTTACAGCTCAAGTTGTAATGTATAAAGAATACTTTTCTAAGCAGTTTAACATACCTAAAGAAAAGATTGATGTTCAGTACTTTATCGTTAAACGTAGAGTACCAGCAGAAGCAGAGTTTGCTAGTATGCAAAGACGAGTTCAAGAGTTTAGCCCTAATGCAGGTCCTAGAAAAACTAAACAAGTAATTGCAACAGTAGATAAGTTTATAGAAGATGTACTAGATGACAAAGGTCAATATGTAGATAAAGACTACAAATGTACTAATCCTTTCGGAAAATGTGAACATTGTTCGCCTTTTGTCTAAAAAGTATATATTTATATAAAGATATATTAAAGTTATGAAACACGATGAACACCTTACTTCGGTAAAAATTACAAAACCCTTATTCGATAAATTTAAGCATGCATGTTTAGAAGATAAATTTTCTTTTAAAAAGCTTGCAGATCGGGCAATATTTCTCTATCTTACTAATAATGAGTTTCGAGAGAAAATACATAAGATTAACAACATAAAAATAAAATAAGGTTAATGGAAGGTTATATTAAAAAAGAAGATAGAAAGAAGATACTACTACTCTGTGATGATATCAGAATGCATTCAGGAATAGCTACTATGGCTAGAGAGTTTGTAGTCAATAACGGTCACCGTTACAATTGGTTAAACGTAGGAGCAGCAGTAGATCATGCTGATAAAGGAAAGGTATTAGACCTATCAGCTGACATTAATAAGCAACTTAAAATAGAGGATGCAGATGTTAGGATACTTCCTTACAGTGGATACGGTAATGCCCAATTAGTTAGAGATCTTCTAAAGAGAGAAAAGCCTGATGCTATTTTTATCTTTACTGATCCTAGATATTGGATTTGGTTATTTGAAATTGAAAGAGAAGTTAGAAGCCAAATTCCTATCATCTGGTTAAACATCTGGGATGAGTTTCCTGCACCTAAGTACAATGAAAACTACTACGATTCAGTAGATACTCTTCTTAGTATTTCTAAGCAGACTAAATTAATTAATCAATTAGTATTAGGAAACAAAGCAGATGATAAGCTATTAAAATATATTCCTCATGGAATAGATACTGATATCTTTAGACCTATTGAAAATGCAAAAGAGAATGAAGAGTTTTTAAACTTTAAAAAAGGCGTATTCAACGGTAAAGAGTATGAATTTGTTGCTTTCTTTAACTCTAGAAACATTCAGAGAAAGAGACCAGCAGATGTAATACTAGCTTTTAAACTATTCTGTGATAAGATAGGAAAAGAAAAAGCTAAAAAGTGTGCGTTAGTAATGCATACAGCTCCTGTTGACCAACACGGTACAGACTTAAACGCCGTTAAGAATGCACTCTGTGATCCAGAGTACGTTAATGTATTCTTCTCTACGACTAAGATCAATCCTATCCAGATGAACGGTATGTATAACTTAGCAGACGTTACAATGTTGATATCATCAAACGAAGGATGGGGATTATCTCTAACTGAATCGATGCTTGCTGGTACGATGACAATATCAAATGTTACCGGTGGAATGCAAGATCAAAGTAGATTCGTAGATGAGAACGGAGAATGGTATACTCCTTCTGCTGATATACCTTCTAACCATAGAGGGACGTATAAAGAACATGGAGAATGGAACTTACCAGTCTTTCCAGATAATATTTCTCTTGCAGGTTCAGTACCTACTCCGTATATATTTGACGATAGATGCTCTCCAGAAGCAGTAGCAGATAGATTAGAAGAAGTATTTAACTTACCTAAGGAAGAAAGAGATGCTAGAGGACTTAAAGGTAGAGAATGGGCTATGTCAGAAGAAGCTGGCTTTACAGCTAAAGTAATGAGTGATAGGATAGCAGAAGCTATAGAAGAAACATTTGAGACTTATGTTCCTAGACCTAGATACGATCTTATTAAGGTTGAAAATCAACCAAGTAAATTAATTAAACATAAATTAACAGGTTATTAATATGAGTAAATCAACACTAGTTATAAGTTGCCCTATAGATACTTACTCTGGATATGGAGCTAGGTCAAGAGACTTTGTTAAAGCTATAGTCAATACAGGTACATACAACGTTAATATAATAAGTCAACGCTGGGGTAATACTAAATTTGGTTACCTAGAAGATCATAAAGAAGATGAATTATCGTCTCTAATTATACCTGGTCTTCAAACTCAACCTGACATATGGATTCAGATTACTGTACCGAATGAATTTCAAAACGTTGGTAAGTATAGTATTGGCGTTACTGCTGGTATTGAGACTGACCAATGCCATGGAGGTTGGTTAGAGGGATGTAATAAGATGGATCTTATACTAACATCTTCTGAGCACTCGAAGAATGTATTTGTTAATACAGTAGTAGATGCAATAGATAAAAATACAAATCAGAAGATTAAGGAACTAAAATTAGAAAAGCCTATTGAGGTTCTATTTGAAGGAGTAGATACTACTAAATACTTTCAAACTAAAACATCAGCAAAGACAGAGTTTACCTCAGATATTAATACTATACCAGAATCATTTTGTTATCTTAGTGTAGGACATTGGATGCAAGGAGACTTTGGACACGATAGAAAGAATATAGGCTACACTGTAAAGACGTTCTTAGAAACGTTTAAAACAAAACAGAAGCAACCTGCTTTAATATTAAAATGTAGTACCTCTTCTACCTCTATTATAGACAGAGAAAAGATACTTAGCAAGATAGACTCTATTAGAAAAACAGTAAAAGGAGGAAGGTTAGCTAACATATACTTACTACATGGAGAATTAACAGATGGTGAAATGAACGATCTATATAATCACCCTAAAGTTAAAGTCATGGTTAGCCATACTAAAGGGGAAGGATACGGTAGACCGTTAGCTGAATTTGCTACTACAGGCAAACCTATTATTGCCTCAGGATGGTCAGGTCAAACAGATTTCTTAGATAAAGATTTATCAATACTGATCGGAGGTACAATTGAGAAAGTACATCCTTCTTCTGTGCTTAAGGATATGATTATTACAGAAGCTGCTTGGTTTACACCTAGCGATTCAGATGTATCTAAGGCATATAAGAAAACATTTAAACATTATAAAGATTGCATAGTAGGAGCTAGAAAGCAAAGAAGAGTAATCTTAGAAGAGTTTACATTTGAGAAAATGAGTGAAAGGATAGTCGAACTATTAGATAGTAATCTTCCAGAATTTCCTAAACAAATACAATTAACATTACCTAAATTAGATTTACCAAAATTATAAGTTATGATAGATAAAGATTCATTAGTAGAAGGTCCTTTCGGAAGTGATGCATGTTATGAAACATCATTTGAACAAGAAGGAAAAACAATAACAACGTGGCTATGTTTCGGTAGTGGCTTTACTACTTCAACAATAATGACTGAAGGATCAACAACAGTCAATAATTTGCTAGAAACAGCTCCTTCACTGTATAAGGATTTATTACATACAGATAAGGATAAAAAAGTATGGCTTCCTGCTACGATTACATTACCTGCTAAAGGAATGGTTTTCTTAGACGGTTCAGATAAAGACAACTGGAGCTGGACTGCTGTAAAAGCTGTTAAGTTAACCAAAGAGGATAGAGCATCTGGTAAGTTTCCGGAAGGAAATGATTATAAGATGGAAATGTCAGCGAAGAAAGTATTCGGTAAAGATGACTTTATGGACGCTATGGATCATATAGGGTTCTTTGCTTTAGCACCACAAGCATGATAATAAGCTATGCCATAACAGTTTGTAACGAATACAAAGAGATTCAAAAACTCGTATCTACCCTAATGTCTAATATTAGAGAAGAGGATGAAGTTATAATTCTATTCGATAAGCGTAACGGTACAGCAGAAGTATGGGACTACCTAGTAGGTCTACAGAGCCAACAACTAGTACTAGCATTCCCAGAAACGTTTAAAGGTCACTTTGCTGATTGGAAAAATAAACTTACCTCCTTATGCGGTGGAGATTATATCTTTCAGATAGATGCAGATGAAATACCTAACGAAGCTTTGATAGCTAATCTTCCAGGCATACTAGAATCTAATCCTGATAATGAAGTTTACTTAGTTCCTAGAGTTAACACTGTTGATGGATTAACAGATGAACATATTAGTAAATGGGGTTGGAATGTAAATGATTCAGGATGGGTTAACTGGCCTGATTACCAATGGAGAATATATAAAAACTCAGATGATATAAACTGGGTTAATAAGGTGCATGAAAAGCTTGAAGGGTTCAAGACGTATGCTCCATTGCCTCAAATAGAATCTATGGCACTTTACCACCCTAAAGACATAGAGAGGCAAGAAAAGCAAAACGAATATTACGATACATTATGATTAAGATAGATGTCAAAGTAGGAGATACTATCATGGTTGGTAGATTTAAAAATAAAAGAGTTAAGGTTAAGACTATAGAGTATGATGAATTTGGAATGCCGATGATAAATGGAAAGCCTGGCTGTAATTTTAGATTGGTACCTAATCCAAGATAAACCTATTTATAAATATGGAATATAAAGACGCACTTAAATTAGCAGACGCAGTACCTGGGTCTCTGATTGAATTAGGATTCGGTAGAGGTAATAGTTTGAAAGAATTTATTTCCTACATGAATAATATAGAAATAAATAAAAGGAACATTTGGATTTATGAATCCTTTGATGGATATAATGAACCAACCTCTGAAGATAATCAAGCGTTTAAAAAAGGAGACTTTAAAAGACCTCCACAACCAGCTTATGATATTAAGAATACTATCAATACCAAAGTTGAGTTAGTTAAAGGTTATATAGAAGAGACGTTACCTACAAGGTATGATAAGACTCCTGTCTCTATTGTGCATTCACATTTGATTAGTTACTCAAGCACACTTCATGGATTAGAAAACTTTGAAAAGTATATGCCTCCAGGAAGCGTAATTATAGTTACAGACTATCAAACATTCGATGGAACTAAACAGGCAGTAGACGAGTTTCTAATTAAACACTCTCCTAAATATAAGACAATAGAAGTTAACGATACATTCATAGTAATACAAACACAAAAGGTTCAAACACTTACTAATAAAGTTACTAGAAGTAGATCAGAATTTTAGTTAATGCATAATATTCCAGCTCATTTAGAATATCATCTCAAGACTATTCTTTATTACACGGAAGATGCTTACATAGGAGGAAGTATAGAAGATTATTTCCTTTTAGGTTCCTCTGATAATGTAATTAACGATGTAGATGTATTTACATATGACCATAAAGACCTTGAGAGACTCTTGGAGTATTACGGAGAACCATTAGAAGTAGTTAAGAATAAAAAGAGAGCAGCTCTCATAGGAGATGTTTCTCACTTGTATAAGTTCAAAGATGTAGACATACATTATATTGAGAGTTCAACATACCCTCATGAGTTTATGACTACTAGATATAAAGATATGGTAATCACTCATCATACCTTAGAAAGTAAAAAAGGTATAGCGAGAATAGAGAGTGAATGGTTCTTAAAAAATAATATAGAACTAGGTAAAGGAAAGTCTATAGAAAGGATTTTAAAAACTGAAAATAAGTTGCTTTAATAAGTTATTTTTCTTATATTAAATTATGGTTACAAGCGAAAAGAAATTAAATATTTATGTTGATATTGATGAAACTGTTATGGACTATCAACCTAGTGATGATAGAACTGATTATACCTTAGCAACACCTATTGATATTAACATAGAGAAGATTAATAAGTTATATGACGAAGGACATACAATCACTTATTATACAGCCAGAGGTTCAGTATCTAAAATAGACTGGTTCCCATTAACTCAAACGCAATTAGATAGTGCAGGTGCTAGATATCATCATTTGATATGTGGACATAAACCAGCTTATGATCTAATGATATGCGATAAAACTAAACGAATAGAAGAAATATAGTTATGAAGAAGACTTACATTATTGGAGAAATTGGAATAAATCATCAAGGAGATTTAGCTATTGCTAAAAGATTAATTGATATTGCTGCCGCAGCAGGTTGTGATGCAGTCAAGTTCCAGAAAAGAAACCCAGACGTGTGTGTACCTGAGGCACAGAAGAACAAGCCGAGAAGCTGGCAAGGTACAGATATGACATATCTCGAATACAAATATAAAGTCGAGTTTGGCAAAGAGGAGTATGATGAGATTGATCGTTACTGTAAACAGCAAGGAATTGCCTGGTCAGCTTCTCCCTGGGATATGGATTCTGTAAAGTTTTTAGAGCAATATAACTTACCATTTATTAAGTTACCTTCTGCTTCACTGACTGATGATGAATTACTTACTGCTTGTGTAGAGAGATTTCCAAAGATTATATTTTCAACTGGTATGTCGACCGAAGAAGAGATAGATCATGCAGTAGACACTCTGAGAATAGCTAAGGCATACTATAATAAGACAGATAAGATAGGATTACTACACTGTAATTCTACATACCCAGCACCTGTTAAGGAATTAAATTTGTCTGCTATTAAGACATTAACTGAGAAATATCCTGACTTCGAAATAGGATATTCAGGTCATGAAATGCTTCTTGGAACAACAGTAGCTTCAGTACTATTAGGAGCTTCTATTATAGAGAGACATATTACATTAGATAGAACAATGGAAGGCTCTGATCATAGCGCTTCAGTAACACCTCATGGACTATTTAAACTAGTTTCAGGTATTAGAGAATTAGAAGATGCATATGGAGATGGAATTATACAAGTAACTGAATCAGAAAAACCTGTAAGAGAAAAGCTAAGAGGTTAATGAAAAACATATTAGTACTAAATGATACAATAAGCAGTAAGAACTTTGGTTGTCAACTAGTAAGCCATTCTCTTAGAAAGACTTTAAATGAAGTTTATCCGGATAGTAATGTAACTTACGTTGGAGTAAACAATAAAGAATTCAGACCTGAATTAGTATATGACTTGGTAATTGTAAATGGAGAAGGAAGCTTTGGTCATCATTATCAAATGCCTGGCGGTTTTGCAAACAATGGTCCAATAATGAGATGGTATATGGATCGAGGAGTAGATGTACACTTAGTTAACTTATCTATCCAATGTAACTTAGATATGTTAAAAGTTCATGAAGAGTTTTTATCTAGATGTAAGGTAGTAGCATTACGAGAGCCGATATCATATTTGTTTCTCTTAAAGAATACTTCACTTACTAATATTAAACTTTATCCTGATTTAGGTACTAATTACTTTGAAGATGAAAAAGTAGAAAAGGATTTAGATTTCTGTTTCGGCTTTGGAGCATTAGCTAAAGAACATGAAACAATAGGTCCTCAAATAAATGCTTACTTTAAAGCAATTAATACAATAAAAGAAGAAGGTTACTCAGCAAAGTATTTAGGCTTCCCTGGCAATCCTTTTAGCGATGGAGAACTAGCTTCTGGAAGACTAGATGATATAGTAATTGAAGAAGGAACCTTCGAACAGTATTATCATTCAGTTAAGAAAGCTAAAATTAATCTTACAGGTAGGCACCATGGAGCTATAATGTCATTCTTAGGTAAGACTCCATTTTTTAGTTTCAATGCTAATATGTGGAAAACAGAAGGAGACCAGATACTATATGGTCCTTATGATTATTTTAATTTTAGACAATTAAACACTGGAGAGCTTGTCGACTACCTTAAAAGTTCTTATATTAATTATAATAAACAAGCAGCTTTTTTAGAAAAGAGATATGAGGAACTAGCTCCAATGTTTGATGCTCATATAAGATGTACTAAAGAAGATGTAAAAGACGTAATAGAAAGAGGAATACTTACTCCTGAATATATCAGTAGATGTGTACAAGAGTTAAGCTATATAGACTTAAACAAATATGGACTTTCAGAAAAAGTATAACAATAAGGATATATTAATTATAGGAGGAGGAACATCTACCTTGGATGTTAAATGGGAAGGTATAATTACACCTGATACTTACATATGGACTTGTAATGATTTTTATAAAAATGAAAGAGTAAGGTCACAGAATATAGATCTATATCAATTAGGCTTTCAGACTGACCTATCTAATATAATATTAAAAGATAAACTAAGAACTAATAAACCATTTGCTTACTTTGAACCTGAGCATTATAGAGGTAAAGAGAATTCACAAGAGTTTAAAAAGTTTGTTAAAGATATAGAGCATGAAGTCTTTAATATGCATATTGAGTATGGTGATTTATTTGATAAAGAAAGTAGGTACACTATCGATGGATACAAATATAATTATAGACCAGCACAAAAGTCTGGAGCTATTCTTAGATTGATTATACTTGCTTTATCTACAAGAGCACGTAGAGTGTACTTTGTAGGGTTTGACGGATTCAATAAAGACTTTTCTAACAAACATGCATTTACTGGTCATGCAGGATTAAAAGATACAGATCAAAGACGAGATTGGGATAAGACTCCTATGTCGTATGTAAGTGTATTTGAAGATGCATATAGACTTTTAGCAAGTAGAGAAGATAATAAACGGCTTCAAAATCTAGGAGAAGGACAGGAATATAACTTAGGTACTAGGTTGAGTAAAGAGTACTTTAAACTAACAGAAGAAACATATGAAGCCATTAGATAGTATAGCAATTATAGTACAAGCTAGACTTAATAGTCAAAGAGTGCCACAGAAGATGATAAGACCTTTTGCTGGTACTACGCTTTTTGATATAGTATTAGACAAAGTCAAAGAAGCATTACCTAGCAAACAAGATAACATATGGGCTTCAGTCTATGAACCTGAGCTTGTTGATATAGCTAAGAGTAAATCAATCAACGTATTTAATAGAAGCAGAGTATCAGCTAATAATGATAATTCCTTACAAGCTATCTACGAATGGCATGATAAGTTGCCTTCGAATTATAAGTACGTAATGTTAGTTTCTGGATGTAATCCATTGCTGGAAGTAAAAACAATAAGAGACTTTTATAATAAGTTTAACATGCAAGAGGAAGAGAACCTATTTGCGGTTATGGAGAAGAAACAGTACTATTGGAACAAAGAAGGTTCTTTAGTAACACCTTGGCCTGATGGTCAAACTATTATGAATACTAAAGCAGTTGAGCCTACCTATGAAGCAGCTCATGTGCTATATGCTTCAAGATTAGACCTCATTAAACAGGATAAGTTTATGGGCGACTTTGAAGCACCAGGCGGAATAAAGTTATTCCAAATGCCTGAGCTAGAAGCATTCGATATTGATTACGAATGGCAATTTAATATTGGTGAAAAATTATACGAAACATTATGATATATTGGTTTACAGGTCAGCCAGGAGCAGGCAAAACTACATTAGCTAAAATGCTAAAGAATGCGTTACCTCATTCGTACCATATAGATGGAGACGACTTAAGAGAGTTAACTACAAATAAAGATTACTCTATTAACGGTAGAGTTAATAACGTCAATACAGCACAGAAGATCGCTCACTACTTACACAACCAAGGTAGAGATGTAATAGTATCAGTTGTTGCTCCTTATATTGATCAAAGAGAGGAATTTAAAAAACTATTAGGAGATAACATTACAGAGTTTTATGTTAACACTACTCAAGAGAGAGAAAGAGATCATTTTAAAACTGATGCATATGTTGCTCCTAAAGAGAATTTCGTCAATGTCGATACAACTTACGAAAGTCCATCAGGGACATATAATATAATTGAACACATAGTATTTGGAATATGATAAAGAATAAAACATTTTTTTGTGACATAGATGGTACGCTAATAAAGTACCGTGAGTTTGTAACTTACGAAACTAACCCTGCATTACCTATAGAGAGTACAATAGAGTACATAACAGATCAGTTTAACGATGGACATATGATTCTATTAACAACAGCAAGACCTGAAGAGCTGAGAAGACATACAGAATTAGAATTAGAGATGAATAATATTCCCTACCATAGACTTATAATGGGAATAGAGAGAGGACCTAGATACCTAATTAATGATTTATCTCCTAAAGAACCAGGTGATAGAGCTATAGCAATAAACTTAGTAAGAGATCAAGGAATATGAAAAAGTATTTAGCACAAGCAGCATTTCAGTCTTCATATAATGAGAATAAATACTCAATGTATATTGGAAGATGGCAACCTTGGCATGCAGGTCATAGATGGCTTATTGATCAAAGGTTAGAGGAAGGTAAGAACGTATGGATTGCAATTAGAGATATTCCACCAGATGAAAAGAACCCTTGGACTGCCCAAGAGGTATTAGTTAATTTAGGTCATGAGTTAAAAGATCTGATAGAGCAGGGTAGAGTAAAATGCACTATCGTACCTGATATTGAATCAATTAATATAGGTAGAGGAGTAGGTTACGATGTAATAGAGCATTGCCCTCCGGACGATGTTAAGAATATCTCAGCAACTAAGATAAGGGAACAGATGAAAAAAGATGGTAAGATATAATGAAGACATTAATTATTAACTCTCCTAGAACTGGATCTACTAGTCTATTTAAAAAGCTAGTAAAAGAAAGAAAAGTTAAAGGTTACTTTAACCCATGGGATGGTAGTGATTCAAGTAATCCAACACCAGGTGAGATAGCTTGGTCATTAAAATCTTTCGTAGTTAAAAACGGCATACTATATACCCCTACTGCTCATAACCCAGATAAAGTACAACATTATCTTTTTCAACAACAGCAGGTAAATTGGCATAAGAACTTAGCAGCAAAGTTTGATGAGGTTATACTTCTATCTAGAAAAGATACTATTGCACATATAGAAAGCTATGCTCATATGCTTCTGTACAACACACCAGACCAATGGGGTAAAGCAATTAAAGGAGATAGATCTGCATATAATTCGACCAAACAATACATTTACGATCCAGATGACATTCCAATAGATTGTACACATAGAGCGGTAAGAGATTTAATGCATTACGAAACTATGCTACAGATGTTATCAAAACAACTATCAGTGCCGTTGACATATTACGAAGATTACTTTAACCCTAATGGCAAAGATAGGTACAGAAGAAATAAAGAAGATAGAATATTATAAATGGTAAGCAGAAAAAGACACGTACTCAAAACTATAAGCTGGAGATTAATAGGAACATTAGATACTATTATTCTTTCAGGTCTTATTACTGGCTCATGGCAAGCAGGCCTTACTATAGGAGCAGTAGAAGTTATAACAAAAATGGTTCTTTATTATTTTCATGAAAGAGCATGGTATAGATTTAGTAAATATGGAGTTAAAAAAGCTAATAAGCAAAACAAACGATAGTTACGAACGAATTAAGTTACTTAAAGATGCTTGTAAAGATGAGACTATATACTTAATCAGTTGCGGACCATCCTTAACAGAGCACAATAGAGAAAAACTATTAAGTAAACTAAAAGGTAAAACAGTTCTAGCATGCAAGCAATCTTATGACTATGTTAAGGAAGTAGCTACATTTCATTTAATGTCTGCTTACTCTTATCAACCGTACGAATATTACTCTGAGGATACAATAGTTCATTGGCAACTAACAGCAATGAATATGCCTTATGAGATTAATCGTATAAAAGAAGAATGGAAATCTCCAGCAGATATTCTGATACCTTGTTACTCTACACCTTGGGTCGATATGAACAACACTACTGCATACAGTAGAAGGTTCAATCAATTTGAAACCTATGGAGAAGGGAGAGTTATTTGGGGACCTGGTATTATGTATGAATCAGGATTTCCTTTAGCTATGCATTTAGGAGCAAAAGAGATCGTTACAATAGGATGGGATATAGGAGACCTGTCTAAGTTCGAGAAACAAAAAGGGTATAAGTTAGGAGATGAGGATTGGGTTAAGGAGCATGCTGAATCACTCTATAAAACAAATGCAGGAGCAGGTCCTGACTATGAAGAGTTAAAAGAGACAATCGACTCTACAAAAGAAATGTATGATTATTTCTTGGATAAGAACATTAAAGTTCGTATATTGTCTAATAATAGCCCAGCAGATAAACGATTTGAACGAATAACATTAGATGAATTATAATTTAGCACTATACTGTAAGACATATGTAAATGACTTCTCTAGAATTGTTAAGCTAGTAGATTCGTTAACAGAACATAATAAAGATTCACTACCTGTTTACTTTTCTTGCCCTGCATCTGACGTAGATGCTTTAAAGGAAACATTAGATGGTTTTGATTGTACTGTTATTACTGATGAAGAGATTTATATTCCTTATAATGTATTAGCAGGATGGGAGAATCAAATGTTAATTAAGCTACATGCATTCAAAGCAATACCTGCAGACAACATACTAATACTAGACTCAGATAGTTTCTTTATCAGAGATTTTTACAAAGCTGATTTTATAGCTTATGATAATATTCCCTATACTATTATTCATGAGAATGTACAACAGTCAGAGTATGAATCATATTTAAAGAACGGAGTGTATAGTGAGACTGGATATGCTAAAGCTGTTCAGGCATACAGATCAATATTTGGAGGTAAGTCTAATAGGATTTACGATTACGGACCTAATCCTCATTTATGGAATAGGGTAGTATTGGAGCATTTTGAAGAGAACTATCTTGCTAAACATAAGATTGGGATGGAAGACTTTCAAATGGCAATGAAGCAACAGTTTGGAATCCATTTTAGAGAGACTTTAACTTACGGAGAGTACTTACTAGCGGCTAGACCTATCGATATAGTTCCATGTGGACCTTTATTTAAAGTTTACCATTGGAAAGAGCTTTATGACTTTGAAATAAAGAATGGATGGGCAGTTAGAGATAAGATCAAAGATACTTATATGGGAATAATCTTACAAAGCAATTGGCTATGATAGTATACCAAGTACACCATATGTGGTATGAATCTAATATGATAGATGAATGCTGGCACTCAGTACTAAATGCATTGAGAGCTGCTCCTGATGTAGAAGTAAAAGTAAAGATATGCTTTAACTTTCAGACATATATAGAACAACCAGAAATAGATAACTTTGAGTATATGCTTAAGAAACATACAACTCATCCTCTATTTAGAGACTTTAATCCGGAAGTAACTATAAAGACTAATGATGATCCATTTTATAATATAGCTGATTGGAGGAGAGAAATTTACGATACTGATGCAAAGTATACAGTATGGGGTGAAACAGATACGATTTTACCTAGAGACATTTTCGCTATACTAAACTCAGTTAATATAGATCAACCACATGCACTTACATTTGCAGGAAGACCAATGTGGGATAACAGTTGGGATGTAGTTACTCATGAAAAGTTAAGAGGATACAGTAAGCCTTGTAAATGTAATCCACATAAAGATGACTGTATAGAGTTACTAGAGTCACCTTGGAAGTATAAAGACTATATTACTCAAAAAGAGCTAGATAAATTTAATGATGAATCTGGTGATATAAAGATAGAACAAGTACCTCATAAGTTAGACGGGAGTACTGTATGCTTATCAGGAGGAATAGAAACTCCTTTTATAGCTCCAGGTATGCATTTTGTTAGAGAAGATACTTGTTTAGAATATTTCTTAAGAGCTAAAGGTATACCTCAAGTATGCATAACAACAAGGTTAAAAGGGCATAACTACAAGCATCCAAATAAGAGAGTAGGTACAAATGCTACTAGAAATGATGAAGTGTTTAAAAAGTATGCTCAGGAGTCAGTTAATGCTATGAATAAATTTTTAAGAGACCTATGATAACATTTTGTATTAGTACATATAATAATTTACCTTATCTAAAACTAGCAATTAGATCAGTTAGACAGCATTCATATTATAAAGATGCTCCGTTTATAGTACATGCAGAGAATTGTACAGACGGTACTAATGAATGGTTGAAAGGATTTGCTGAAAGTTATAATGTGACTTACTATGTCGATCAAAACGATAAGCCAAAAGGTATAGGAGGAGGAATGAACTTCTGTGCTGAGAAAGTAAAGACAAAATACATTATGTTCTTACACTCAGACTTCTATGTTACTCCTAATTGGGATTTAGAACTAATGAAAGTTCATGAAAAGTATGATGATGAAAAGCTCTGGGTAAACTCTTTTAGAATAGAACCTAATATGTTTAACGACTCGGATAGACCTGGTACGCATTTTGTACCTAAAGAAGCATTCGGAGCTTACCATGATGAGTTTAAAGATAAAGAACTAATAGAGTATGCTAAACAAATTGCAGATGTTAATGACTTTGAAATACCTAAAGGCGAAGGTGTTTCCGGCCTTGTTCGAAAGTCTTGGTGGGATTATATTGGTGGCAACGATCCTCTATTTGCTCCTACTTCATGGGATGACTATGATTTGTTCCTCAGGATGTTAAATGAAGGAGGAAAGTTCTTAATGCCAACCAAATCTATAGTATGGCACTTCGGTGCTAGAGGTTCACATAGGTTAGAAGAGAATGATAATAAATCATCTGATAGGCAGCAGAAAGCTGAGGCAGCTAATGCTAATAAGTTCTACAAGAAGTGGGGTGGAATGCCTAAAAAAGATATAAACGGAATGATATGCGGCATACAGTAATTATACCTACATACAATACATTACCTCATCTTAAAAATACTTACGAAAGTATTAAAAGGTACGGAGGCGATGTAGATATTATCATCATAGATGATGCATCAGAAGATGGAACAGCTGAATGGTTAATTAGTTTAAGTGATGAAAGACTTAACAGAGTATTAGCTACTGAACGTAAAGGTCATACGTATTGGTATGACGAAGGTATGAGAATAGCTGAGACAGATATAGTCTCTATTCTACATTCAGATATGATTATAGGACCTGGGTACTTTGAAAATATGTTAAAGCATTTAGAGAGAGGAAAAGTAGTATGTGCTACTAGAATTGAACCTCCTATTCATCCTGCTGGAAGAGAAAAGATAGTAAGGAACTTTGGTGATGAAGCTCATAACTTTATGTGGGATGCTTTTGAGAAGTTTGTCACTCAGGAAAAAGCTGATAGTACTAATGATACTACTAAAGGTATATTTGCTCCTTGGATGCTATATAAAGAAGATCATTTATCAATAGGAGGACATGATCAAAGGTTTGCTCCATTTGGATATGAAGACTCAGATATATTTAATAGGTGGATTAATAACGGATATGAAATGATTCAGTCTAGAGACTCTTTAGTTTATCATATGACCTGTAGAGGACATAAATGGAACGCAGGAGTAGGAATAGAGAATCCTGACTATAGAGAGATAATGACTCGTTGTGAAAGAGAGTACCAACGTAAATGGGGTGATTGGATACAGAATGATAACTTTCAATACCCTATAATTTATCCTAAATACGATAAAGGTATTATTATAAAAAACTGTAAACCAGAACAGATAGGTCAGTTAGAACCTTGGGCGGATAATTTATATGTTGATATAGATTATAAACCTTACATACAAACAGAGCAAACACGCACAGTCACAGACTTATACGATAGAATTAAACCTTATGACAATGAAAAGCAAAACCATATACTGATAGAAGTAGACGGTAATAACTTTACACAGCAAGATTATATTTATATAAGACAGATGAGTGCTATTCTGAAACAAAATAAACCTAACCCTGGTAGAGTACCTCTAGGCAATCTATCAATTAACATTATCAAATATGAAGAAGAAATACTTAGTTGAGTTCACTTACGCTTCAGGCGAAAAGGACAAAATAGAACTAATAACAGATAATATAGAGTGGTCAATTACTCAATTCTGTAGAAATAGAGCTGTAAGCAGCCATAAAATTATTAATGAAGGTGCTAGTAATGGTAAACAAATGCTATTCGGTTGATATTTATATAAAAGACTATAACAATGAAAAAATTAGAAACGTATATTAAGTCTGTTCTCTCAGAAGCAGCAAAGATTAATTTTGCAGGACATACTTTTGTTCTTAAAATTGATACTAACGAAGATCCTCAGAAGAAAGGAGTTAAGGTTCAATTCCTACCTACTAAGTTTGGTTCTATCACTACAACTGAACAGAATGATATTGCTATTGAACTTGAAAAAAGATTAGAGCAAGGTTTAGCTGAGTATGAGCTAAGAGTTGAAAGAGATAGAAACTTAAAAGACAAAACTATTATAGGCTTTTTTATCTACATTGAATACTTTGATAAGATAATTCGTAAAGCACTCTCAGGACAGAATCCACGATCAGAAGAAGAACCAGGAACAGAAATATAGAAAACATTATGGCAGGTTATAAATTTTACATCAAGAACGATAAGAAGAAAGAGGCAATTAATACTTGGCCTGCTAGTAATTTAAATGCAGCAATATCTAATTTTGCTAGGATGAAAAATATGACTGTTGAAAGTTTTACGAAAATATTTGAAGTCGAAAAGATATGAAAGAACCTAAGAAGGTATTAAGAGCAGCTTTATACTCCGTACATAAACTAGGATACAGAATAAAAACTATATCCCCAGACAAAGTGACTATGACGAAATTGGCATTTATACGAATAATGAGGCATATGAAAGAAATCGAAGATAGAAGAGATTTCATGAGTAGCGAGATAGGAGTTGATATGACTACTTACGAAGATAAGTTCTTTGCAGTCATAGAGGACCTTTTAAAATTAGTATTTAATAAAGAACAACTTGGTTTAATTCAAATGTACCTATTCCAATTACATCCTGATAAGGACTGGGACGGTACTATTACTATACAAAGAGGAAAAAAAGAAGAGGTTGTTAAGTTTAAGACAGCTGAAGAAGTATGGAACGTAATTAGTGAAATAACTAACTAATAAGTTGCTCCCCTGCGTATTTTTTCTTATATTTAGTATAAATAAATAATCGTTATATGAATGTAAAAGACCTAGTTATGATCCCTTGCCCGAAATGCGGCGAACCTTACCCTGAACTTAGAAAAACTAAATACGGATACAACTTCTGTGTTGACTGTTCGACAGTAGAATCTGTTGTAGGTATTACCACAGTAGAAGGATCAGGAGACCATACTTACAATGATATTATCATCATGGATGCATCTAGAGCTAGAAGTATAGCTGCAGCAGAAGCAGAAATGAAAGGTGATAAGAAAGGCTTGCTTGAAATCCTAGACTATGATGAAGTAGATAGAGATGAGAATGCAGTTTCACAATCCATAAAAGATAATGTAGCCACAAGTCAAGACCCTGACCTAGGCGATAACTACTAAATGGCTAGACCTTCTAAGATAATTACAAAGGAAGATATCCTTAGAGCCCAGAAGATGACTCGATCTAATATGGCAGCAGCCAGGTACCTTCATGTGTCTTATAATCATTATAAGAAGTACGCTAAGATGTACAAAGATGAAGAAGGAGTTACTCTTCTGGAAGCTCATAAGAATCAAGCTGGTGAAGGCATACCTAAGTTTGCTTTGGCTGGTACTGATAAAATTCCTCTTATGGACTTATTGGAAGGTAGAGTACCTATAGAACATTTTGATGCTAGAAAGATAAAACAGAGACTTTTATTTGAAGGCCTGATAGAAGAGAAATGTAATAGATGTGGATTCTCAGAAAGAAGAGTTACAGACCTAAAAGTACCTATTATTCTCAATTTTAAAGATAAAAATAAAAAAAATTGGAACCTTGATAACATTGAGTTTCTCTGTTACAATTGCTCCTTTCTATATGGCGAGTCACCAATCGAAGAGAAACAAGCAGAGGCAATGGAAGATTACGTCAAAACTAAAGTTGATGAGCCCGATTGGGAGATGAATCAAGCTCATATAGAACACTTAAGAGAACTAGGGTTATATGATGAGGAAGAAGATGGAAGTGAATATATCTCAAGGCTTTAACTATTTATTAGTATGGAAAAGAAGAAAAATAATAAATTTTCTACTTGGAAGAAGAAGAAACCACTCGAGAGAAAAGTTGCTGACGACCTAGTAAAGCAACATGAACGTAATGAAAAGTTACGAGAAAAAAGGATAGGAACAGGCTTCCTTGATATGTTTAACTAAAACTATTTTATGAATAAATTTCGAACAATTATTTTGTGCGCTATTATTATGTTTACAGTAATGGCATTCACAACAGTAAAGAAGCGATATGCTATAATAGCACCAATAGAAATAGAAACAAAACCTGCTGTAATAATTGAAGCAGAAACAATCCCAGAGTTAGAAGTTAATGTAGTAATCAAAGGACATTTACAGTTCTTAGATGCTATCGGACATAGAGAGTCTGGAAACAGATATCAAATTGTTAACAAATACGGTTACATGGGTAGGTACCAATTTGGTAAGTCTACTTTGAAAGGATTAGGATTCAAAGTAACGAAGGATGAATTCTTAAATAGCCCATACATACAGGAAAAGGCAATGCAAAAACTTTTGTTGTATAATAAAAAAAGACTTCGTAAATTAATAGAAGAACACAGTGGAACTGTAGTACATGGAGTATATATTACAGAATCAGGATTACTTGCAGCAGCTCATTTAGGAGGAGCAGGTAGTGTTAGAAAATGGTTTAGAACTGGCAAGGTAAGAAAAGACGGATTCGGAACTAAAATTACTTCGTATATGATTCAGTTCAACGGTTATAAATTAAATTTAAATGGAGTATAAGAGATTAATAATTATTGGAGACTCACACGCTAGAGGAGATGGAGCTGAATGGCCAGGTATTTACGGTCATTTAGGTCCTATTCCTAATGAGTACAGAGCTAACAATTGGAAATTAAAAATAAAGACTGCTAAACCAAACGAGTTTCCTAAGCTGCATCAAGAGTTCTATGGTGCAATGTATGAAAAGCTATTAAAAAATAGTGAGGAAGTAATTAAATTACGTAAAACACAATCTTGGGGAGCACATCTAGTTAAACTTATTCCTAATTGTACATTAGAAAACTACAGTACTAAAGATTCTGACATAGAAGGAGTACTTCCTTTCTTTGCTAGTAACTGTGAGGATATGGACCTAAGGGATTCTATAGTTATTTTAGGCGTTGGCAATTCTAATGCTAATATAACATTCAGACAGAATGGCACTAAACTAAAAAACATAAGCATAACACATATAGCTCAGTCTATTATGTTAATTAAAGAGTTTGTAGAAAATAGAGGAGGTAGATTAGTTATACTTCACCCTGAAGAGTTTCCGGAAAGTTTATATGATGCAGAGCTTAACCCCTATTGGATAGATTTAAGACCTCTATTACTTCATGAAGGTAACTTTGAATCGATGCTAGGTACTTCTTTATATTGGAGACGATTTGATGGAAGACATTATGATGCAGGAGTACAAAAAGTATTAGGGCAAAATATATTTAATTTAGTTGCAGATATGCATTAATTTTCTTATCTTAAGGTATAATAAATAAATAAAGGTTATGGCAGAAAAAAGAGGTCATCTTGAGAAGATGAGATATGACTTTCCTACCGAAGCAGTACTGGAGGTTAAGATAAAAGAGAACTGGTATAGAGTTACTTCTAGAGAGTTTAGATCATTTGACGGTAATAGACGTTATTCTAAACCAGAACGTCAACCAGGTTTAGGTATGAAAGATATGAAAGATATCAAGTTCATTACTGTAGACTGTAATCATTTACCTTTGTATATGTTCGGTACTAATATCGAAGTAGAAAGAGAATGGAATGAAAAGATAGTTAATAGTCCTTATTACGAAAATGCTAATAAGGTATCAGGAAGCAGAGGATAATGAAAAAAATACAATTCGAAAACCCGGAAGAATTTGATACTCTATTTAGAACTAAAACAGAAGCAATTACTGATGTTATAGTAGAATGTATACAAGATGCTATGATGAAACGTAAGAAGGTAGCTGATCTATTTGAAGTAAGTTTTGTTAATGTTGAGAATGCTTACGTAATATCTCTGAATAGTGTAGAATGGGAAACAGCTCTTACCTCTTGCTTACAGCACTACCATGAAAACTCAAGTGATCCAGATAAAGCTATTGATACTTGGAAGCTTTTAGAAGCAGTTAAACTCTACTAGGATGAAGAAAGTTAATATTATACAGAGCTTTATTAACTATAGAGATCCTAAAATAGCTATGCCTATAAATAAAAGTTACGCGTACATAGCTAAGCTTAGTTCACTCCTCTTAAAAAAACACTACGGTAAAGTTACTCTGTATACTAATAAGCATCATAAAGCAGCTTTTGAACTTATGAAGTTTCCTTATGAATATGACGTAGAGGTATTAGCAGAGGAAAAAGCACAAATATTTTCAGAGGTAAAACTTCAAGCATTTCTAGCTCAGGACGATCCATTTATACATTTTGATTTAGATACGATAGTCGGTACTAAGCTAGACATTTATGATAAAACATCTCCTTTCTTATTCTCTCATCCAGATAAAAATAGAATAGGATTTAGAAAGGATGGGTATATTAAAGGAGGAAAGAAGCATAAAGCTCTTCATAGGTTCTTACAAGATAGATGGTTTCACGATATATTTTCTACCTACTTAAAATACTTATACACATTAAAACTTCCAACAAGGTTCCCTACTGACCTTATATTTCCAGAACTGATTCCTAATATGAATATAGTAGGAGTAAAGGATACAGAGACATTTAAATTAGCTGTAGAGAAAGCAATATGGATAGCTAACAACAATAGAGAGATACTTACTGATTGGAACTCAGCATGCTTTATAGAGCAGCTAGTAGTTCCTTTGTACTTATCTGAATACAGTCCTGAATATAGAGCAGCACAATTAGCTCATAAGGATAAGAACGGAAAAGATTCATTTCTATTAGCTAGGCATGAACTAATCGAAGTACCTGAAATAGATACAATAAACTTCGAAGAGAAAGTGTACTGTGAGGAACCTATGAAGTATCCTTTTACTTTTGTTAATCATTACTCCTGTAATGAATGTTACGACTTTCATAAGAGAAAGTACAATATTACATCTGATGAAGACTTATGTAACATACTTGACCTAACTAAGCATAAATTAGCTCATATAGGAGGGTTCAACAAAGACGTACTAATGTATCAGGCAATGACAATCTATACTTTAAAGAAGTACTTTGGAGAAGATGCTGTTTTGGATGTTACTAAAGCTTATTTAGGTAAGAGTAAGAGAACTAAACTTACACTTGGTGAAGCAGAATATGAGAGGCTAACAGGTGATTACTTATTTACAGATTATTATGGATTTACTAGGAAAAAACTGTTACTTTAGTTGCCTAGGAACTTAATTTTTCTTATATTTAAGTATAAATAAGTTACTAATATAAATTAAAAAAGGTTATTATTATGGCAGATGTAATGTTAAGTTTCAATGAAAAGCAGTCTTATATGACTAAGGAGCAACTAATGGAATCATGTCCGTTAGCATTCGCTCAAGCACCTACTAACCCAGAGGTTAGTAAAAAATATCTATTCGTTAATACAGAAACGATTATAGATGATTTAGATAAATTAGGTTGGAAACCAGTTCAAGCAGCTCAAAGAAAAGGTAGAGGAGGCTCTACTATCTTTAGTAAGCATATGATTGCTTTCCAGAACCCTGAGTTAAAGATTAAAGGTAAAGATGGAGATGATTCTTTTCCTAGAATTATCATGACTAACTCTCATGACGGTATGCAAGCATTTAAGTTTAGTGTTGGTATCTTTAGATTAGTTTGTTCTAATGGACTTGTAGTTGCTGATGAACAGTTTTCTGATTTTAAGATCAAACATAAAGGTTATACTTTTGAAGAGCTTAGAGGAGTTGTTAATCAAGCTGTTGAAGATCTTCCGAATAAAGTAGAGGTTCTTAATCAAATGAAGAATAGAATCTTAACTCAAGAAGAGAAGAACAAGTTAGCTTTAGATGCTATGTTAGTAAGAGCTGGTATAACTCCAGGTTCAGAAAAAGCTAAGAAGTTTAACTACGATGATGAGACTATTATCGACATCTTAGATCCTAAAAGGAAAGAAGATGAAGGAAGTGATCTATGGAAAGTCTTTAACGTTATCCAAGAGAAGATTACTCAAGGAGACTTTCATGCTGCTTTAACTGGAGCTAAAGTTAGAAAGGTTAGAAAGATTAAGTCTTTTGAAAAAGATCTTAAGGTCAATAAAGAGTTATTTAAACTAGCAACTGCTTTAGTATAATGGAGCTTTATAACGTACCTAGAAATAGTAGGATTAAAGTAGTGGGGGATATAAAAATCCCTCCTGCTTCACCTATGGTAGAGGGAGGAGAGATTCTTAACTTTAGAAATATAGACGGAATGTATAGTTACTGTACTAGAGATAATGGAGAAGTAGTTCATTTAGCTGCTTGGACTGATGTTGAGATAATCGAATGATATTTATTATTCTATGATTGAAGTAATTAGACACACACTTGGATTCTGTGGAGAACACTGGCATCCTAATATATGGACAGCAATGGCAGGATCGCCATTTATAGCAACAACCGCCTACTGGATTAAATGTAAATGTGGTGGCTGGTTTAATAAGCATGATAAAAACTGTAAGCATGAATAATTTTAAGAGCTGGTGGAGATCAATACTACGCCAGATGGTAAGGGATAAGAGGTTATCACCCACCCAAAGGTTAGGTACTCGAATTGGTTATATGGGAGTAGGATTTTTAATAGCAGGTCAATGGACATTAGAGCCTATGATGTATATGCTAGGTTTCTGCTGTGTGCTTATTCAAGTATCAGTTAGAAGACAATGGAACTTAGTAGTTCTTCAGCTTAACGGATTAATCGCATGGACAATACATTTCTTTTCTAATGTCTAAGGGAGTAATAGCAGGGAACTTCGACGTTCTACATCCAGGGTACATTGCGATGTTTAAAGAGATGAAAGAGAATTGTGATTGTCTAATCGTACTCTTACATACTGACCCTTCGATAGAAAGACCTCATAAATTGAGACCTATTCTTTCATCAAGCGAAAGAAAAGAAATGTTAGAGAGTCTTAAATATGTAGACGATGTTATTAGGTATACATATGAAGAACAGTTATTAGATTTGCTTAAGATGGGTGAGTTTGATATAAGATTCTTAGGTGATGATTATATTAACAAACCATTCACTGGAGACAATTTAAAAATACCTATTCACTATATGAATAGAGACCATGGTTGGTCAACAACTAAATTTAAAAGATTAATAGCAGACAGTTTGAATCCTGCTTAATATTTCTTATCTTTACATATTATTAATAATTAAACAAATGTTATATGATTGAAAAGTATTTCTTATCCCGATTGAAGATCAACGCAAAAACTTCCGAATTAGTAATCCCCGGTGAACACATAAACATCGACGGATATACTTACGAGCAACTATCACGGAAACCAAAAGGCCGAACGATCTTTAGAAAATTAATTAATAAGACTAACACCGAACGATTTACAATCTATGCTTAAATTTACTGATTTGGCTATTGGGTGCCTAGCGTTCTTAGGTGCCCACCTGCTAACTTTCTATCAACTAAATGGTCAATTTCTTAAGACTGATTGGTTTAGAAAGAACGAGTTTTGGGTAGCAGCAGCTGGTATTATACTATCTTACTTCTACATTTATGGAACTAAGTATACAGTTTCCGGAATGAATGGTCTACTATGGCCAGCTAGATTTATAGGATTTAGCATTGGTATGTTTCTATATGCATTAATGATTAATTATCACTTTGCTGAAGGAATGAACTCTAAGACATGGGTTAGTTTAGCTCTATGTATGGTATTGATTTGCATACAAGTATTTTGGAAAACTACAACAACATAATATATGACTCTATACGGATACGGAGATAGCTTTACAGCAGGAGATGGAACTAGAATACCTTTAATAAGAGATGATAAGAAGGTTAACATACCTAACCCTAATGGATATAAGTTCTGGTTAGATACTTTAGGAGATAATTTTAAAGCTGATAAAGTAGTTAATCAAGGAGTCGGAGGATTATCTAATGATACAGTCTTTTATAAGCTTCTAGCAGATTTAGGTAAGTTTAAGAAAGGAGATATGGTTATTGTCTCTATAGGCTTTATTGAACGTACGGACTTTGTTCATGGCATCGCTTCTAGAAAAACTTTAACTTCAACTGAAGAAGAAACTGGTTGCAAAGGTAAACCTACATACTGTACTACTACTAGCATTCCAACGGCTGGTGGGCATTACTCACCGCGATACTACAACATATTTCCTAGTACTCAAAAATTCGAACAGTACCGTAAAGAAATTGCTATACATACAAGAACACCAGAGGATATGTTGAGTGCTGTATACAACTACAATGCTAATTATAAATCTCCTAACAATCTTCATATTAGAAGTGAACATACTTTTAGAGTTAAGTTAGTAACGGAGTACCTAGCAACAAAAGGAGTGAAGTGTTATCTGTGGGACTTACCCGATATCGCTGGCAAATTTGAGACAATTAATACTGCAACAAAAGGTAAAATAGGTGATTTTCATTGGAGTTGGGAAGGAAATCACTTATTTGCTAATTACCTAACTAAAAAAATAAAAAGCTTATGATTTATATAATATCTAAATTACTAATATACATTCTGATTGGAATGGTATGGAAAGACTGGTTAGAGTACTATACCATTAAACATTTTGAAGGTAGGATGGGTGAGAGGTTTACATTCCGTGAAGCTGCATCACAAGTTTTACTCTGGCCGGTATTTGTATTAATATTCATAACAGAATTCATAAGAAACATTTTATAATGAACGTAGCAGTTTTAGTAGACATAATTAAAGAGACAAAAATGAACTGGAGGTTTATATTTGAATCTCCTCTATACGATAATATTACCTTCATCCCTGGTCAACTAGTACAGATAGGTATACCCTGGAATGACAAATGGGGTTCTGGAGGTGATTGGCTTACTAGAAACTATTCTGTTGCTTCATACCCAGACAATACTAATAAGTTTGAACTTATAGTAACATATCTTCCAGGAGGTAAAATGTCAGATTATTTATTTAATGAAGCAAAGATTGGAGACGAAATTATCTACAGAGGTCCTATGGGAGTATTTACTCTTCCTGATAATCTACTAGAGAGAGATATCTATTTTGTATCAACAGGTTCAGGAGTTAGTCCTTTTCGTTCAATGATAAATAATATTTACAATAAGAAGATACCTTTTAAGAAAATTAATCTATATTTTGGTACTAGAAGAGAATCTGATTTACTGTATCGACAAGAGTTTGAAAAGATAGCTAAAGAGTTACCTAACTTTAACTATATACCTACTCTGTCACAAGAAGATAAACTAGGTTTTAGGAAAGGACACGTTCACGAACATTACCTAAATGATATCAATACTGATGATAAACCATTAGTCTACTTCTGTGGATGGGATCGAATGATTACTGAGGGAAGGATAAAATTAGATGCAATGGGATTCAAAATGCAAAAAGATATTAGAGTAGAAATATTCGGTTAATGGAAGAGCAATTATTATTTACAGAAGAAGAATGTAATTGGTTATTAGATCATGCTACTGATTACCACGAAAGTACTGTTTCTTATGATTGGAATAGATCACCTGAGCTGACTAGGATAAAGAACGATAAAGAGAGAATATCAGAGCAATGTGAACTAGGTCAACCAGAAGGTCCATTAAAAGACTTTCTATTAGAGAAATTAAAACCTATAGGATTTCAAAACTTAGATGGAGCATTCTTAAACTACGTAAGGTATTTCAAAGGAGGGTTTTTTACCAAACATATAGATGGTCCTGAAAGACATAAGACTTGTATTATTCAATTAACTCCTGAAGAAGTTTATAAAGGAGGTGATTTAATCGTTAGAGATAAAGTAGTAAGTAAAGAAGTTGGTACAACTGTAATATTCGGTTCTAATGTTCCTCATGAGCTAACTCTAGTAGAAGAAGGTTATAGAAACTGCTTAGTTGTGTGGACGAAAAAAGGTAACTTAATTGAAAAGAATACATTGATTTAGTTGCCTAGGAACTTAAATTTTCGTATATTAAGGTATATTAATAAGACAAATAAAGGTTATGACAAAAATTGAAATTATCAACGAGATCATCGTTAAGAAGCAAGAATTATTAGAAAAGTTAAACGTTACTAAAAAGAAGTTAGAAGATAGCAGAGTTGATGCTATGTTTAACGTAATGCAGAAATACTTCGGAGGTGAGTTTACCTTAGACGATGTATATATCTCTAAACCAACTTATGGATACTCAGGAGGTTCTTATGAGATTAAGAGACCTAACAAAGACTACAATTACGATAAAGAATTAATGACTATTAGATTCCATGAAGATTGGAAAACTAGCGAGTTTGATAGTATTGAAACTAGTCTTTACTCTACTTCAGATAATTCTCAATGGGAGTTAGAACGAATCTTTACTAACGGAGAAGTAGCTAAAGTACTTTTAGATCATGGAGATGATTTATTAGCTGAAATGAATACTGTTAGGTTAACTAATAAAGAAGAAATAGACGATGCTAGAACCGAAGTTTATAAAGTAGAGTCTTCTATTACTAACTTAAAGAATGAGATTAATACTATTGAAATTGATGAAGCTACAGAATTGCTTGAAGGTAAAGGATTAGTATTCGAAGAAGGAAAGAAAGGTTCTATGGATATTAAATGGGACTGGACTATAAGAGGTATTGACTCTGCTAGGATAGTAAGTAAGACTGCTTCAGGTAAGTCTTGTAACATAGAGCTTAAAGTATACGATAGAGAGCCTGTAGTATATGAAAAGGTTCGTATGAGTAATGTTGATTCATTAATATGGCAATATAGAGATAACGTAGTTAACGCTTAAAAATAAAAGTTATGATAACATTTGATAATTTATTATTCTTAGATCACCCTCATATTAAAGGAGCTATTATGACTCAAATAAAAGGGTCGAAAAAGAAAGGCGGTAAGAGTATATCAATCGTATGTGGTGATGGTATGTACAGTTCATCTAGAGCTGGTAACAGAGCTGAATGTCAAAGAGTAGAAGATGCATCAAGCTTTGAGGTCCTTGTTGATGGAGATGATGATGTAAGAGGTTGGCAGTCGAGAGAAGATATTAATAAGATCTTGGCTGAGAACTTCTAGGAGTAAGGACCGATAGCTCAGCTGGATAGAGCATCTGCCTTCTAAGCAGACGGTCGCAGGTTCGAATCCTGCTCGGTTCACAAACTAATTATAATACAATCTAATTATAATGAAAGATAAGATAGTTTTTCTTTTATCGGTAGGTATAATCGTTTTACTTGGAATGTTAATAATAGGAGACTTTATTATTTCTCTTAAAGAAAACAGACCAGTAGATGAATCAATTATACATTTGATACAAATATCAATTACAGGTATAATAGGAATATTAGGAACTTACTTTGGAATGAAAAACAAAAACAAATAAATTATGGCAGACGCAATACAGTGTATGATAGCAATTGACGACGTAAAGTCCTCAGTTCAAGGTAATGATCCAAGAACTTGGATGAAAGCATGTGCAATAGAAACTTTACTAAAAGGTAAAAGTGGTAAGCATTTTAAAAATTGCCTTATAGGTAAAATGGAATCTACCAAAGCACACATCGAAGACCCAGCGGGTTACGCAGAAGAGTTGTATAAAGAAATTAAGAGTAAGTGTAGCTAAAGTTGCCTCCCTGCGTTATTTTTCATATATTTAGGTATAAAAGGTTACGATATGAATGTTTGGTATTTACACGGTTTAGAGTCTAGTGTCGGAGGTCCGACGGTAGAGTTCCTATGTGAAAATGCTGATAAAGTATTTGCTCCTTATATGAACTACAATGACCTTGCATTGTTTGAATCGTTATTAAAGTTAGCTAAGTTAGATAAGCCTGACTTAATTATAGGTTCTTCTATGGGTGGTTATTTTGCCGATGCATTAGGTAGTCATATAGATACAGAGGTACTTCTCTTTAATCCTGCTCTTCATAGTAGATCTATGGAACCTGAAGGAGTTACTTATGGTGAAACTAATTGGGAAAGAAACTTTGTAGTAGGTACTGAGGATGATGTTGTTGATCCTAAAGCAACTAGAGTGTACAAGGATCTAGCTAAGAGCTGGACCGAAGTAGAGGGTATGGGGCATAGAACAGACCTTAATACTTTTAAAGCTATTTATACTAAATTAGTAATAGATGAAGTTAACTAGAATACTATTAGAAAACGACTGGAGACCATTATCCTCAGCTGAAGTTCAAGACAATTCAGATGAACTATTTAAAATGATCGATAATGCTTATGCTCCTTTGGGAGGTCATCCAAATGTCAAAAGCTCTAATGATATCGATACCGCAGCAGATGGATATGAGGTTATTGACTTGGATGACGATCCTGAAGATGATGCAGCTATAATGACTAAGAAGAGATCAGGAGGAACTAAGTTAGTAGGGATGGGTCATGATGGTACAAAGCCTGCTAGATCAGCAGCAGTATCTAAGACAGTTAGCACTTTAAATAAAAATGGTTATTACATAGAGGTTTCCGGAAAGATACTAGATATTCTAAAAGCAAAAGGAGTAGCAATAGTAAACGATGAGGAAACAGTCAGAAATGCTCTAAAAGGTAAAGAGATAGTATGGCATGAAGATGGTTCATACGATAGAGTAATTGGAGGACAGAAGCACCGTAAGGTAATGATGGGGAAACCTAACGTAAAATAACTTAGTTACTCTCCGGTATATTGAAATAAATTTCGTATCTTTAAGTATTAAAGAAAGAGAGATAGGCTCTCTTATTAATTAACTTAATTTATTTCTTCTATGAATCAACCAATTTACCACACCGACGACAACATCAAAAAAATTACTCAAGGTCTATTAGATTCTAATTCGATTACACCCGAATTCGCCGACGATATTTTTAACTTGGTCTACAATAAAAACCTAACCGACCAAGAATAAATTCTATTAATAACTTGGGGAGGAGTTGCCTCCCTGCGTTATTTTTCTTATATTTACGTATAAATAATAAAGGTTATGAAAGATAAAAAACGTTATGTAGTTACGATGGACATGTATGTCTATGCAGAGAATGATTATATGGCTCGTAAAAGAGCTCATAAACTTAAAGGTGCATTCGATAAACATGATCGAAGACCTAATGTTACTGAGATAGGAGAGCAGCCTTTTGCCTCTATGAGCTATAGAAAGCTAGAAGATATCTCAGAACCTGTTGCTAAAGTTAAAGACGAACCCTTACCATTTTAATATGAACTGTTGTAAATGTACCAAGGAGATAAATCCGTTAAGGATAAAAGCATTACCAGATACTAAGACGTGTGTAAAGTGTTCAACTACTAGTGCTTGGTATGTAAGGAATATTATTTCCGGAAAGACTACCTACTGTGAGACAGAGGTTATTAAAGATCCTAATGTGGCTAAAGAGATATCAGCTATGGATAGAAGAACTGGATGGGGAAGTAATTTACATAAGGTCCGGAAATAACTAGGTAAAAGCTTGCCTAGTAACTTAATTATTCGTATCTTAAGGTATAAGATAAAAAGGTTATATATATGAATACAAAGGTTATGAATTTACAAACAGTAAAAATGTCGGATCTATCTTTTGATCCACAATTGTTCCGTCCTATGAAGTCTGGTAGAGTTATTGACTCTCATTTCTCTTCTGAAGGAGGACTAATGAAAGGTACTAACTATGCTATCGTAGGTGATCCTGGTATTGGTAAGACTACAGTAATGCTTGATATGCTTGCTGACTTACAAGCTAAAGGTCAAAAGGTTTTGTTTATCTCTGGTGAGATGAATCAGATTGATATGGTTGGATATGTAAAACGTTACCCTAAGTTTGGACAGCTTCCTATTTTGTTTATGGGAGACTACTGCGAGGAGAATGCTTTAGATGTTGTTAAGTCTATTCTATCAGAAGGATGGGATTCAGTACTTATCGATTCAATGGCAGAGATTCAAAATGCTGTTGTTGATACTACGAAAGGATGGATGTCTTCTAAGAAAGCTGAGACTGAATTGCTTAACTTATTCGAAAAGCATAATATGGGAGAGAATAAGGATAAAGTAAATACTGCATTCTTAGTTATTCAACAAGTTACTAAAGGCGGAGAGTTTGCTGGTAGTAATAGATTCAAGCATATGATGACTGGAATGGCTCATATGAAATGGACTAAAGAAGGTGATAGAACTTTCTTCTTCAGTAAGAACCGAAGAGGAGGAGATATGTCAATGAGAATGTTTAACCTTAGTACTCCTAATAGAATTGGTTGGATGGGTACTTACGTAGCTGAATAATATGGCGTTATGGAATGTAAACGGAGAGATTGTATATTCTGAAGGAGCACTTTCAGTAAGCAATCCTCCAAGTAACCTATGGGTTAAGAGACATGCGTACAAAGTACCTTATAGCAATGTAGGCAAAGGAGGTATTTTGAATATTAATGGTAAGACCTATCATACTCCATCATGGATAGAGGTTCATCCTAAAACAACAGTAAACGATATTATGGTAGAAAAGAATCCTTTCGAAGAGTTATTTGTAGAAGAGAAGAGATGGTCTTTCAAGTCTGGTTCTTCTGATAAGGAGTATACTGTACGACATAATGCTAAAGGTAATTTAAGCTGTGACTGTATGGGGTATATCGGCCATGGAAGGTGTAAACATATTAAGGAAGTATCTAGTCAAATAGTTGCCTAGGAACTTAATTATTCGTATATTTAAGTATAATTAAAAACAATAAAGGTTATGTATTTATCAGTAAATTCAAATTATTCAAAGACAGATTGTTCACTTGCTAAGGCAGAAAAGAACGACTGCGTTGTACGATCATTAGCTTCTGCTACTGGTGTTAGTTATAGAACTGCTCATACTTTCTGTAAAGAAGAGATGGGTAGAGAAAATAAGAAGGGAACTAATAACCTTCTAATGACTAACTTATTCTTAAAAGCTCAAGACGATGGTCTTAAATTAGGTACTAAAGACTTTGACGTCTATGGACTTAAGAAGCATGAAGTAAAGAACTTGTATAAACTTAAAGGAGAAGAGATCTGGAGACAGAAGACGCTTAAGAGCTTTATGAAGTCTCATCCTAAAGGTACCTATATGGTAATGGTAGCTAAGCATGCACTGTGTGTTAAGGACGGAGAGTTATTCGATTGGAATAATAATAAGTTCGAACCTACTCGTAAGGTAATGGCTGCTTATAAGTTTACCGAAAAGAACGCTGTAACTCAACTAAGCTTATTTTAATATGAATAATATATTTCAAACGTATAAGAAAGCAAAGAAGGTAATTGCATCATGTGATTCCTTCTTGCAATTCCGGAGTGCTAAAAAGTATACAGCGCTATGGTTTAAGCAGAATAGTACGTATCATCCACTTACAGATACTTACTCAGCAGATAGTTTACAGCAGGAGTTATATGCTAAACTATTATCACTACAGTATTTAAAGAAGTATGAACTAAAAGATAAAATCTAATGAACAATCACTGGTATAACGAAGGTAAGGAGATTATCAATCAAGGACGGACTAGACGCCAAACAGAAGGTAACTATAAAGTAATGGGTATAGTACTTGTTGCTTTAGTAGTAGGAATTATAATTACACTTGTATGTGGCGTCTTTGGGCAAGGGCTTTAGGAGAGAAGGTAGGCTCTACAAAGAGAGAGGCAGATGCAGTAGCTAGGTTTAGAACCATTATAGTTGCTCAAGCAGTAATAACGAATATATTAATCGCATTAAATATTATAATCAATTGGTTAAAGAGTTAAAGAAATTTATATACGGAACAAAGATCGGCATTCCAGTCAATCCAAGCTTAGAGAAAAGCCCTGGAGTATACGAATGGTGTGGATTAGATGATCCTGAAACGTTTGAGAAGAACCTTATGTCAGATGTAAGGAGAAAGTATCTTGAGCAGTATATAGATAAGCCAATAGAGTATAAGATTAATAAGCAGGTGCTAAGATGTGACTACGATATAGAAGAGATAGGAGATCAACCTGTTGACCTATACTTAGGATGTTCACATACATTCGGTACTGGACATTATAAAGAGAATACCTGGCCTTACCAAATGTCTAAGTACACTGGTAATATAGAAGTTAATCTAGGAATACCTGGAGGAGATATAGAAGCTTCATATGTGAGACTACTTCAGTACGTTAGAAGATTAAATGTAGTAAACGTATTCCATCTACAACCTCCTTATTACAGGTATGGCTATAGGACGCATAATACTCATTCTACCTGGTTAGTATGGAATGCTGAGAAAGAGATGAAAGACTTCTATGGTCAAGATTACGTTTGGAATAACTACCTCACAGAAGGTGCTAGAGAATATAACTATATGAAATATCTAAACCTTATCAGGTATGAATGTAGTAAGTTAAACATTCCTTATTACCACTCTAACATAAGAAATATAGAAGAGACAGATACTGATTATATTCTAAAGGAGTATAATAATCTATGGAATGGAGCAGAGACTATGAAGCAAGCAGTAGACTTTATTAAGTATGGAGATCAACCTGCAAGAGATTTAACTCATTATCCAGTAAGCATAATGAAGAGAGTAAGTAGAATGTTTATAGACCTTTATGATGAATATGAAGAAGGTCACGTTGTTGAAGCATTCGATATTGAGAAGGCATTAAACTATAATCAGACATTAATATGAGTTCATTAGCATTTTACCCTATACTGACTCCTAGAGAGATAGTAGAAGCAGGAGCATTTGGAGGCTGTTACTTCGGCCTACCGATAGAAGAGTATACTAACTTCGAGTATCAAGAGTTATTCGATCATCATTTCGATGGCTTAGATACAAGCTTATACTTAGGAGAGACATATAAACCTAGGCTTAATAAGTTTAAGATTAGATCTGGAATGGATTATGAGTACTGGAAGCGTATGAAATGGATGCATGAGAGAGATCCTTATGGATGGTTTGAATGGTATTGTAAGTTCAGTATGGGTATAAGAGGTGAGGATGATAACAGACAGATAAGACGCTGGCAGGACTTCTGTGGAGAGAAAGGTAGATGGCGTAATAGAATCTATACTAGAATAGAAGAGACAGGCAGTTGGGAAGCAAGCCCGCGCATTCAACAATCATTATTGCATTGGGGGTATAAGGTCAATCAAGAAGACTACGATCAATATAAATCATATAAACATTATAGAAATGAGCCAGAATATAATTCCTATAGCAGTAGTGTATACTAAAGGAGCAGGTATAAAGAAGTACATAAAGGTATTTAAGAACATTAAGGTCGTAGATCAGATAATAGCTCCTAAGAGTAAAGTACTACCAGAGAATGCTGTGATAGTAGATATAGGACAGGGTAGTGACTTTGAAGAGAAGTATAAGAGGAAGCATAAGATATGATCAATAGCGGAAGAGAATGGGATTGGATGGATGAGCCTAAGGAGTTAGACTATAGTAAAGCATGGGAGGTATTCCAGAAGGACTATGGAGGACTATCGTATGAGGACTTTAAAGCAAATGTATTCGCATATGATGAAATAAAGGAAGAGTATGTGTTTAAAGATTTAATCAAGTTAATCAAGTAGAGGATTAATATGGAGTTTACAAAGTTTAAAGAATATGAGTATAAGCCTTTAACAATAGGACTATGGAGACCATATAAGGTAGAAGAAGGCTTTGTAGAGGACTATATAAGAAGAACATCAATAGAGACTAATAAAATAATACTAAATTAAAATAAATAAGTTATGTGTACAAGTGGAATAATGTATGAGTTCGAAGAAGAACATATAGAAGATTGTAGAATACAAAAAGACATTGAAGCGTCTATAGTAGAGGATTTAGAGGGGTGGGGCTTTGATATGGAACGCTTGAGGGAGAGTGAGGGGGGTCGTCTCTCTCTCGACCGAAGGTCGCCACGCGCATTTTCGACGAATGTCTCAAATGATACCACCATCCAAACTACCAACCGTTGTAGTTATTCCGGTCTTAGAAGTGTCTCGTCATATATGGAGTAATAGTGTCTAAGGTAGTGTACGGCTGAGGCTATACATAGATATTCTAATCAAGAGATATAAGGAGAGACTAAGGCTATGATATGTAGATCCTACGTAGAATGACCTATTATCCAATGAAGCCTATTAATAATAGCTAGTGTATATATTCATATAGAGATATAGGTATATAAACATATAGGTTGTATAGAAAGAAACATAGGTGGTGTATGGAAATTAGATATGATACATCAGGCTCGTACCTCCCTCTATTCTTTTTTTCTCTATATAGACAAATAATATGGAGATTAGTTGCCTTTCTGCCATATTGTACTTATGAAGAGATAGTTGGGTGATTAGTTGGATCCTACCATATAATTTCGTATCTTAAGGTATAAGATAAAAAGGTTATGACATATTCAGAGAAGAGATCAGCAAGTAAGAAGGTATTGAAGGCTATATCATCCATGAAGGATGAAGAGAGAATGAAGGTTACCTACGGTATAGGATACCAGGGTAAGGCTAATGTATATACAATACATGCCTATGCCAGTAAAGAAGGAGAGATGTCCTATAGCATCTGGAGTAGCTTTAGTGGTATGAATGTAGAGAGTATCGGCCCTACTACGGTTAAGACTTATACCTTTGACATGATGTCTCAGAAGACTACCTATACCTTCCCATTATATAAGATGGAGATAGTTAATGAATAAGTTGGTACCCTGAAGTATTATTCGTATATTGTATATATAAAGAGAGATAGATATGGACAAGTTAATTAGATATACCGGCACTACAGTACTGACCCTATTGGTACTTAGCCTAGGCGTACTAGCCATACATGGCATTATCTGGATAGGAGTAAGAGGCTTAGGTCTAATGCTCAACTACCCACTAGAGGCCTTTGCTATGACTTCGGTCCTAACTCTCCTTATGTTTATACCTTGGGACGGTAAACCTTCCGGAAGATAGATAGCATGGTGCCCTAACCTTGCCATAACACTGACGGTATAGTTCCCTTATAGGTACGCTATAGGCATGGCTGCGCCATACTAAGTTGCATATTTCTTATGATTTTTATGGGTATAGGTAATATATATTTATATATTGTTATAATAGTGAGTTATTACCTTGTGGTACTGTCCATAGGTTTAAAGCTATTCGCGAGCCATTAGAGACTTTCTCTACACCGTGTAATATCTTACCGCCATTTAACACTATAGTATCTCCTTTATCTAACTCTATATATGTCTTCTTCTCTATAACGAATCTTCCTCCTGTATAACCATCATTGAGTGCTGAGATTATAGTATAGTTGCTAGCTTTAGCGTCTCTATGGTGGGCTAATCCTTCTCCAATATTGTATTCATTTATATTCATCCACCTTTCGTTGAATTTCCAGGGAACTAGGGGAGAAAAAAATTCCAAAATTTTCGTATATAGGGGGCCTTTGTTTAAGGTATATGGATATGTATCCCATTCCCCTCTAATATCTTCATATCCTTCGTTCTTATATTTAGATACAATCTCATCACATAGATCATTTGGTACGAAATTCTTATATACCTTATATTCCATTATAATGAATGTTGCTTGTACATGTATATATCATCTATCAGGTAATCTATCTTTTGTATAGCATTAGGTAAGTTTACATTAGATGTCTCTTCTCTTATCTCTTTTAACCTCTCTATTATCTCTGTACCTTTCATATATAGTATGTTCTGATATAGCTTTGCCAATGTGGTTTCTCTTTAACATCGAACTCCTTATGTGTATAATAGGAATAATTCTTAGCTTCAGCATCTAACATATCTTTATCTATATGCTTTTTATCAGCTAATACTACTATACGTCCTTTCTCGGTTAGATACTTACTAAAGTTATTAAGAACGTTTTTATGTAAGTTCATATCTAAATCTAGCCATCTTCTCTTATGGTTTTCTACTTGATCTTGTGTGAGTAAGGTTGCTTCATTCAATTGAAACTGTTCAAACTCTTCAATCTTAGTAAAAAACGGCGGACTTACCATTATTAAATCCACTTTTGGACCATTATAACTCTTAAATCCATCACTTAGATGGAAATTATAGTCAACATTATTAAATTTAGCAGTCTTAGCTAAGTCTATATTGACCGGTTCATGGATATCTCCAAAATGTATCTCTTTTATTCCTAGAGCATGCGCGATTCCCCAACCTATAAAGCCCGGTCCCGAACAAATCTCTAAAATACTCCGACAATCTCGGTGTTGATCAAGGAAATCTTCGTGATTATACACGGCATCCCAAAATAATGCACCACATCCGTCGTTATATTGCTTGTATAACACAGTAAATTCACAATCCATAAGGTTTTGCCCTATACAATACCTTTGCCATGTTTCTAAATTCACAATAACCAGTTAAATATCGCAGACCAGATATAATAAGTGACTATTCCTATCACTATATAAGAGATCAACGCTGTCCAGTTAAATTTTTTCACTGTTTTTTTGTTTTTCAAGCATTACTTCCGCATAAGCCCTATCATATACGTCGTTTATCTTCATTTTCGGTTTGATTCTCCTTATTTCACCAACTTTATCGAGAACTTCCCTACGAACTCCCAACTTTTCTGCTTCAAATAAAAGATCTTCTAACCTACTCATATATCAATATAAGAACTTTAGTATTAAGAAACAACTTTAAACCATAAATTTATTATTTATTTTTCTACGGGTTATAACTTGTATTTATAAACATATGCAACCACTAGATAAGGAAACTTTATTCTCTATCTTCGAGCAAGGAGATGAAGAGATCTACCAAGAACATAAGATAACGGGAGTTATGAATAATCCGTATGTACTTATGGGAATGGTAATAAGAGGAATGGAGAATTGGCATCTAATGGACATAATGTACAAAAGGTCTTATAAGGAACAATATGAAAGAGTAAGAGACGTTATCAGAGTTAAGTATATGTCTAAGTTAGTAGGGTATCTAGATAGAATAGATGCTACTAAATTTGAAACTGTTTATACTATAGGAGATTCCTATGATAGCAAAACTGTTATGACCGTACTAAATGATCTTATATACTTTTTCGAATCTAAGGAGATGTATGAAAAGTGTGCTATAATAAAAACTTATATAGACTTACTTTCTCATGAAATAATTGAAAAAGAGTTACTAAGATAGTTGCCTAGGAACTTATTTATTCGTATCTTTAAGTATAAGATAAAAAAATAAAGGTTATGGCAAATTCAAATTCAAACATTCACACAATTAACACTAACGAAGAATTCGAAGATACCCTTATGTGGGTTTCGGATCTATTCAAAGATGTTCATGGTTTTAGACCTAGAGGGTATAACTTTCAAAACTGGTCTTACCTAGATTTAGCTCAATTCGTTACTGATCTAATGGAGATTAACTCTAAGCAGGTAGAGGAAGAGAAGGAGTATGTTAATAAAGCTATAGAGGATGTGGTATCAGTAGGTGCTGGCGATAAAGAAACGGCATTAAGATGGTTAGACCAAGCTGATGCTTACTTTATGTATGGCGATG